TATGTTCTGGATCGGTTTGTTTGTAGGTTCGATCATCGGTGGTGGTGTAGGAGCATTTGCAATGTGCTTGGCAAACGCAGGGAAGGATGGTGATTGAGTTGGAGAATGAAGTATGGAAAGACATCAGCGGGTTTGAGGGTGAGTATCAAGTATCAAGCTATGGCCGTATCAAGCTGCTTGCTAGAGAGGGTAGAAGAGTTAGGCAGGATAAGATCCTTACACCAAGAGTGATGGCATCTGGTAAACGTATCATTGGATTGAGACATATCAAAGATAGAAAAATCTCTAATTTGTCCGTAAGTGCTATCGTTGCAAAGGCATTTATCGATAATCCAAATGGATATCGTTTTGTGATTCATAAAGATGGTGATGCTTCCAATGATCACGTCTCAAATCTCGAATATGCATCGACAAGGCGTGTCCTCGGTAAAGCAGTAAGTAGGAAATGCGGAACACCCGTAAAGTGCGTAGATACAGGACATGTATATCCTAGCATCTTTGAGGCGTGTCATGACATTCATGTTGCAGCTAAAACGCTTGTTACTGCTATTGAACGATCAACTGATGTACACGGCAAGATGTATGTATACGCCGATCGATCCGAAGTCGATTATGACGTTTGGTATTAAACAATGGATGTAGAAGTAGTTCTTGACAAACTCGAAAGCTCTGGTCTGCTCAGAAAAAGCCGTAAGATAGGTTCGTACATGCAGATATACTGTCCATTCCATTCAGATGGTAAAGAGCATAATCCGTCTTGTGGTGTTCTGTTGCATGATGAGGTACGAGCGGGAAAGACCTATAGAGCTGGTACATTTCACTGCTTCACCTGCCATTATGTGAAATCACTACCTGATGCTATATCGGATATCCTACAAAATCATAGTATATCGCGATCTGGTCTTGATTGGATACAAGAGAATGTGCCTGGGTTTTATAGTGAGGCATTTGATCCAGATAGCCTTATACCACCAGAGACATTTGGTGCTGTCAATGATAAGTATCTTGTTAAGTACATGTCTATGAAGAGAGAAGCTCCACAGTATGTATCAGAAGAGGAACTGGCATCATATCGGTTTACTGTGCCATACATGTATGAGCGCAAACTTACAGATGAGATCATTGAGAGATATGATGTTGGATTCGATCAGAACTGGATACCACCGGGGCGCAAGAACAAAGTGCCGTGTATTACATTCCCTGTACGAGATGCACATGGTCGCTGCTTGTTTCTTTGTAGACGAAGCATCAAGGGTAAGATATATGCTTATCCAAAGGGTGTATCAAAACCATTGTATGGCATCTATGAGCTACCTAAATGCTGTGCATCTGTGCTAGTTTGTGAATCTGCGATAAATGCGCTGACAGCAGTTAGCTGGGGTTACAATGCAGTCGCACTTTTAGGAACAGGAGATTCACTACAGATACGACAGCTAAGACAGCTTGGAGTTAGTGAGATCGTATTGTGCTTAGATGGTGATGATGCTGGAAGAAACGGAACAAACAAGCTATATAAGGCATTGAAGACATCCACTATCGTATGGAGGATAACCATGCCAGATGGTAAAGATGTGAACGACCTTACAAAAGAAGAGTTCGATGAACTGTATCGAAACAAAAACTGAAAACATCTAACTCGTTATACATAATGCAGGCATAAATGATCTGCAATAGTATACATCCATATCAAAACTATTTTAGGAGGAAAAACAAATGGGATTTAAGAGTATCGATGATTACAATGAGGCAAAGTATAGCGGTAAGTTTGTGCTCCAGAACGATGGAGACAGCGAGCTTGCGATCTTCCTGTACAGAGACAGACACGATGTCATGGTGACAGATGCTCACTACATCAAGTCTTCTGCGTACAACGGCTATGTCCACTGTCTCGACAGAAACTGCCCTGCATGTGCAAAGGGCATCCGCAAGCAGACCAAGGTATTTATTCCAATGTATCTTCCAGAAAAGGATACGATCGTGTTCTGGGACCGCACACATAAGTTCATCCCGCAGCTTGATCATGATCTGTTCGCACCGTATCCTGAGCCAGTTTCGTTCGTATTTACAATCAGACGTAATGGCGCCGCTGGTGATATCAATACCAGATATTCCATCAGTGCGACTGCTAAGAACCACGTTGCCTACGATGAGATTCTTGGAAAGTTCAACTACAAGTTCCCCGATTTCTTTGAGAATATCTGCAAGAGCGTAGATGCATACACTCTCAGCAACTGGCTGTCTTCTAGCAATCACGCAGAGCCTTCCTCTGATCTCCCTGACTATCAGATCACTCCTAGAGGCGGTGCTTCTGCAAATAACATGGGTCTTGATGACCTCCCTGATATGCCTAGCAGCTCGGAAGATATCGATGGAGATCCTGATTTCTAAGGAGGGTAGGACTTGGGTCTTTTTTCTCAGCGGCAAATGGATGACATATTATCTATTGCCAAGAAAAGTAAAGCACCTACAACTGTAAAAAAGCCAAAAGTCCGTGGTAAAGGTATCACAGCCGAGTTGCAAAGAATATCTGATGAAGTCACTGAATACTTCAAGGATTCACAAGCTCGACTAATAACAACACAAGAGGAGTTACACGATTACATCACGAACATGATAGCTACCGGGATAGGCGCTATCGATACTGAGACAACAGGTCTTGACCGTGTGCGTGATACGATCGTTGGCTTCTCTCTATATTACCCAGGGGATGTCGAAGTGTACATCCCCTGTAACCACATCATCCCGATTTTTGAAGAGCCCTACAGCCATCAAGTATCATATGAACAAGCACAGGTAGAGCTGCAGAGGTTAGTTGAAGCAAAGACAAAACTTGTATTTGCCAATGCTGATTTTGACCTTGGTATGATATTCAAAGACTTCCATGTCGATCTCCTGCCGTGTTTCTTCTATGATGTTATCCTTGCATGGAGATGTCTCAAAGAGGATGAAAGGGACAATGCTCTAAAGGTGCTGTACAACAAGTATGTTTTGCGGGGGAAAGGCGATCCAAAGAAGTTCAGCGATTTCTTCTCACCGACCCTATTCCCATACTGTAAACCAGAGGTCGCAAAGCTATACGCTGCAAACGACGCTAAGATCACATATGAACTGTTTATCTGGCAACGTCCATATGTTACAAAGAACGATCCTAAGTGCAAGAAAAAGCATTTTGAAGCTATATCTGACCTTGTCTGGAACGTAGAGTTTCCAATGGTCACAGTTGCACAAAGGATGCATCGGCGTGGTATGTACATCGAAAAAGAAGTTGCTACCATGCTCCGCAGAAAGTATCATAGACTTTTGGATGAGGCAAAACAAAAGCTGGTCGATCTTGTACAAGAGTGCCTAGATGATACCAGATATCACGCTAGAACAAAAAGACCTTTTTCAAGTGCATACGACTTCAACCCAAATTCTACTCCACATGTAAAATGGCTATGCTATGACCTTCTTGGTTTAGATGGTGGTAAGAAGGATGCAACTGGCAAGGAGATACTAAGTACATTTGGACTTCCTGTCACAAACCAGATTCTGTATGTCAGAAGCCTTGTCACGCTCATTGGTACGTTCGTAGACAAGATGCCAGATACTGTTGCTTCAGATGAGAAGCTACATTGTACGTTCAAGGTCATCGGCGCAGATACGGGCCGGATGAGTAGCGCAGATCCTAACCTACAGAATGTACCATCCAAGCAAGCAGATATCAGGCACATGTTTAGGGCTATGCCAGGTAATGTTCTGATGTCAAGCGACTACAGTTTATGGAAGTTGGCTGTAGTAAAACCCCATTAAGTCGGTGAACTCCAGATTGCTGGACAATACCGAGCAAGAATATTCATAATCATCTTGTTGGGTGAAGTCATAGTATAACCTTATATTATGATATAACACTAATACGAGGTGATTGTATGCTGATTTACAAGATTACAAACATAATTAACGGAAAAGTGTACATTGGTCAGACCACCAAGACACTCGCAGATAGAATTAAGACGCACAAGAACTCAATGGTGAGTGGTAAGCAGACTCATTTGTATAGCGCAATGAGAAAATATGGATGGGATAATTTCAAATTTGAGGTTATAGCCACTGCTGAAACTCAGTGTGAGTTAAATGCTCTTGAGGAATACTACATAAAAAAGTATGATTCTGTACGAAGCGGCTATAATATGGCATATGGCGGTAGCATAAATGTGATGTATTCAGAAATTGTTGCGGATAAACATCATAAGCGTATGAGGGATGAGAAAGTCCGTCGTAAAATATCTGAATCAATGAAAGAGTCATATGTAGCTCGTGGTGGCGCGACTGATGAACATAGAAAACATTTGTCTGAGAATAAAAAAGCGTTTTACCAAACAGAACGTGGCAAAGAAGTGGCTCGTGAGTTTAGTCAGAGATTCAATATGTCTGACGAACACAAGGAGCTTCTTAGGCGTTCTCATATGAAATCCGTTTATTGTGTGAACGAACAAAATGAAGTGATTGCCGAGTTCGATAGTGTAATAGCTGCTGCTGAGTGGTGGCATCAGAATGGGATGCAATCATCGAAAGCAAAGAATCTTTGTAACACTATCAAGCACTCATTTGTTGATGATAGATTTGTAAAAGGCATAAAATGGGTATATCGTGTGTAGAGGGCATAGAAAGCTAAACATCTGCACTTGTAGAAATACATAAATGCTTCAATGCAGGCAGATTGAGATATTCAAGTGAGTATAGTACAGCTCAAGCGAGTTAGCATTTAGATGATATTAGTCTATTGTAAGTCTATTAAATGGAAACGTGGGGATCCATATTGTGTGGTAACAGCACTGTATGGATAAGATATGCTCCGACACCCGCAGTAATGCGGGAAGTGTGTAGCGAACACTAAACTGAAATAGCAACAAGAACCAAAACTTACAGCTTACATCAGCCAAGATGAAAACATGATCAAATCGTTCCAAGAGAACAAGGACATCTATAGTTTCATCGCGGCCATTGCATTTAACAAGACCTATGATGAGTGTCTAGAGTTTACACCAGATGGTGTATATAATCCAGAGGGTAAGGCAAGACGTACAGAGGCGAAATCCGTGGTCCTCGGAATCCTCTACGGTCGTTCTACAGTAACGATAGCAGACCAGCTTTATAGTCATGAACCATGGTCACAAGAAAAGAAGATAAAGCAGGCTCAATTTGTATATGATTCTGTACTTGAAGCGTTCCCTGCACTAAAGCGATTGATGGAGAACTCTCAGGCATTTGTACGGAAGTACGGATATACTGAGACAATTCTAGGCCGTAGACGACATATACCAGATATGCAATTGCCTCTATATGAGTTTTCTGCAAGGTCTGGATATGTAAACCCAGATATTGATCCGCTAGATATCGACACACTATCTGCGGATAATAATGACATTCCTCAGCGAATCAAGGATGCCTTGTATAAGGAGCTAACATCCTATAGGCATTTTGGACAAGTTGCAAAACGTATCCGAGAACTCGATGAGCAGGGAATAAAGGTCATAAACAACAAGTATAAGATCCAAGAAGCATCAAGGCAGGTCGTAAACAGCATCATTCAGGGTAGTGCCGCGGATACTACAAAGATGGCATTGCTTAATGTTGAGAATGATGAGGAGATCGCAGCTCTAGGTGGTAGGATCGTAAACGTTATCCACGATGAGATCTTGCTGGAGTGTCCGATAGAACACAAAGACAGATGCGCCGAGCTTCTCGCACAGAGGATGTGTGAAGCGGCTGGGTTTTTGCCGTTCCCAATCAAGTGCGATGTTGAGATAACATTGCACTGGTACGGACTTCCATTCCCTTGCGAGTATGAAGCTCCTACGGATTTCAATGATCCATCCGAGGAAAGCGTCAAGTGGTTGCAGTGGCATATCTACGAGAGCGGATATGAACTTCCTGTATATAAGAACCCTGATGGATCCAAGCCGGAGGGCGTAGCTGCGAAGGGCGTAAACGGAAGATGGTCTGATGAACTTGCAGATGCCATTGATGACTACAAGACAAAACATCATCTCGAAACAGATGAACAGTTCTTGAAGTATATCCATGAGTATGTGTACACGGGAATAATCCCAGATAAGGAGAAGTATGCATGACTAAATTCACTATTAGCACAAAGCCGCTGAAGAACAGCATCGGAATCGGCATTGTAGATTCCAATATCACTCAGTATTATCAGAAGTCTATGGTCGCACAGCTTACGGTTGATGCAAACTATCTGTCTATTGATGTTGAGTCTGTTGCGATCATTTCTGAAATCCGCCTTGCTGGGTCTCTGGAAGGTGATCCTGCTACTATCATCGTAGACTCTGCACAGTTCAAGAAACTTGTATCAACTATCACAGCACCTCAGATCACAATGATCTTCAATGAGGACTTCTTGGAGATCATGGCAGGAAAGAGCCGCTTTACGTTGCCTACTATCATGGATGCATCTGAAGTCTCGATCAATAAGCCTACAAATGTGGGTAAACTGTCCTCACAGGCAGTAACTCTTGAGAAAAGTGGATGGGCGTTCGTAAAGGCACATCAGATGTTTGCAAAGGCCACGGATACAAAGTATCCTGTGTATACTTATGTGTATTCTGGTAAGGATGGCGATGTGCTCGTAGGTAATATGCAGACATCTCTGTTTACTCACAGCAACAATACATCTACCTTTGATAATACTTGCCTTCTGTCTGACAGCATCATCAATCTCCTTACATCTATGCCGGACGGAGCATCTATCTATAGCAACGGTGATTCGTATGTGATTCATGTTAAGACTGATGGATATGAGTTCACATCAGAGTTCACACCTCAGTATGAGTCTGATGTATGGGACTACAATGCATCTAGCATCATCCCTCTCATGTCTGTTGTTGGCCTCCCGGTTTCTTCTGCTTCTGTGAGTGAGATCAAGACCATGCTCTCTCAGGTATCGCTTGTCGCAAACAGAGACAGTGTGATTCGTTGTGAGGTATCATCCGATCACATTACATTTACTGCGGATGGTGCTCTGTGCGAGATCGACGCTGCTGGAGGCCCCAATGATCCGTATACGGTTATCCTCCCTATCTCCGATCTTAAAACTATCATTGGCAACGTATCGGAGACAACTATCGGCATCAGTCCTACATACAACTCTGATGATGAACTTGCTGGTATTACTATCACAAGTGGTAATCTGACGATCGTTGTTGCTTCGGTAAATGGTTGATGTTCCGTGCATTTGATTTTTCTACACTAGCAGCGTTCAACAGCGCTGCTAGTGCTGAAATTATAGATATTTACAAAAATGCTGTAAAGAAGGATATTATTTCAAACGCCACACGGCCTCATTCTAAAACATTCTCACCCAGTTCCTTACGTTGCAAGCGCAAGCAGTGGTTTCGGCTTAGAGGCGTGACACCAGAGCTTAGTGGAGATGTCGATATCGGTCTTGATTATAGAGCATGTATTGGAACACATCGTCATGCTGACATCCAGTATGTACTCAGTAGAGCCTTGGGTGAGGATTGGATCAATGTAGATGAGTATCTGAGAACCCATCCGATAGGGTATGAGTACAAGACAGTAGTGTCAGGGTTTGAGACACAGATCACTATAGCAGATCCGCCTATCAGATTTGCCTGCGATGGCATAGCTAGAATCAGAAACGAGATCTATCTAATTGAGATCAAAACATCTGATCATTCAGCGTTTACAAATCTGTCCAAGCCAAAGGACATCCATATGGATCAAGTAAAGTGTTACTGCACACTACTTAAAATACCACGCGCACTCGTTATATATGAAGACAGGACAAATGGAGAATGGAAGTGCTTTGAGGTCACATTCACACAAATCGACTTCGATAGCATACTATTTACGTTTGAACAAGTTACGGACTGCGTGACGAAAAACATCGCTCCAGAACGTCTCCCTGTCAACGATTACATGTGCTCTAATTGTGAGTACAAATCTGCATGTAAAGAGTGGTGAAGAATCATGTCTCTTGCTAACGACTATAGGCCGAAGACGTTTGATGATGTGACCGAGCAGAAGTTGGTCGTGCATATCCTTGAAAACCTGTGTAAGACTGAGCCTCTAAACTTCCGAAACTTCCTATTTGTGGGGCCTGCTGGATGCGGTAAGGCACAGCCTCTCACAAGTCTAGTATTGACCCCTGATAAAGGGTATCGGAAGATGAGTGACATCCACGAGGGAGATAAAGTCGTCGATGGTGAGGGCAAGATCACAAAGGTAAAAGCAGTATTTCCACAAGGAAAGCGGCTAGTATTCAGGATCTATCTTTGTGATGGTACATCTTTTGAAGTAGCAGACAACCACTTGAACCCAGTGATCATTCATGATATGACTACAGGAAGGAAGAGTGATACTATCCTTGATACTGTACAGCTCCTCTCTACATTCAAAGAAAAGTCTGATCATGTAAGAGTATGTGTGCCTATGCATGAGATCGACTGCTGGTGTGATGATAGATGGTTCGATATTGTAGGCAACTGCTCTATTGGTAAGGTCATGACAAACCTTGACTGGTCAGCATCCAATATCCCGCTGAAGTATTTACATACAGCATCCACTACACGTCACCACATCCTTGCTGGTATTTTGCAGAAGCCAATAAAGCCTCATCAGAAATACAACTACACAACAAAGTTCAAAAATCTTGCTGAATACATGGTGTCTGCTGGAAGATCCCTTGGATATCTGTGTACACTTGATACCAACGACGGCGAATATCATGTTAAGATCGACACAGGGGATGTAGATAGATATATCACAGATATTGAATATATCGGTCTCAAAGATTGTCAGTGCATATATGTAGAGAGCGACTGTCACACTTATTTCACAGATAACTATACGATCACACACAACACGACCCTTTGTAGATGTGTTGCAAATACGTTGAACGAAAATAAGGGTGGTCTCATTGAGATAGATGCAGCTTCTTACAGTGGTGTAGATCGTATCCGCGAGATCGTGCAAGATGCTCAGAAGTACCCAGTAGGTACGAAGTATAAGGTCTACATCATTGATGAGGTACATGCTTTGTCTAGCGCTGCATTTCAGGCTCTGCTAAAGTGCTTGGAAGAATCACCAGCAAAGACAGTGTTTATGCTCGCCACTACAAATCCAGAGAAGATACCTAACACGATCCTATCAAGAGTACAGATATTTCAATTATCTAAGATCAGCGTAGATGGCATCTTCTCTAGGATGAAGCACATTTTGGATACAGAGATCATGAACGGTGATACCATCCAATACGAAGATGCCGCTTTGAACTTTATCGCAAAGAAGGCAAACGGCGGTATGCGAGATGCTCTAACTCTGCTTGATAAAGTTCTGGCTTATAGCAAGGATATCACATCTGAATCTGTTGTAGATGCCATCGGCCTTGGTCAGTATGATGATTACTTTGCTCTGCTTGGGGCTATATCAAAAAAGGATAATGTCAAGATCACAGATATCATCGATACTGTTTACAATTCAGGGGTCAATTTCACAAAATGGTTCGAGGAGTTCCATTCATTTGTGATCAACGTCATAAAGTATATCTATTTAAGGGACATGTCAAGAACGATGATCCCTGCAAATTATGAGAGTAAAATGTCATCATATGGGCAACCTCATGCAACTATTTGCCAAGGCCTATCTACTAGACTTGTTCCAATGATTCATGAGTTGAAATCTTCTCAATATCAGCAGGAGATCGCGATCACATACTTGTGTTCCAAACCTAAGAAGGAGTCAGCATCATGATTGATCTAAATAAAGCATGTAATGATGTTCTTGAAGATGTAAATGCTGTGAAGCAATGGTCTGATGAACTGTATGCAAATCGGTTTTATCCATACTTCAAGGACTGCCGAGATATGTTTGATAGACTAAAGGATAAAGAGCATCAGATCACAGATGAAGAGCTGTCTTTTATCTTAATGTCACTGCCTGTCTTGCTGTTCGATGTGTCGGAGGAGATCAATAATTTCCGTATCTCTAACGAAGTAGTGAAGATGAAGTACAAAGAGCTACTTGATGAACGAACAAATGATGCTATCTCTGATGGTATGACAAAAGCCGCTGCAAAGGACATGGCAGAGACAAGCTCGATGGAGTACAAACTGCTATCATCTGTTTATTCTTCTTTGATCGAGCGAGCTGAGAAGGAAGTCACATTTGCAAAAGAGCTTATCATGAGTGCTAAGAAGATATGGGATGCCAGACGAAAGACAGAACTATCAAATCCAGTATCTCCCGGTAATTATGATGAGCTACCTGATTACAAATTGAAAACTTATATCAAATGAAGGAGCTGTTCTCTGTATGTCAAGTTTTGCTGACATAATCAAGAAAAGACAGAAGGCTTGGAACTGCGATGAATTGATGTCAAGCGCGATCAATCGAGATATTGGAAGGATACAGATGTCTAGCCCTCTAGTCAATTGGTCAATGTATGGTGGACTCCCAAGAGGGCGTATGATCGAGTTCTTTGGTGAGCCTGGATCTGGAAAGTCTACTTCTGCTATTGATGCCTGCAAAAATGCTGTGACAGTCTTTGAGGAAGAGTTTGAGGCAAAGAAGTCAGAGCTACAAGACAAATTGGCATCTGGTGATAAGTCTGTATCCGGCTTCCTTGACGACCTTATCGAGCAGGGTCCAAAGAAAGTCCTGTATATAGACGTTGAGCATGGTTTTGATATCAAGTGGGCCAAAGTCCTTGGTCTTGATAGAACCTCTATTGAGGTAATGCAACCTCCAAATGTTCCTGGTGAGGAGATATTGCAGTCTGTTCTTGAATTGATAGAGACTGGGGAAGTCGGTATGGTCGTCATTGATTCTGTTCCGGCGCTTACTCCCGCAAAGATGCTTGATAAGAAACTTGGAGAAGCTACAGTTGCCCCATTGGCAGGGCTTATGACCACATTCTGCACGAAGGTAGTCTCAATTCTTACAAGATATGACTGTACACTACTGCTGATTAACCAAATCCGTGAGAACATTCTCAATCCCCATGTGATACGCACACCAGGCGGCAAGGCGATAGAGTTCTATAGTTCTCTAAGATGCTATTTTAGAAGAGGTACACCAGTAGATTTCCTTGGTAATGATCTGCCGATGAACGCAGAAAACCCAGCAGGATATAAGATCGAAGTACAGCTTATAAAGCAAAAAACCGCATCGTTTGATCGTAAGAAGTCAACATACTTCCTCATGTGCGATAGGGGCATCGTACCAGAACTTGACTATGGGACACTTGCTGTAAACAAGTACGGCATTGTTCGTAAGAGCGGTGCATGGTTCATGATGAACGACCCAGCTACTATGGAACCAGTTATGGATGGTGAAAAGCCTGTTAAGGTACATGGTATGCCTAAAGTATATGATTACTTCAAGGAGCATCCAGATTACTACGAGAAACTAAAGCAGTTCATCTTGGACGATATAAATGGGGTGTCAACGGTCGATGAAGGAAGCGACGAAAGTCTATAGTAACAAGCATGAAAAAATGATACAGGATCTTCTTGGATGGAAAACGGTCTCTGCAAGTGGGGCGAGGCCGTTTAATCCAGGTGACGTAAAGTCCGATGAATGGCTAGGTGAGTGTAAGACACATACTACAGTCATAGATAAGATCACGATCGATAAGGATGTTTGGCGTAAGATCTCTAATGAGGCGATGTCATGCTTGAAGAAGCCTGTTTTGTTTGTTGACAATGGTACTCAGTCAAAACAAGGAACATGGGCGGTAGTTGATGAGAAGTTTGTAGATAAAGATAACCTAGGCCATGTATCTATTACTTATCGTGATTCAAAGACTAGGATAACATTTTCTCATTTAGATATGTATGACATCATTCGTTATAAAGAGTACGGAAACATCTCGATCGATGGTAACACGCTAGTTATTATGCGCCTTGTCACATTCAAGGAGATGTTGGAGACTGACTGAGAGATTAGGTGGTGATATATTTGCTTACGATTCAAGATGTTGGCAAGGCTATCTTAACTGGAACACCGTCCAATTTTTATGTCTTTGTCGGTACAGAGTATGGTGTGAAACAAAAATATCTACGGATATTGGAGAATCACTATGGTCGTGTTGAGCAGCGAGATACTGTGATTGATCTTATCAAGTTCTTCAATAAGAAACAGTTGTTTAAGCCTGTGCCTACTCTCTATGTTGTTCGGTATGACGATACGTTCATAGCTTCTCTAACAAAAGATACTGAAGCACTGATAGACAAAACAAAAATCGTAGGCACTATCGTTTGTATCTATGAATCTGAAAAAGATACATCAAAACTATCAAAGTATCTTCCTGATCACACAGTTTCAATTGACCCAGTTGCTGATCATTTCGTGGTGAAGTACCTTATGAATGATTTTCCTGACTTATCTCCTGACTTGATAAAAAATGCAGTCGCTATCAAGAAAGACTACGCTGGTGCATATGCAATGTGTTCTGAGTTAAGCTACGCAGACCCAGCGCTTGTAGCTTCATATTCCATGCAAGAACTCTCTACGATTTTTACCGCGGTCGATGAAGAGGATGATACTGCGTTCAAAACAGGAGTAGCAGCAAGGAACTTCGGATACTGCATTTCAGTGTTAGATAAGTACAGTGGTAAACAGGATCAGTTATTCTATTCTATCTTATCTGTGTTAATTGAACTTGAACGAGGTTTATCTTCTCAGAACAACAAATGCATGTATGGCAAGTATTTGAAATGCTGGACACCATCTGACATCTACAACATGTTTATGGCTACATACGCTGAGTTAGCAACATCAAGAAATTCCTCCTATTACAATGTGTATGATGGTCTTGTTTGTGTGTTGAGCTTGATGTCTGCACCGTCCATAAGTAGGTGATTCCCATGACCTATTCAAATCAGACCACTGCACTAGAGGATATCCGAGCTCTTGCAGATAATGGTCTTCACAGCATTTTGATAGCAGGGTTTCGAGGTGTTGGAAAAACTTATCTCGCAAAAGAGTTCGCCAAAATGAAAGGCATCAATGATTTTGTTGTTATCGAGCCTAATGTCGGCGACCTGAGAAACGCGATCGATGAGTGTATCTCGATACATAATGACCTTGTTATCTGTATTGAAAACCTTGATAGGGGCAATGTATCAGCATCATACACTCTTTTGAAGTTCATCGAAGAGCCACCTGAGAACATCTATATCGTCATCACTTGCAGGAATATAGAGGACATCCCAGATACTATTATTAGCCGGGTGTCAGTAGTCAATGTAAGAATGATGCGCTCCGATGACCTTATCCAATATAGCAATGGTGTAGACCCGGCAAAGCATAATATCCTCATGAGCAATATGCCATTATGGAACTGCGTCAGGACGACATCTGATATCGATGACTTGATGAAACTTGGTCAGGATGAGTACGACCAGATAATGCAGACAGAGAGCATCTTGTTTAGTCATACTTCTGTGTCCGGTATCCTATGGAAGTTGCAGAAGTTCAAGAATGGTCAACCAGTTCCTATAGAACTAGCCTTGCAGTATGTAATGAATACAGCGACTGATACAAGACTATTCTGTGCCTGTTATAACTGCATTAAGGATATACAGAGAGGGCGCATCGCACAACACGCAGCTCTAGCTAAACTATGTTTTGTTTGCAAGTACGAGATCGGGGGTGGATAAAATGATCGTTTCAAAGTACGGCGCGATAGCCGGTAAGACGGATAAGGCTAGATGCATCAACTGTCATACAAAAGTGATCCTCGATGATTCTGATTATGACAAATCCTTCAACGGTGCAAAGCAATGGACTTGCCCTGTTTGTAGTACAAAGAACATAGTGAACAAGTTCACTTATAAGCTACCGGATCCATCATCTATCAATTTTGATGAAGCGCTGCATACACGGATCAGAGATATTCTTATCGGGATCATTATTGGTATAGTATTTACCATAGTTATTATGAATGCTTTTTAAGGAGGTCAACATGAATAAAAGAGATGTAAGCGAGATCAAGAAGCACCTTGTAGCAGATGATGACCATCTCGTTCTTAATAGAGTTCTCACCACGATCGTAGATGCAGATGGCCAGGTAAAGTATGAGACACTCAGATCATTCACAGAGCTTACAGATAGGGAACTTGGTTTGTACTATCAGACACTTCGTCCTATTCTGACAGGGAAACTCAACAAGAAGTTCACAGAGTACCGATTTACGAATACTGAGTATAACGATGAATCTCCGCAGGGTATCCTATACAACTGTGTTCGAGATAGGCTGTATTCTAAGGATGTATTCGTCGAGCAGATCACAAATAATCTTGGTGCTGATGTGCAGTATGCTATCATCGCTGCACATTTTACCTACACAGTGTTCCGAAAGAATAAGATGGATGAAGAGGACGACTTCAACGAGTATCCGTTTGAGTTTATCGTGACTGCAATCTGCCCTATCGCATCTTCTGACACTGGATTTGCGTTCAGCTTCACAAGCGAGGAGTTCTCCAGTGAGGCCGATAGAAAACTGTATATCAGTAAGGATCCGACAGAGGGCTTCATGTTCCCTGCATTTACGAACAGAGAAAGCGACATCAACTCTGTCATGTATTACTGTAAAGATGCAAATGATCCAAACAGCTATTTCATTGAGCATGGTCTTGGAGCATCCTTTGTGATGTCAGCAGAGCAGGAACTTATTGCATGGAACTCTGTTTTGGAAGATACCCTTGGAGAGAGCATCGATTATAATACCTTGTCTAATATCAATACTAGCATCTGTGCCATTATGGACTCCTACAAAAATGATAATGACCTATCTGTGATAGACGCTCGATCTGCTGCAAATGTCCTGCTTAATTGTGATGTAGCAAAAGAGAGACTGTCCGCTCTAGATAGTTCTTATCAGGATCATTGTGGCGATGCTAGTCTTCACCTATCAAACATCGCACACACGTCAACAAAAATCGATGGAGACGGTTTTTCGATCACTATCAAGGATATGTCAGTCCCTGTTACAGTGACCAAGGAGAATGATACCTACAAGATAACGATCGAAGCTGGCGCAAACATAGACATCAATGGTATCCAAATCTAATATCAATAATAGGTTAGCGGCTTATCATCGAGCCGCTAACCTTATATATTGTCAAAGGTGGTGATGTTTTATGCAGTATGGCATAAATTCAATGCAGACACTTCATCCAGCGGAAGATATCAAGGAATTTGCCCTGGAATCTGCCCAGGCCTTCGAGGAAGCCAGTGTTGCAAGCCTTATCAATCATGCTGTGAACACGGGGGCAACTGCGGTCGAGTATATTGGATCTCTATCGGATGTTACGATCCAAAAGTTAAAGGATAAGGGGTGTACGGTGTTTCAAGATATCGATATGTACAAGCAGCCTATCCCTAACAAATATGTGATCTCGCTATGATTTTAGAACTATATGGTTATAACGAGTATATCCCACATACTCCAATTATCAGTTATTCTCAGATTCCAGATAGCGTACATGTAAAGATACCAGATGTTGCTGCAAAGCATGTCGATTTGATCAGGATATCAGAATTTAGTGGGGATAAGATCATTGATGGTGAGAATCTCACAGATGTGGTGAAACGAACAGAGCATCTACCGTGGATAGATCTGGATTCATCTGTACTCTCAAAAGACATAGGATTTCATGCATACCGATTTGTATTCCACGACAATGACCTAGGTATAGATGATTCATTGTACATCAGTTACATCATACAGAACGATGATCCTGACACATCATCATACATCTACATGAAAAGGAGTGAGGGCAGTGGCGAATAAGATAAAGTCATACACTAGAGCCATTATGGCATCAAAGATATTTATGTCAAGCCGAGATAAAGCTGGCATCATTGCAGCGATCAATGACCCAGTAAACAAAGAGCTTGTAACACAGTTAGCTGAGTATGTTGATGAGGAATACGAGGATCTTCTTGTACAAGCTCCAGACCCAGCAGAAGATGTAGATACAGAGGTAATGGATGAGCAGGGCATGGAAGATACTGTACCGGAGAATACAGAGCCTAGTGATTCACCTCGACCTACTCCGCTATCAGTAAAACATGGCGATGCTTTGCAGGATCTCGATGAATCAATGCCTCCGCCAGACAATATGGATGATACAGTTCCTGACGAGCCATCAGAAACAGATACAGATGATGCTACCGCTGCAACAAAGGTTGGAGGAACATCTATTACTGCGGATACAAGTATCACTCCAAAGGAGAGTAGTGTTGCATTTGCTGGCATTGCTGGTGAGATCAAGGGATCTTTGAACGCAAGAAATGATACATCCGGGGTTGTTCGAGTTCTTGTCAAGAAGGACGAAGAGGTTTGGGTATACTATGCAGATTCCATCAATCTTAACGTAGTAATGGAGCCGGTGATCCGTGTTCTCAGCTCTATGGGTTACTACTACCTTAACTTCAATCGACTTGCGAGAACAGATAATGCCATCGTGTTTATGATCGATACAAATGAAGCGTAAATTACCGATTACAGAGGATATTGATTTTCATTATCTCCTTAGCATCATGCCTGCCTTATGTGCCCAACCAGAGTTTGCATGTTTACCTGAGTTGTTTTCTATCATTGATTTCGATTCTCTGGTAGAGCTGTGTAATTATGCTGGCGGTGAAACTATCCGTATACCGACTGTTACGGAGCTACTTAGTAGTATAAACGCACTTCAATCCTACTATGACTGCTATATAGCAAAGCGTATCACTGTAGATGAGATACCGTCTGATAGGATGCCTCTAGTCAATAAGATCATGAGTGTGATGAAGGATGCTTGATAAGGCGGAACACATGATACGGTCATTATCCTCTGTATCGTTTGACGAATACTATGTGGACTACATAAAGAAAGTCCAAGATCAAAACATCAATAGAGAGTTTGATCTATTTACTCAAAACAACCATTTGTACGTTGACCAGATGTCGGCTGTTATTGAGAGAACATATAAAGAATTGGGTGATATACTTGATAAGTTCAAATGAATTGCAGTCATTATATTGTGATATGTATGTCGCACTAAGAAAGTATATCTGGAATTTTGATGTTGTCACAACATTGGCCGAGATCGAGGTCATTATGTTTACAGTTTTTCCAGACCTATCAGAGCTAAAAGATAAACTTGATCTATTAGAGCGGCAGATCGGCCCTGCTATACTAAAATCGGAGGAAGATACAGATATAGCAGATACTATATCCGCTATCAAGGATAAGATCAGCTCTGTTAAGAGCGACGATATGTATTACTTTGTTAATTCATTCAAGGAGGTCGTTACAGTTGAAGATAAAGAAGCAGAGTTCGAGCGTTCAAGCATCGAAGAAGAATCCACAGATGATGGACTCGCAGAAGTCAGTGAAGAAGATTCCGAAAGTAATGGGGACGAAGAAGATCGAGAAGTCTAATTATGATGATGCAGTAGACCACATCAAGTGTGCTATCCAGGCTCTCGGTGAGACTGCTGTAACTGGTGACACAAAGGCAAAAGAGGCTATCACTAATCTTAGTGTGATCTTGTTTGATATCAAGTGAGGTGGCCTAAATGGATAATATCGAAACCGTCGATACTGCCATCGTAATAACTGATCCATTATACAAACGGCAAAAAGAAACAGTTGATAAGATGAGGACTGCATTGATGGCTACAGATTCGTCTGACCCATCTTCCACAAGACATGTGATGCAGTCCATTACTGCTATGCGTATCTATCATCAGGTCACAAGAATTGTTAAATATCTTGACCTCATGGATAAATTGGAGAACAAACTATATGAATCCATTGACTGTGCGATAGACAATGCTAGTGCATCAGACCCGGAGACATTTGCAGTCCTGCTAGACATACAGACAAGACTTCAGAAGAATATGATCGATAGTGATAAACTATTGCAGCCGTATCTGGATATGCAGAGCTATTCTGAGGTCGTCGATCTTGCAAGCATCGATACTGCACCTGATGATTCTATGCAGATCATGAGTTCTGAAAAGCGTGATAAACTTCGTGCAAATGCACAGTCTGTATTGGAGATGCTTGATTTGTCAGGTGGTGATGCAGATGAATGAGCAGGATATCATCGACCGCATAAAAGATATATATGCATCATCTTCTCTTGAAGAGCAGCAGATACTTCGACAAATATTAGTAGAGCTAAGTCAAGATGGTTACTCTAAAACGTATCATGACATCTGGCTTGCAGACTATAAAGAGATTCCAGTCAGCATCGATACCTTTTTGACATCTGACACATATCTTGGTAAGACAAATAGAAACGGTGCAGCAGTATATCCATTTTGGAGACGCTCATTGAAAGAGTTCTTTGGTGCAGGAAATAGGTATCAAGAGTGGATATTGACAGGTGCTACTCGTATCGGTAAGTCAACTACCGCTGTAACTGCAATATCCTATATGTTGTATCGATTGATGTGTCTCAGGAATCCACAAGTGTACTTTTGTTTGAAGGATATATCAAAGATATCCATACTATTCTTTAACATTACAAAAGACCTAGCAAAGGGTGTAGCATTCCGAGAGTTTAATGATACTTTGAAAGAATCTCCGTGGTTTAATGCTCACGGAGAGTTTTCCAAAAGTGAACTGAACTATATCTATATACCAGAGGGCGGTAAAATAAGCATAGACTTTGGTTCATCTGGATCACAAGCACTTGGAAAACAAGTGTTCTGCGCCATAATGGATGAGATGAACTTTAGTCATGCAGGCATCAAAGATGTCTTAATAGCTAAGAAGAGAATGGAGGACACCTATAATACAATTGCAGACCGTATAAGAGGTACATTTAAGCACGGTGGCGAGGTGTTCGGAAAACTGTTTGCTGTATCATCAAAGAACTCTGATAGTGACTTCCTTGAAAGCTATGTGCAGAAGCAGCTAGAGTCTGGTGCTGGGTATAACATGTATATTTCAGATGCACCACAGTGGGAAGTCAAGCCTCCGGAGACGTTCTCAAAAGAGACCTTTTATATAGCTGTAGGGGATAGGCACAGAAAAGGATTTGTTGTACCTGAGAATCAATGTTTTCCAGAAGCTCTTGAAGAGCTGCGAACACTTGGTTATAGGCTTCTTACGCCACCGCTGGACATGCGGCCTGAGTTCCTTGCTGATTTTGAGATTGCATTGCGAGATCTTGCCGGTATCGCTGTTGTAGGTTCCTTGTCGTTTATCACACAGGATGCGATCAATCAATGCATCACATCTACAAGACGAAATCCGTTCTGGCAAGAAGTCCTCTCGATAGGTGTAAAGGATAACTACTCTATCGAAGAGTTCTTCCATGTGGATGATGTACCAGATATAGCTAGAAGAGCTGAATGGTACATCCATCTTGACTTGTCGAAGAATACAGATAGGACTGGTATATCCGCAGCATGTATCACAGGGCGCAAAGATATCGAGAACGCAACAGGGAAGATATCTGTTCCAATGCTTACACATGTATTCTCAGTAGCTATTGAAGCACCAAGAGGAGATAAGATCGCATACAATAAGATCCTGATATTCTTGTGTTGGCTTCGCAAACAAGGCTTCCATATTGCAGAGATATCAAGAGACCAGTTCCAATCAGAGTACCTTGCAGAGTTGCTAGAGGGAAATGGATTCAGCACATCTTTGATATCTTTGGATAGGACACCTGATGGTTACATTGCATTAAGGTCTATGTTAATAGAACAACGTGTTGACATGTTAGATATGCAACTACTACAGGATGAGCTTGTGCATCTGCAAAGAGATGGTACAACAGGGCGAGTGGATCATCCGGTTGGTGGGTGCTTTACAGACGATACTGAAGTTCAATTGGTAGATGGCAGAACCTTATCTATAAGAGAGCTACTTGTAGAGCAGGAGTATAAAACTAATTGGGTCTATACAGTAAATGAATCTACTCTGGGCATTGAACCAAAGCCGATAAAAAAGGTATTCAAAACAAAGTATGTAAAGCAACTGGCTGTAGTAACTCTCGATAATGGCGCGGTTATAAGATGTACCCCAGATCATCGATTCATGCTTCTTGACGGGTCGTTTGTAGAAGCACATAGCTTATTATGTGGTACATTTTTGAAGTCTATACAAGCGGATACTTCTGTACATAGTATATCCATTGTAAATCGCAGTTGTTCCGTCTACGACATAGAGGTCGAAGATAATCACAATTTTGCATTGGCCGCTGGGTGCTTTGTACACAATAGCAAAGACGTGGCCGATTCCTTTGCTGGATGCCTATGGAACGCTTCACGCAAGAATCCTAGTGTTCCTGTACCGAAAAAGTCCGTCATCAATGCTATTAGCGCAGTAAATGGTCAAAGATCACCATATAATTCGCTACCTAGCATGATGCCGTTCATAAAGAAAAAGTAAATTATTATAAGGAGAGATCATCATGAATTTGAGAAACCTTCTCAGACTGTCCGATTTCGTAATTCCAATGCCATACGGTATCAATATGACGATCCAGTATAATGGCTCTGGAAATCTTGAAAAACTATATCTCGGCCTAGACTCCGACAGAGTAGAGGTGACGGATAAACTTCTTGATCTATTTTTGAAACACAATACTGTCCCTGCAAAGATACATTTGAATCATGGAACAAGCTGGGTATATGGCACACTGTATACAGGCCAGCTTCTTGAAAAAGACGGCAGAATCGATGTAGAGCTTATTGATGCCCTAGTTGCATTGTATTGCAAGAATCCAAGTCAGTTCAATTTCTTCGCTGTAAATGTAGAGAGCACATGCCTATCTATCACAGGTCAGCATGTCGTAAGGCAGTTTCTTGTACTTGCCAAGTTTAAGACTCTCCATGGATGGGCTATCCCAAATGGTTTCACAGAGGACATGTTTGACTCATGGATATATGGTGATTACTATCCGTTTGTGCCGATTTGTAAGTCTCTGTGTATTTTCCGTGGCAACAGCACTGACATTATAGACATCCCATATACACAGCAAATGGTCAAGGAAGTCAGGAATTATGTAGATGCTAATGGGTATGTGAAGACCTACTTATACTTCAATGATCAGAGTAAGCGTTCTGTAGATTATCCAGATATCGTTAGATGGAATATCCATGCTGGGTCTCTTATCATTGTCGATAGTACGGCTACAACCGTACATTGCAAGCCAAATACCGATAAGACGTATACGACTACATATACATGCCCTTATTGTGGTAAGAAGAGTGATGTTCCTGAATCTGGATCAATGAGGTGCAAGAACGACCATTGTGTCACACAACTCCCATTTGCAATTGAACAGTTTTGTCGTATCAATGATATAGATGCACCATCCAGAGACCAGATAAAGAACTGGGTCGATAGCAAGCAGTTGACATGTATGCCAGACATACTGCTACTAGAACCATATAAAGATATGTCTATTGATGTTCCGCTTCATACTTTGCTGCGGTCTGTGATATCTATCTCTAAAGTACCATCACAAGAAGTGATCTCTCAATTTTGTATGGCATGCGGCGATAATCTCACAACAGTAGAGTATTATCTAAACAACCCTGAATTGATCCAATCTGAGCTAGGAGTATCCCACAGAGATACTGCTGCCCTTGTTAATTATCTATCAGATCAGTGCAATGTATCTGATATTCTAACGATGCTAAACTCGAATCAGGTACACATTGTTTCTACAAGAACTATCTTTAAGGGGGCACCAATCTTTAGGGACAAGACTATCTGCATCACAGGCGACTTTGTACATGGGGATACAGATACTATCATTGGTATCCTAAAGAGTTACTCTGCTAACGTCACTACTACATTTACAAATGTGATCGACTGTGTTGTGGTAGGTGATACAAAAGAGAATATCAACGGGAAGATCGTGTTTGGCGCAAGAAGTATCGGTATCCCGATCTTTGATGAGGGCGATTTCTTCTCAAGATATGAGATCGATGATGATATCCGAAATAGCGTAGCGGGTGAAGTATAATGGCTAATAGACTTGTCAAAAAACTTACAGATCTTGTAAGGGTAAATAACAATAATCGGCATCCATATGTAGGGAAGAAATCCTGGCTTAGGTATGTTATAAGCGGTACGTTTCCGAGGCCGCAAGACCTAAACAGATCTTCTGTACTGCACGATATTGAGAGTAAGATCAATACTATGCGTGCGCTTGCCACGGATTCACAGATAAGTACAGCATTGTCCTATTATGCAACAGATTCGACCGTGGCAAATTCTAGTGGGCAGATAATCTGGGCAACGTCTGAAGTCAAAGAAGTTGCTGATGCGATCAACTCTTTGTTCAAATCGATGCGTATCAATAATTATATTCGTGATCACATCCTTGAACTTGCTACAATTGGTAACTTGTATATTCCTACGACCGATTTTTATCGATCAAATGAATCTAGGCGTGTAGGGGTCGCACTGGACAATAACACTATTATAGATGATGACTTTGGTATCATTCCAGCGTATAAGATAGCTCCAGAACGCACACTTCATTTATGGTATCAAGGCGAACCACAAGGATTTCTCCATCAATATAGTGATGATGATAACAATGTGATCAATCTTCCAGAATCTGCTATTATCCATTTTTCGTTAGGCGGACTGCTTGGTGACTATGACATTCAAATGCAGTCGGACGATGGTGGACTAATTGATTATGATGTGCAATTTGCAGAGCCTCTTTTGCTATCAGCACTTGCACCTACACAGGCACTAGGCAATTTGGAAGATGCAATGCTTCTAGCATCATTTGTGCGTGTTGTAAAATTTATCAATGTGGACTGCTCTGGGGATGAAGAGGAGAAGATCAGAGCTGATCTTCTTGCTGTAAAAGAAGCCATTGAGAATCAAATGTCTATCAATACAGCAACAGGTGATTCTCAGAGCTTTATGAATCCGCAAAGCCCAAATAACTTGATCTACCTTCCAAAGGTCAATGGTCAAGATCCTATCTCTATAACAGACCTGAATATGGCGGAGAATACAGAGAGCGACATCAAACTGCTTGATTATTACCAGAATAAGAAACTATCCGTCCTCGGTATCCCTAAAGAGGCTATGAACTATTCATCTAATGAGGGGCTAGGCGCTGCTGGAACAGTTATGTCTCAGAGATCCGCTTTGTATGCAAATATCCTTGATCGCTTGATGACAGCATATAAGACTGGTTGGACAGATGGATTCAATAAATACTTCATGGCACATGGTATGAGTAGTTTTGTGAACAAATTTGAACTGCATATGAACCCGATCATTACTACACAGTCTACTATCAACTTTGATAAGCGAGATGCTGCACTCAATCAGGCAAGTACGCTTGTAACTCTGTTTAGAGACATGGGCGTTAGTGAACCAAAGGCATATGCAGAAGCACTTGTCGAGATACTTGCTGAGGTATTCCCAAAGATGGGCGCGGATATGTCCGGCATAAAGATGGATATTACAGGAGGCGATAATGGTGCGCTCTGATATACATGAGATCTCTCAGAAGTTCTTTTCTGAGTTGAAGCAATACAATCGAACAAACTTCCACGAGCTGGAACGAGCTGATCTTGAAGAGCTTGACCCAAAGAGCCTGAAAGCATTTAGTAGCGTACCTACGAGATATCTTATCTTCTGCGAGAAGCATCCAGAGTATTCTGAATTAGAAAAGAATATGCTTTGGTTCCAGTTGAAGATAGATATGATCGCTCGCTTCTTCTCGAATTTCCCAAATACCAATCAAGATGACCTGAGAGCGTTTCAGACTGAGCTGAGATGCTACATTGGCGGTGATACTGATGAGTGAACCACTCAGATATGAAATTACAGACTGGCATCAGCTATCTGGAATCAAATCAAACACAAGTGCAAAACTATCCGTCAAGGTCGCTGATATCATCAATAACACAGAACTGACTGGATTGAGAATAAATGTTTCACATGAAACATATGGTCCTGTATTCACTTGTATCATCGATCCATCTGGTAGTGCTGTAATAACTGATGATGAATCCTCTTCTATGTACTTGACTACGGAGCAGATATTGAAATCCTTGTATACATATGGATTTTTTGTTACTTATGTTCAATATAAGCATCTTCCTTCTGCTCAGTTGGAATATTTGTCTGAACTGAGATCGCTCGGATTTGACAAACTACGCATTCTTCCTGTATACCGATCTAAGAATGGCACATATAAGGTAAAAAGCTCCATTGTTGTATTCCAGATCAAGCAGAACCCTGCATGGATCAATAATACATACATATGCAGCGAGCATGAATTTGTACGAGCCTTGCGAGAGGGAAGTTGTATTAACATCTCATCTACGGAGACTACAAATAAATGGGACTGGGGATGGCTCGATTTCGTAGCTAATATTGATGATATTCTTGAGGAGAATGAAAATGGCTAATCTAATTGGCGAGGATATTGAGATACTCCGGTATTATTATGATGAAGCACTTGAACTCCAAGGAATCCCGGCAAAATATCAATTTCCTCATATGGCATCCAGTTCTACACAAGGAGAGCCAGTCATAGACAGCTATTCTGAGTTTGAGAACATACATATATTCTTTGACGGAAACCCAAAGATAAAAACGTACAAGCGTCTAGGATGGGTCGTTGAGGGGAATACTGACCTCCCATTCTTGATCCACTGCAGCTTCCATCTCCACAATCTCCAGAAGGATTGCTTGTTTCATATCTCAGGTCAATATACTGGTATGCCAGATAGAGTGTTCCGTGTGACAGAGCTTACAACAGATATGCAAGCACCTGATCATATTATTGCCCAGGTCGTTCCAGCATATGAGAAGCAGACTGTTGGAAGAACTGAAAAAGAGATCGAGAAGAAGTTCAATAAGTCTAATACGTTCTTAAAGCCAAAGACCGACTATCGAGGAGATACCTACGATACGGACAATTACAAGCGGTGATGTGTGCATGGTGTATTTATATGATAGAGCTATCGTAGATGATCTGATAAATAGCTTCAATCCTGGCGAAGTGGATGAGCCTGTTGTAAGAGTCATTAGCCCAGAGCAGATGGTAGGTCTAGCCGCTCAGATTCAGAATGATAACATCAAATTTCCGATAGTTGCCTTGTCACGAGAATATGATCTCAATTCCGATCATCCAAATTCGAGCTGGGCGCAAGCTGGCGTAGTATCAGTCATTGATCCAAAAACTAATAATTTGTATTATGAAAAAGTCATACCTATACGGCTAACCTACGCTATGACCATCCTTACAACAAATCAAGAGGATATGGATGAGATCATACGAGAATTAGTATTCAAATATACATCTGAGTATTTTTACACTATCACTCTCCCGTATGAGTGTAATAGACGTGTTCGGTTTGGAGTAAGGCTTGAAAATAGTAGTGGCGCAGTACAGTCATCCTCTGGTGAGTACCTTGAGACAGGAAGATTATATCAAAGCATTCTTAACTTGGTGTGTGATGGTGCAGTTCTTGTTAATTATACTCCCGCACATCTAAAACGAATGACACATGAAGTTGCTATTCACGAAAGCTAACCTTATATACTATTGAATCCATTATTAGGAGCGTGAGATAATGTACTTCTATTATAATAGGACAAGCATAGATAAGGTCGCATTTGGTATTACCATTCCTGCCGGAGAGGTTCGAGGACTACCAGAGCCTATCTGGAGTAGAGATCTTATCCGTGTAAATGATCCACCTGTAGATAATACAAAGACGGAACAAGTTCCTGTGACTGATGAGTCAGAAAAGTCTGAGGTCACAAAGCATCGTTCCAGAAAATCACTTAATGTAAAGGAGAGCATGGAAAATGGCACAGATAGTGATCAATGAATTTAGCCAGAATTACACGTTTAATATCGGTGCATCTGAATACTGTACTGTAGCACTTCCAATTACAGCTTCATGGGGTCCAGCGCTGACCAATATCAGCGGTACCATCTCTACTGATACTGTAGCTGATGCATTGGAAGAGACACAGTGGCTTCACTTCCCGGCAACCCGAGAGGGCTTGGAACAGTTTGTTGCAACGTATCGCGGTCCATCTACGGAGTATCGTCTAGCAAATGACTACTCATATCAGATGGCCATTACATTGCTTACCGCTGGATACGATGTTCTGGCATGTAGATTGTCTCCTGGCGCTACGGCATCTAGAGGATTTAATTTTGAGAAAGCCGGTACTTCTGGTGGACAGCCAGTTGTTCGTCAACTTACTGTAGCCGCAAAGTATCCAGGCTCATTTGGTAATAATATCCTTGTTACGTTTATTAAGCAGGCTGATACAACATATTGCACTGCAATTGTGTATGTAAAAGACTCTTCAGGCGCTCGATCTGCTGTAGAGAATCTTGTATTCTGCATGGATCCTACAAACTCCACAGACACCATTCCATATATTGGTGAGGTCGAGTCTAATTATGTTGTATTTACAAAGCCATCCGATCTTGATGATACTTTTATGTTCAAACCGGGTACGGAAGATCCTATGTCGCTAATAAATGGGTCTGACTATACGGTAGTATCTGAGGGTGTTTGGGACGACCAAGAGCATTCGGATAGCACGATCAAGAAGAAAGTCCTTGCTCTTGCACAGATAAGATATACATCTCCAGACCCTCTTGGGGCAGGCTACCCAGCAGATAGTTGGACAACGATGCAGTATTATACTGCGATAAATAATCTTGGCTCATCAGCTTCTTCAAGTGTTTCACCTGCTCGTGCAAATCTGATCTATTACAGAGAGTGGCTATACACATATGCATATTTCGCATATAGCTGCCTTGAGGACAAGCTCAACTATGCTCCTAATCGTGTGATCTGCCCTGGCTGGGATGATCAGGATATCCAGTGGATCAATGATTCTTCTGAGAAGATGGCTACTCCTCTTGCTGTAGTATCTCCGCTCCATCATAAGCTGATGCTCACAGCATACTATAGCCGCTGCGCTACAGCGTATCTTGATATTCCAAAGTCCTGTGCAAGAAAGTATGTATGTGATGAAACAAACGGCGGATACGCACAGAAGCTCGCTGCAAGCACGCCTGCTACTGTTCTGCTAGAGAACAACGGTAAGCTCTATACAACGAACTCTGCGTTGTTCGCTCCGTGGGCGTATTACACACTTGCAGGCATGGGCAAGTCTGTTCTTACATCCCCATCCTTGATTGCTCTCCTTATTGAGAGAGCACAGATCCTCAATCAGGCTGTACAATATGAGTGGGCATTGCCTACCAACCGCAAACACAATTTGAAGATCGGAAAACTTGAGTATAAAGTCCCGAAGAAGATCATGGATGTATGGCAGAATAACAACTACGGCGTAGGTGTAAATGCTCTTACTCAGATTCCTGACCTCGGTACTAACATCTGGGGCAACTCCACTCTGTTCAACAAGCCGCTTGCAACGTACCAGGCACTTGCAAATCTCTCTACACGTTGGCTTGTAAATGCCGTTGAGGATAGATCATATCGCTGCGGTATCTCGATCACATTCCAGTACAACAACAATGCGGCTTATGATAAGTTCTACGCTGGCATGACACCACTCCTTGATACCATGAAGAATGTAGGCGCTATCAATGATTACTACATTACAATGGCAGCAGATATCGATGGTCTGGCTCAGGTAAATGCAAATTCAGTTATCGGTAAGATCTATCTGGTCATCCCTGGTGTTATCAATGATATTACCATCGACCTCATCGCTCTGCCGCCTGGAACTGACCTATCACAGTTTGGTGCTTGATCGAACACAATACAATAACACAAGAGGGGTCGGATCATCTGACCCCTCTAATTGTTTTTCCATCCATCCAAATAATCCGTGGTAATTTTGTACGTTGTGTCAATATACTTTTTGTGACATTTCTTGTATAATATAAATAAGGATCATCCTAACCATATTATACTAGAGATGGAAGTGATATTATGACTTTAACTGATGCATCAAAAAAGTGCTTTATGACAAAGCACGGAATAGATGTCACACCATGTCCAAAACCAACTGGAACTCGACTTCTTAGGAGAATAGACCTTACAAGGTACATCAATACCAATTATCTCTACTCTGTAGACAGATATGCAGAAGTACCAGAGCAGTATTGTGTAGATGCTCCTTGTATCGTGATACCATCTGACCATGGCAGAGCTATCGCACTGATTCCCAATGATGGTGAGAGGGTATACATCAATTTCAAAGCATTGGTATTTGTGATCGATACCGATAAAGTAGACCCAATGTATGTTGAATCCATGCTTAACGGTAGTACGTTCAACTATGATGCAGATAGGCCTCCATACGGCATTGACCTCGAACGCGATATTGAAGAGATGAAGGACATCGAGATCGAAGAGGACATCGAGATACAAAGATCATATGCAGAGCCGTATGAAGGGGTGTTGAAGCGGCTTGCACCGATTTACATAGAAGTCACTAGAATCGAGCGAGAGCTGTTTGAAGTTTACTGAATTAAATCCATGTAGCATAATTGCCTGAGAGACACATGATCTCTCAGGCAATTTGTTTTAGTCAAATAAAGAATTTAGCCTGTTTGTAGCATCATCGATCGTTTCCTTGAGCGATTTAGCCTCTGCTATCGTTTTCTTCTGATCATCGATGCTCATTTCCGGTACAGAGAGCAGTTCGAGCATGTTTTTCGACCACATGGGCATTGTAGCAGTGTAGGAGATAGAATTGATAAGGTCTTGCCCAGCTTGGGTGCTGAAGAAAAGTGAAGTATACTCTGCAAGAAGTTTTGAACTATCCAGAAGAACGACCAATCTTGCTTTAGAGATGTCTGTATCTTCTGTCAGAACCTTGATGTCTCTCCCTGAAAAAACCAGTCCATTATCATATTCATTAAGATTTAGCAACTCTCTTCTTCCGTAAACGCTGACTACTGCCTCACTGATATTCATCATAGGTCTTCCAGCAGTAACATTATAGTAGTGAGATGGAATGATGATGCACTTTTCCTTGTCTATCGCTGACTTGTCCAAGGTATGGGCTTTTTCTGTATCTGTTTGCATCATATTATTGATGCTCTCGATATCGTCGATAGATAAATATCTACGCCTTCCTTCTCCAGTGTACATCATTTGTGCATCAATGAGTCGGATGTTGCTGGGTTCATTGTCGACAATTATGATTGATGTTGACACCATAGAGCTTTTACACATGCCAGGAGGGAGTTCGATGACCGCTTTGATCCTATCGAATATCTGTTTTCTGCGCTCTACATCCGATCTCTTCGTGGAGAACGTGAATCCATTGAGCACAAAAACAGCGCTCGTTTTGCAGAGTTTCGCATCATGAATGATCTCATCATATACAGTATCTGCGTGCTTGTGGTCGTAGATTGGATGGATTATCACAGATTTGTCATACACTTTGTCCTGCTCGACTTCACGCAGTTGCACACCAAGCATATCTGCACGCAACTTGGCAACAGTATCAAACGAGTTTCCGTATACTGTGTGGATGCCGCATCCTTCCGCCTCTACGATGAATGCTCCGTGCGTATTACCTATCTCCACAACAGAGTCTGTTTCCTGTACATCCAGCAGTCTTGCAATCAATCTGCATACACATGCCTGCGGTTCAATGTTACGGTCAGTATCCATGTACTCACCGAACATGAAGAACGCAAGCAACTCATCCTTTGAAACTGCCTCATTCATTGCTTTTGCTATCTCTTCATAGAGAGATAAATCTTTTTCGATGTGGTCACGCATCTCTTCATCGAACTTAGCAAAGATGTCAGATTTGATGCTACTGTTGTTATCCGCTCTAAGAGCCAAGTATGCAGCTACCAGAAGAGTCTCCACATCATCCGGCTTTACACGTCCCCTTACTTTGTCTGCCAGTTTCCATTGAATCTTGCTGACATCCTGTTGTCGTAAGGAATTTAGTTTATCAACGGTCATCGGTACACCTCCATACAGTGTGATATTGGTCATAACGACCACTTTTTTATTATAGCACAAACTTATAGTATAAACAATTGACAAACATGATAAAATAACCTCATCAATTTTGTATCATTTGACATCCAAATTTGCAATAGTAAAGAGCATCCGTGTAAATCTGGATGCTCTTTTTCTCTGCAATAATGTCATTTTTGTGCTTAATATGAATAATTCAATTATCAATCTTTAATATACTCCATGATGTCACCGGGCTGTCAGTCGAGAAGTTCACAAATCTTATTGATCGTTCGGTAATCAAGTCCACCAGTCTTCTTTTTGATCTTAGCAAGAATAGATGGACTAACACCATTTTTTCTTAGATAGTATTCAGTTTTTCCACGCTCCTTGAGTAAAGTGAACAGTTTTTCGTAAGAAATAGACATAATTAGTTTATTCCTCTGAATATTCAATTAAATCTCCGGGTTGGCAGTGCAGCAGGCCACATATCTTCCCAACGGCATCAATAGAGATCATTTTACCACTTCTAAGATATTGAAGTGTGCTCTCTGATAACAGTTTCTCTTTTCTGATACGATTCGTATTATATCCGGCCTTTTTAAGTTCTGCAAGAATGTCCTTTTTGTACTTGATAGGCATAGTATCCCTCCATAAATAAAGATATATATAGTATAACATATTATTACACGTTTGTCAATGTAGATATTACACTAAAATCCGTGTAAATATTTTAGCGCTTTGACGATTGACATTACACGACAAACCGTGTATAATATAATCAAGATACACGGCAAGACGTGTAATTTAACTGCAACGAGTGTATCTTGCATACTATAACGAGTATAGTGAACAAAGATTATTTGAACACATCACTCGTTATATAAATTGAGATCCGCCAATCACATATATAAAGAAAGGAAGTAATACAATGAAACCGTATCTAGACCTCACTCAGTTTAATGAAACTAAGAAGCGCTACTACGCTGCCACTACCGCGGCAGGTGCTACTTATCCGCTCGACTATGAGAGCTGGCTCAAGCTCCCCATCGACCTCCGTCAGGCGGCTCTTTTTGTCAATTTCTACGATGTTGTGTATAATGAGATCGTAAAGACCATGGACAGCGGTGCGTTCTGGATGGATGCTGCAATGTGCATCAACGAGCTGTTCAAGACATTTACTAGGTTTGTAAACAAGCCGTCTAAGAAAGCATACAATGAGAGGTATATGCGCCGTATCATCTCCAATGCATACGCTGATGTTCGTAAGATCAAGCGTGACCAGGAGCCTGTAGAGAACGAGATCAGCAACATCGTCAGCGGTGGCAATAGCGAGGTAGACCTGTTCCAGACCTACATCGGCGATGAGTATGATTTCCTTGACATCTGCATCCGCAAGAAGAATGTAGGCCCGTTCTGGAAGATGATCGCTGATCTTGACAACGATGCGCTTGCCTATGTGGATAAGATCCTGAGCAACGAGAAGCTCGGAAAGCGTCTCATGACCAAGGAGGATAAAATCATCGACCAGCTCCGTGTGGTACTTGCACCGTATAAGTCGGTATTTATGCCGGAACACTATCATGATGATCCTGTCTTCGGTGATGTCATTAGCAACCAGTATGAGTGCATCACCGTCAAGATGGATGATGGTACAGCAGCTTGCTACTTTGGTGAGCAGCGTGTCAACAAGACTACTGGCGATACCCTCTTCGTATTCGAGGGACCTGAGTTCGATTACGTTGTCCCCATGAGCAGAGCGTATGGACTCAAGGTACTCAGCACTGAATGATCATTGGTATTCGCATGGGTGGATAGTGTGAAATTATCTACCCATGCAAATCAAATGATATACAATTGACATAATTCACAATATCAAATGATGCTATTTGTGTAATCATACAAACTTCTGCAAAAAGCACATCAAATGAGTTTGAGACGTTGACAAATGACTTTGTTTGTGGTACAATATAGTAAAGGATATGAATAACCAAGTATCATATTGAAAGGGGCGTATGTTATGAAGAAGAATAATGCAATTAACTGGGGAGATATTTCCACTGAGTTCATTAAGACCGAAGGGAAGAAGTATTATGACGCTTGGCAGAAGGCCTCCGATGTATATGCAAAGATGTGCGACCATCACCAAAGCCTGTATGAGCGTCGAAAGAACGAGGGGGCTTCCAAGGCGGAACTTGATGCCATGCTTGATGCCTTTCGTGAAGAAGAGAGACCTGCACAGCTTGACGTACACTCTGCATTTAACGATTATAAGATTGCGCGTGAGTGCTATGAGTCGACAATGGATAACCTTGGGCTTATTGATTGGACGACTTTCTAAATGTAATATCAGCTCTGATCACTGCGCTACTAGAAAATGAGGTGGAATGTCATGCTAAAAAACATAATCCAAAGGCATCCTGTTGAGATTGAGGAGAGGTCCATCGACTTCACAAACGAGGAGGGCGCTGGCTTCTGTTTTGACTGCGATGAGAACGGAACTCCAAAATTTGCATGTGAAGCGGCAAGGCTCAATTACATGTATGCTATGGAGCATCCAGAGCTTTACCATGCAGAATACAACGTAGTGAAGAGATGGACAAGAACGATCATCGAACCAGCTCATGGTACTTGTTCCTGCGGTGAAATCGTGTATCTTACGGATGAGTATATGGGAGCGTGTCAATGCCGTCGATGCGGAAGATGGTATAACCTGTACGGGCAGGAGTTAGTGCCACCAGAATACTGGGAAGATTGAAATTAAGCATAGCCGCTGACCTATCGGCAAGACGGGGAGAAATGGAGAAGACTATGAAGATCAAGGCGTATTGTAACGGTATGGGGCCGTTTGAGTACGAAGCAGTCGAGATGTCTATGGAGAAGTTTGATGATATCAAGGATAACCGGGATACACCAGACTTCGTGGCCGTCGGTGGACGTGTGTTCTACAACGATTACACCTGCCTTAATGGGTATGCAGGTACTTGTAGGTGTATGTCGCACCCGAAGAAGTCCTGGTGCGAGTATTTCCCCGAGTCCATGCGCTGGGGGAAAGTTGTGTACTCCATCTGACATCTTATGTGTGACAACTCGTTATACATAACAACAAAACATGGATAGGAGGAAAATGGAAATGACACTCAATGATCTGATCGAAATGCTCAAGCTCATGAAGGGGTTTGATTTTAAAACTTCGCTGATTGTTTACCTGATGAACTTTGACGGAAAAGGCAACATTTTCGATGGTAGCTATGCCGATGCTAGGAGAACAAGCCTTTTTGTTATGTATGGGACGCGGAATGTATCGATTTGGGAGGACACTGCAGATGGTGTTCGTATCGGCATAGAGGGGGATCGTTATAAGCCCGATCAGAAGTTTTACTTCAAGGTATCAATCGGATCTTGTGAGGGATATGCAGCGGGTCGAGTAAAACTGACAATGGATCAGGCATTGGCGGTAGATTATGCTACAAATTCAGAGAATTGGCTAGATTACGAGGATGATTCGTATGACACCCCAGTTTTTGGCATCGACATCAAAAGCGCAGAACCAGTAGAAGATTGAATTGATAGGATGGTTTTAATATGACACTCAATGATCTGATCAAAATGCTCAAACTCCAAGAGGGGTTTTGCGATGACACTCGTCTAGTCATTAGTAATAATGACCCTGATGATGAGTACAGCATTCACTACGGCAGCTACAAATATGCTAAGGATTCAAATGTATTTGACATGTATGGTAATAGGGATGTTGTTTCTTGGAGGAGCATTTCAAACGGTTTTCATATCATCATTGATGGTGAAAGATACGATGAAAACCAGAAGTTCTCTTTTAAGGTAGAAAACCATGCCCACGGTATTGGTTTTGTTGCCGGTCGTGTGGAACTCACATTTCCACAAGCCGTAGTAGTTAAGTATGCTACTGATACTAAAAACTGGAAGTCCTTTGAAGCGCATATCGATGGTGGTGAGTTTCATATCGATCTTGACAGTGCAGTACCAGTTGAAGAGTCATAATCAATGAAAGGGTGAACTATATGGGCGTAATCGGGTACAAAGTATTCAATCCAGATTGGACGTGCAGTGGATTTCAATACGAAGTAGGTAAGACCTATATTTTGGATGGCGATCTTCAGATTTGTGTGCGTGGGTTTCACTTTTGTAAAAAACTATCTGATTGCTTCGACTACGATAAGTTTGATCCAGAAAACAAAGTCGCTGTGATCGAGGCTTCTGGGACTATTGCAGAATCCGATGGTATATGTGCAACTGATGTTATCACGATATTAAAAGAGATGTCGTGGTATGAAGTGCTGGATTTGGTAAATACAAGTAAAGCATGTACGGGTTATCGCAACAGAGGTTTTTCCAACAGCGGTAATTATAACCGTGGTGATCTCAACAGCGGCGATTTCAACAGTGGCCTTTCCAATAGCGGCAATAAAAACAGTGGTGATTACAACAGCGGTTTTTACAACAGCGGTTATCGCAATAGCGGTGATTGCAACAGCGGTGATTGGAACAGCGGTGATTTCAACTCCACTGATTATTCTTCTGGATACTTCAACACTGAAGAAGCACCTTTGTTTGTATTCAATAAGCCAACGAGCATGACTCACTCGGAGTTTCAGAAATTGCCTGGGTATAGGGTACTACGAAGAAATTTTCATTTGAGTGAATGGGTTGTTGAAAGCAGAATGACAAGGAAAGAAAAACAGGAGCATCCTGAGTATGTAGCAATGGGTGGATATCTAAAGTCTTATGATTATAAGACTGCATTTCGTAATATGTGGAATAAATTTACAGATATGCAAAAGCAGATGGTAACAGCTCTACCTAATTTTGATGCAGAGATATTCAAAGAGATCACCGGAATCGATGTAAACAATGGATGAGTAATCGTTATAATTGGGGGTGAGAACGTGAACAAGCATGGTGAAATCATCAAGTGTGCAATTATGGCATTTGTTTTAACAATACTGGTCTGCTTGATGTTTTATGTTGCATCCTCAGAAGAACGAACATGTACTTACTGTAACAAGAACATCAGCACAGAGGAGTATGTGCATCTTACAAACGGAGCAAATATGCACCCAGAGTGCTACATCAAGTGGTTAGGAGAATCCAATGAAGAAGGTAAAAATTGATGGCATGATACTTGCAACGTTCCTAACCACTCTGTTCTACTCTGCAACATGGCCATATATCAATAAATACATCATATCTATCATTCCAGAGAGCTACATAGCTACTCAGCAGATCGTCAATTGTGTTTCCATCATCGTATTCAGTGCAGCATGGAATAGAGTGGGTGACACGCTGTTTCGATTTTTCCCTGTGATTTGCATAGTTGAATCTCTAACGACCATCATTGCTACATCTGTAATACTGATAACCGATGATGTCAGAGCCTACTATATTTTGGACACTCTGTTCTTTGCTCTGATCACTCGTAACATCATTTGTGGATATATCAAACTAAAGGCACGGAGATACACTACGGAAGATAGCAGGAATTCTTTTGACAATAGAGATAATTCTGCTGCCGCGGCGGCTACTATCATAGGATCATTGATAGCGATATACCTATCCCTTGATTTCCATGTTATGATAGTGATAGCTACCATAGGAAACATGATAGACAATACAATGTATTTCTTCATCTACGGAAAAACTGTAAAGAAGGCTGGTGAACGGTAATGTCATTCCATTGGACTTGTAAATGCGGAAGAAGCGGTATCCCGATCGAGGTTCTTCAATGCCCGAGATGCGACCAGTACAGAGATACATCAATGTATGAATCACCAGAGCAGTCTGATCCATGTGCCTGGGTATGTACTCGGTGTGGTCAGTTCAATTGGTCTGCCGACATGTACTGCATGAAGTGTAACATCGGAAGAGATCCTCATGTACAGTATAGCATTGACATCGATGTGGATATGGATACCACAAAAAAGCCTGTAGATTTCATGCCAATTAAGCGGCTTTTGTTATGCGCTGCATTGGTTGGACTGGTTTACCTATTTTGTCCGTACAAAGTATCTGGAAGTATCTCCGAGATGTCATGGAGCAGGAGCATCGGCAATGCTGAAGCATCTGGCACGGATAAAGTACCTTACTGGCCTGAAAGAGACAATGCAAATGAGATTTCAAATGACCTCAACGAGCATCTGTACATAGTTGTTGACGGCGATAAGTATGAGGTAGATGCAGATATGTGGTATGGCTTTGACGTCGGAGATGCTGTTACATTCACAACAAATCATGCAAGTAAACAAGCGCGCCACTTTGATGTGAATCACTAAAACAATAGGAGATGCGATCATGAAATATATTAAACTAAAAGATGTAATGAACCTTGTGCAGCGTGAGCGTGAGCAGCTCAAGAAAGATGCTTGGTTCTATACCTCTGGTGCATCGATCAAGGAACTAGCTCTTAGACACTTCAGAAATATCCTCCGGCAGCTTACTGACTGGACGGAAGATGCAAAAGAAGGTAAAGGGCCGATCTATTCTGACAGTGGGTCAGTTTACATTCTATGGATCAAAGACAACTATGATGGTTCGCGAATTTACGGCATACATCGTACTAAAGATGGCGCTGAAAAAGAAAGAGCCGAGATGATCTCAGAACACAGTTATCTTGCCATGTACCTTGAAGTCGAAGAAGCAATACTCGAAGACTGATATGTTTGAAAGGAGAAAGGAATATGACAGAATTGTATTATGGCTCGTGTCCTGCGGAGGGTCTCGTGTGGAAGTGTGCTTGCGATGGTAGCGATATAGAGATCTGGCCCTTTGACACGTTACAGACGAATAAGAGCCTCGAGGATATTTGGGCTATAATCTGGGATAGCGCCGGATACGGAGGGGAGTGGCGCGATCGTATCCTTCAAGCCACTATCGATCTCGAAGTTACCATTCTCGTCATGTACGGGGGGTTTGGGAATATTTTGACCGTGTCTTTTAGGCAGTTTATCAAAATGCTTAACGATGGCGTATTGGTCGCGGAGTATACCCTTTCCAATGGAACTAGCCGGATCTCTACTGAAGAGCTATCGAGAGGGCAGCGAATCAAGAAATTTATGAATGACGCTGTTCCCTATATTTGGGGACGGGTACAGAAGATCAAAAGTGATCGGGTTTTCGATAAGCGTATGACTGATAACCACGAGCCCAAGATTGTACGCCAGCTTGAAAAAATCAGGAAAGGCGACGTTGAAACATTTTATTTCGACACCATGCAGATTATTAAGAACTGTGACAACGATCTCGTCAACCATCAGTCCCACTACAAGACGCGCAGCGGTATGGAGGTCATTGATATTATAGAGGCCGTAATCTGTGATCTGCCAGGTGACGAGGCTTATGCGATCGGCAACGCTATCAAGTATATCTGCCGCTACCGTAACAATGGTAAGCCCATTCAGGATCTCGAGATGGCTAAACTGTATATCAATAGGGCTATCGAGAACTATAAGAAGGGCGAGGAGGTAATTAACAGTTAATATAAAGATTACAAATCCTTTATAATATCCCATGATTTTCTAACCTTATATATAGCTGAGGTGATGATCATGGAAAGGTATTATCCTATAAACAAGTTCGCTAAAATAATCGGTGTAACTTCTCAGACATTGAGGAACTGGGAGATCTCTGGAAAACTTATCCCACATCATAGGTCTGACAGTGGGTATCGGTATTATTCAGAAGAGCAGCTACATCAAATCGTTGGTGAACGAAATGATAAACTGCGGCCTACGATCGGATATTGTCGTGTATCTAGCTATAAACAAAAGGATGATCTTGAACGACAAGTTGAGAACATGAAGATGTATCTTATGGCACAGGGGCATCCATTTGAAATAATCACAGACATCGGAAGCGGGATAAATTACACTAAGTCGGGATTGAATACTCTGATCCAAAAAATATGCTCTTACGAGGTAGATAAAGTTGTTGTCTTGTATAAAGATAGGCTTGTCCGATTTGGGTTTGAGCTAATTGAATCCATTGCTGAGATTCATGGGTGTAAGATCGAAGTAATTGATAACACAGAGAAATCAGAACAGCAGGAGCTTGTTGAAGACCTTGTTCAAATAATCACTGTTTTCAGTTGCAGACTTCAAGGTAAGAGAGCCGGTAGAGCCAAGAAGATGATCAAAGAGTTGGTAGGTGATGATACATATGATTCGGACATTCAAAGTCCAACTTTGCCCAAACAACAAACAGAGGACTAGGCTGTTTCAAAATGCTGGTGTAGCTCGCTTTGCCTATAACTGGGCTTTGGGGTATCAAAAATCAAACTATGAATCTGGTGGCAAGTTCCTATCCGATTGTGATCTGAGGAGAATCTTCACTCAGTTGAAACAGACAGAAGAGTATCAATGGCTAAAAGAGTACAGCAACAATATAGCAAAACAGGCTATTAAAGATGCTTGTACCGCATACAAAAACTTCTTTTCCGGCAGAGCAAAGTTTCCAAAGTTCAAGAGTAAGCGTAAATCTCGACCTAGTTTCTACATGGATAATGTAAAAATCAAATTTACAGATACTCATGTGAAACTTGAGAAGATAACTGATAGCAGAAAAGCAAATCGGCAATCGTTGAATTGGATCAGACTTGCAGAGCATGGTAGGATACCAGTGGATGCACATTATTCAAATCCAAGAATAACATTTGATGGTCTTAATTGGTGGATATCAGTAGGTGTTGAGTGCGAGGGATGTAATGAGCTACCTAAAAACGATGGCATCGGCATAGATATTGGTATCAAGGATCTCGCAATATGCTCTGATGGTCGTACCTATAAGAACATCAATAAGTCGAAAAGGGTCAAGAAACTGACTAAGAAGAAACGCAGGTTGCAGCGTAGGGTATCAAGGAAATACCTTAAAAACAAGAAAGGAGAAAGATACTGTAAAACAAGCAACATTACAAAAGCACAGAGGGCATTGCTTGTCGTTTCCAGAAAACTGACAAATATTCGTCATAACTATCTTCATCAAGTAACTACCGAAATTGTGAGCCGAAAACCAAAGTTCATTGTTATGGAAGACTTGAATGTAGTAGGAATGATGAAGAATCGGCATCTAGCAAAAGCAGTGCAAGAGCAGAGTTTTTATGAGCTATATCGGCAGATGAAGTACAAGTCTGAGTGGGGCAACATCAAGTTTATCACAGCAGACAGATTTTATCCATCAAGCAAATTATGTTCATGTTGTGGTAACATCAAAAGAGACTTGAAACTATCTGATAGAATATATGTATGCTCTGAATGTGGCAACACCATAGACAGAGATCTACAAGCGGCCATAAATCTAAGAAACTACGCTAAAAGCAATATCGTAGTTTAAAAACAAGCGATATTATGCTATGTACCGATTCGATAGTCGGGAATTTAAGCCTGTGGATTGTCACACCAAATGAGAGTAGCCTTTTGGCAAAATCAGACAGGGTGAAGCAGGAATGGAACATTAAATGTCCTATTTATAGGCTTTATGTAAGTTTTCAGTATCGGTGTTGACAATGGTTGCTAGATATGTAGAGCATACCCTATATGCCGACGGCGTCCCCTTTATGACTGTCGAAAGGTTATGCACGGATAGCTATTCGTACTTGGACTTTGCGCGTGAAACAGCAAAACAACAACTTGCAATAGACCGGGCTGTGGCGCAACAAAAACTAGACATGAACATTTGCAAGGCTACGGGTTGTAATCCATTAGACACGAGCATTTGCCAGGATGCACAGTACATGCCAAAAACAGAACCGGAGCCATTTCCTGAGCCAGAGTCCGTATATAAGGAAAAGATCAATGTCAAATGGTATGAGCTATTGATATTGGCCGCTTTGGCTTGGGCGCCGTTTATGCTCGGCTTGTTGCTAAAACTTCTGAACTCGTAAAATTCGCTTCTCCTATTATAGAAAGAATGTGATTTTAAATGGAGACATTTGAAAAGGTATTTACATTAAATATGTCGGTCTCTATGCCAAAATCAGATTGCGAAATGATGAAACAACTGCGTAAAAACAGTCAGACCTTGGATTGGCAAAATCTTACACAGAACATCATTTTTGTACCTGTAAATACCAGTATCTGTCAATCTTCAAATGGTGCCAGAACACCGCTATTTGAATCTGATCTTGAAATCGGAGAAGAGATACTTAGAGATTAAGAATTGCGGGAGCGATGAAAATGAGTAAATCTTATTACGGCATGTGCCCGAAGGAGAAACTTTTGTGGAAGTATGACTCCAATTGGGACACATTGAAAATATATCCATGGGATGGATCTATGCCATCAAGTAAAATGCTACATAGCATCTGGGGTGGAATCGAAGAATCTGGCAAGTATGGACGTGACGGGGTTTCGATTACAGACATAAGCAATGTAGTATCTTGTTATGCAGTAACGAATATTACCGTTCACATTGGTGATGGTGTGCGTACCAAGCCAGCAATGGCACGGACAGAATCATTCCATGCATTCATTAAAGAATTATTGTCTGGACTACAAGTTGCCACATTTACTTTGCCAGATGGTACTGGCAGGTACTACCTTCCAGAGTTATCACAAGATTCACGAGTCCAAAGATTCTTAAATGACACAGTTCCATTCGTTTACGATGTGGTCAAAGCTAAGTCCTTGTGCCAAAAGTATTATACAAGGCCTCTACCGTGGGATGTTGTCGAGTATAGTAGCCTAGATGCCACAATTGGTAAGGGTTCTGCATCTGCAAGTGGTACATCAAAATTGAAAGCTCTTGCTACTGCCGAACACAAAAGACAAGCTAATGTAAGCGAACAAAGAATAAGCGAATACAAGGAAGAGATCAAGAACCTACACGATTTGTTACAGTTTCCGCTAAAGCATTGCTTATGCGGTGATGGATATACAGATTTTGATGCCATAGACGCATATAAAGCTAAGGTGAAAGAGTTGATAGGTATGGAGCTCTAGCCGATGGATGTAAATGTCTATTGGTATTTCAGTGCCGCCATATAACACGCTTGATGAAGCTGCTTGCTTTTTACAATCATTTGTGGTATAATAATAAATTCTGGTGGACATTTGCAGATTATTCCTGGTGGTGATATGTGATGGACTTTGAGTACAAGAGAGTTTGTAAGATATGTGGTGAACAATTTGTAACTTCCTGCAAAACTCAAAAGATCTGCGACAAACAGCACTACCGACCTTGTAAGAATTGCGGTACACCAATACCATTCAAACGTCCTAGTGATCGTAACGTCTTCTGCTCACGAGAGTGCAGCAGAGCATTTACGAAGAAGCAGAACATTGAGAAGTATGGTGTAGAACATCCTATGCAAAACGAATCAGTAAAGGAGCACTTCAAAGAATCCATGCTTTGCACCTATGGGGTAGAATCCCCATTGCAGTCTGATGCAATCAAGCAGAGAGCTATCCGTACTAATCAACAGAAGTTTGGAACAGACTGGGCTATTGGAAATCCAGATGTTTACTCTGCTGGTCGTAAGACAATGGAAGATAGATATGGTGCATCTTATACATTGCAATCTCCAGCTCTTGCAGACAAAGTTAAAGCAACCATGCAAGAAAAGTACGGTGTGGATAATGCATCAAGAGTGCCTGAGATAGTTGAACGTATCCGCGCCACAAATATTGCTAAGTACGGAGTTCCAAACCCGATGCAGCTTAGAGAGATTGCAGAGAAGGGAGTTGCTACTAAAGTCGCTAGATACGGTACTGAGTACAAGAAGAAGTTTGCTTTGAAGTCTCGGGATACCACGATCAGAAGATACGGAGTAAAACGGGCTGTTCATGTACCAGAGTTCGCAGAGAAGATGAAGCAGACTACCCTAGCTCGATATGGTGTTCCGTACTTTGTTCTGACAGATGAATACCTGATGAACAACGGACATTTTGTTGTCTCTACAGCAAACAGGAAATTCGCAAGGATACTTGAGGCATATGGAATCCATTGCGAGTTCGAGCATGTTATCGGCACAAAGAGATATGACGTGCTCATCCCAAGCAAGAATGTTGTTATCGAGATCGATCCAACTTATACACACAATACTATCGGAAATCATTGGAATCACAAAGGCATCTCACCTAAGTACCATTTAGACAAAACAAATGTAGCGACCGATGCTGGTTACAGATGCATCCACATCTTCGACTGGGACAATCAGTTTGACATTGTAAATCTCCTATTAGACAAGCAAAGGATACAGGCAAGAGCTTGCAGCGTAAAAGAGATCTCAGACGCCTCAGTTATCAAAGAGTTTGAATCTAACTACCATCTACAAGGTTACTGCCGCGGTCAAACAGTTTGCTATGGCCTGTACTACCAGGATGGGCTAATGCAGATCATGACCTTCGGTCTACCACGATACAACAAAAACTACCAATGGGAGCTATTGCGCCTTTGTACCAAGACAGGATACTATGTAGTAGGTGGAGCAGAACGACTATTCAAGCACTTCCTCAAAGACCACGACCCTATATCGATCATCTCATACTGTGACAAAGCAAAATTCTCAGGAGATGTGTACACAAAACTAGGCTTCACACATCATCATGACACAGCACCAACAAAAGTCTGGTCTCATGGGTCGGAAAAGATAACAAACAACCTCTTGCTGAGACGAGGATTTGATCAACTGTTTAATACAGACTATGGCAAAGGAGTAGATAATGAAGAACTGATGCTCTCCCATGGATGGCTACCAGTATATGATTGTGGTCAAGGAGTTTACGTCTGGATAAAGTAAATATAGCATAGCAGCTTCTACCCTAACGGTAGGAGCTGTTTTTTTTATTACATCAAAAAAAATTGAAAAACAAAAAACCTTATATATAAGTAGAGGGAGAAAAACCATAAACATTCCCTCATGCACTCAAAAATAAAAATCTTATTGAAAGGAAATGATCGGATGTTTACTCCACTGCAGATGGGGACGAATCATATGCTTGGCATCGATAATTTCGTACCTCTGACCACAAATAACTTTGAAGTTCGCGTCTACAACATGGACGGATCTCTCCCGACCGAGTTCAACGAACTCCTGACACTATCGACCGATGAAGTAGGTTCAATTCAGGAACAGCAGGATAGTATTACCGTACACTATGGAAACGGACTTATCAAGTTCCCATCCAAGGTATCGTATGGTGATGTAACGTGGACACTCAACTGCTACTGCGAACCTAACGTCCTAGAGAACCTACGGGCATGGAGAAAGCTCGTATACGACCCAGAGACCCAGAAGATGGGACTTCCGTCTCAGTACATGAAGCAGGTATACTTTATCAAGTATGACGGCCAGTGGAATGTAAGAGACGTCATCCGCTGCCCCGGTACATGGATCGGGGCTCTTGACAACGGCAGCATGAATCAGACAGGCGGAGATGTAGTAAAGGTACAAGTACCATTTATTATCTCCCAGGCCATTTACATGAAGCCATCTGACTTCCGCTGATATGGTTGAGCTGGTAGAAGAAAACACCTCCTATGATACTCCGTACATTTACATCCTGTACTCTATAAAAACAGACGGTATTACAATAGGTGATTGTACAATAGCTGTAGATGATGTAGCGTTCTGTGAGAGGATAGATATTATGCCTCAATACAGAAACTACGGATACGGCACAGCTACAATGAAACTATTGTCCGATAAATTCGATACTATCGTAGTAGCACCAGATAATGAAGATGCCGCAAGGCTATTCAGAGCTATCGGTGAAGAGTACAAGGATGAAAGTGCGGAGTATCTTGAAAAAGGATACGGTGTGTTCGTTATATAATATAATGGTGGAAAGAAGCAATCACAGAAGCTCGGAGACAGAATCAATAAAAGGGTGTACGATTTTGAAGATATATTCTAATAACCGTTATGTAGCAGTAAGCGCATATGGCTCTAATGGCTATTTCAACGTAAATGACAGTGAGGAAGTCGCAGTCGATAAGATCATTGATTTTCTGCTTGATAATCCTAACCTGCGTGAGATTTACTTTGATGATCCGGATGATGACGGCAATGTTTATCTACACTGGGATTATCTTGATGCCGACCATATTATGTTTTTTGGGGACGATTTTAATAATCTTGATAAAAAGAACCGCTCGTGGCTGATCAGAAGAGCAGAGTGGATCTATTATGACATCATGGATACTATTGGCTATTGATGAAGAAATGAGGAATGTATTATGAAGATCTATTCAAATTGGGCAGATGGGACGTATGATGCATCGTTTAAGCGTAACGGTGTTACCTATTATATTCAGATGGAGCAAGGTGATTATGGTAATGCAGTAGCTACATGGTGGGACTCATCCGATAATGGACTTGGCTATAATAACCGTGGATTTATTATATTGGATCTTCCGTTCGGAATGCATAAGTCAGATATAACCCCGGATAATGTTATTCAGTATCTTGGAGTTAATAGCTCTTTTGATCGCCGTCCGAATAAGCAGATTGCTGATATGCTGAAGAAAAAGGCTGCAAGCCTGTATGTAGGTGTTAATTCAAGCAAGCGTTCATCCGGTAAATATGTAAATGCTAATACTAATAAGCGTTCAACTAAGAAGGCAATCATGGCAGGCCCAGGTTCTGCTATTACATTAAAGCTCAATGATATCCAGTTTACAGAAGTACCCAACGGTGGTTTCTATCAGGAATACAATGGAGCTCATAACTTCCTAGAACCAGAGAACGGATGGTGCAAGGGTACTATCGATATCAAGTCCATCGGTACTTACTATGATGGCGGAGATCCAGAACTTGGTGATATCCCTGTAAATATCCAAGTATATGAGGTTCGTCCTGATACCTATGAAGAGGGCGAAGATATGATTGGTCTGAGCCTAAAGGAAGTCATCGATGACATTGACGGCATCGAGGACACTATCCATATCGGTGGTGGATGGGTAACTATCACATTCGATGGTAAGTTCGATGTTACTGCATATACTTATCATTCTACTGTGCTCCTCAAGGTGGAGATTCCTGATAAGGAACTTGTAGACTGGCTCAATAGATGGGCTCATGGTGAAACAGTTGAAATGTATTATGAAATCTGCATCAATGGAGACTATCAGGGAAATGCCATTGAGGATTTGGATGATGCTATCGAAACTGCCAAGCAGTACGCTGCGAACCCTCAGTATGCTGATGATGAGATCACAGTAGTGATTGTACATTACAGAGTAAACTATTATGGAGACATCGAGGACTATTATGATGACGATGGTGATGTCGTTTGGAACAGCAACGATGAACTCTACGATGATGGTTTCAATGATTGATCTGTGCATAACGTCAAATCGTATAATATTTTCCCTAGGGTAAATACAAACACGATTATATAAGATGCACAGATCATGTACAAAATATAAGGAGCCAGCTCGCCGTATTACTGCCGCTGAGAGCTATGGATGGGTAGTAGAGAATAATGAAGTCGATGAATCCTACGAGCTGGCCTGTGACACATATGGGCAGGAGGATGTCGATCATGAAATCGTTGAAACTCTAAGCACATCTGAATTGGCCAGCTCCCTTGCGTATCTGTTTCGTATGTGGGACTTCCGTAAGTGGGACGAGCGGAACGACGAATAACACATCAAATAGCGGTCATATGCAAAAGTATGACCGCTATATCTATAATAATTATTGACTTCATCTCGTAGATATGGTATAATAATAGTAGGGAGTACAGCTCCGAATTGATGTTGTAAAACAAAGCATTGAATCGATAGGAGATGAGAACATGGCTAAGATCCTTATCAGAACAAGAGTTAAAAAGACCCCAATTACAAGCGGATACAAAACGGGGCTTGTATCTATCTGGTGGTATACAGATCACGGTGAGTTCTGGGACTACTCAACAGATCTTGATAATGCCGTAGAATCCAACGGTTATCTACAATACTCCAATGAGAAGAACCATCTTAACCTATGGAGATCAGCCGTAGCTAAGTATATTGAATCTCCTTCTGAGCGGCAGAATATCATCAATAATGGATACAAGTCTATAGAGCGTGGCCGTGTTATCTACAATATCCGCACTCAGAGCTATGAGATCATTTGTAGCGAAGCGCTTTGCCAAAATGCAAAGTTCCGTGAGAACTGCATCAAATACTTTAATCTATCTGGAAACAGATATGATTTTGTGCCGTTGCATCATTATGGGATCATGAAGCTGACTGGAAACCCTGCTCTTGACCAGTTTTACTACGAGACAGATATGTGATACATACACATCGGACAGCTCCCTTATTTCATGATACTACCACTCGTTATAATAAGTGATAGTATTTTGGAGTAAGGGAGCTGTTTTTATTTATGCTTAGATCTGACAAATTCAAAGTGAACCACCAGAATAAATGTGATGGCCGAGAGCTGCTCGGAGAGATCGAGGATTCCTGCATCAAGGCAGTATTCTTTGATCCTCAGTACCGCGGTGTTCTTGATAAACTATCCTATGGTAATGAGGGAGAACAGAGGGGTAAAGCTCGCTGTGACTTAGAGCAGATGGATAATGATACGATCATCGAGTTTCTTCATGGTATCAATCGAATCCTTGCGCCGAGCGGATATCTGTTCCTCTGGGTGGACAAGTTCCATCTGGTAGAGGGCGTACAAGAGTGGTTCAAGAAGCTGCCCGATATGCAATGTGTTGACCTCATTACATGGAATAAGCAAAAGATTGGCATGGGCTATCGGACACGGCGCAAGTGCGAATATCTAATTGTTATCCAGAAGAAGCCCATCTTGGCGAAGTCTACATGGACTCTTCATAACATCCCCGATGTATGGGATGAAAAGGTAATAAAAGTACATCCTCATTCTAAGCCCATAGAGCTGCAAAAGCAACTTATCCTTGCTGTTACCAATGAAGGAGACTATGTTTGCGACCCAGCAAGCGGTGGATACTCAGTGTTCGATGCATGTAGACAGACAAGACGGAACTTCATCGGCGGTGATATCATGTATGGGTGGGATGCGGACAGCTCCCAAATCTCATTTCCATTTGTGTGATATTTGTGCAACTTGCACATGCTGTATTGTATTTCCCCTAGGGAAAATAAAAACCGCACTGTGCAAGTTGCACAAGATATTGGCTTCACGGGTATCGCAAACATCACGGCGGCATATCAGTACACTCATGTCGATGTGCGCCCGAACGGCAAGTGGTATGGCGATGAAGTCCACGGTAACAACACCGTGACCGATGATTTTTACAAGTATTTTGGAGGCGAGGATATGAAGGGTATTGTTGTGAGCGTACACAACGGCGATATTGACTGGGGTAATGTCAAGGCTGACGGCATTGATTATGCCATCCTGCATGCAGGGTACGGCAGACTTGCATCGCAGAAGGACGAGTGTTTCGAGCAGAACTACTTCGGCGCAAAGGCGGCTGGCGTTCTGGTCGGTGCATACTGGTATTCCTACGCCATGAGTGAGGACGAGGCACGATTGGAGGCGGATGTTTTCCTGTCTGTCATCAAGGGAAAACAGTTCGAGTTCCCTGTGTACTATGCTGTGGAGGAACAAAAGCAGTTTGCTCTCGGCAAGGAGAAGGTGTCGGCGATCATGCGGGCGTTCCTTGAAAGGGTGGAAGCGGAAGGCTATTTTGTCGGTCTGCACGGCTCGGCTTCTTCGCTGACCACACACACCTCCGATGACATCAAGAGCCGCTACACCATCTGGCTGGCGAACTGGGTCGATGAGACAAATTACAGCGGTGCTTACGGCCTTTGGCACCATTCTAAGAATGGCAAGGTTGCAGGCATCAACGGCAATGTGGATCTGGATATCTGCAATAAGGATTTCCCGGCCATCATCAAGGGCAGGGGGCTGAACGGCTACGGCAAGACTGAGCAGACTCCTGCACATACACATGACATGCCCATATCGATGAAGATCAAGAATGTGGATATCCAGAACTTTATGCTGTTTCAGGAATTGAATATTGATCTCTCTAAAGATGTGAACGTCATATTTGGGGAGAATAGCACAGGTAAAACAGCGTTGATGAAGCTGCTGTATACGCAGGCTGCTGTGTTGTCAAAACTCGGACGTGAACTGCACGCTGATCAAACCAAGGCGGCGGTTGAAGGTGCGTTTGTTAAAAAGCTGATAAATGTTTTTAAGCCTAGCAATCATGCCCTTCATCGACTTGTGACGCGCACAGGAGCAACAAGAGCCAGTATCCATACTGTATTTGACAATGATGCCGATGTGAGGCTTTCGTTCTCGAATAAGCAGATCAACCATCTAGACTACCAGTTGGATCACGGAGTGGAAACGGAGTTTACCCCGGTCTATATCCCGCCCAAGGAGATCATTTCCACTGCTGGTGCTTTTTGTTCGCTGTATGAGCGGTACGAGATCGGATTCGATGAAACGTATTATGATCTTGCAAAGCTGCTATTATGGCCATTACAGAAGGGACGTGATAGCGAGGAGCAAAACTCGGTCCTTACGCTATTTTCTGACATCATCAAGGGAAACATCTCACAAGATAACGATCAGTTTTTCCTGAAGATCCATGGCGAGGGCAATTTTGAGATGAGCCTTGTCTCTGAGGGATACCGTAAGCTGGCTACACTGATGTATCTCGTAATGTCCGGTGGACTGGCGAACAACTCGATCCTGTTTTGGGATGAGCTGGAGGCTAATATGAATCCCAAGATGATCTACCCGGTCGCCAAGGCATTGATCAACCTCTCCAGGATCGGTGTACAGGTGTTTGTGACGACACATAGCTATTTTGTGCAGCAGGCATTCAATATGGCGGCAGTCTATCAGGATCATGAGGCTGATGAGCATCCAATGGATATCCGTTTCATCTCTCTGTTTCGCAATGATGACGGAAGGGTCGGAGTGCAGACGGCTGATCGTTTATCCGACATCCAGTATGATCCGATCATGGAGGAGTTCGATGAAGTCTATGACCGCGAGCAGCGTTTGATCGTCGGGGAGCGCGAAGTAGGGTAAAAGAATGCATCCGCATCAATAACCTTATATATCAGTGAGTAAAAAGACATACTCACTGATATTTTTTTTAATATCCCTAAAAACCGTTTAAGGAGAGTGTCATCATGATTTCAGAGAAGATCGAATTGCTTGGTAAGGGTCTGTATACTTCTATCCCAGATCAACTCACACTTCATAGCTTGCCTACTATCTCGGAGCTGGACTATGTAGGCAGTGAGGACTTCGACAAGACAATGATCGAAAAGATCCTACCATCTGCTATTGAGGAGAAGATCGACTGCAACCAATTGCTGGAGATAGATTATTATTGGCTCTGCCGGTGCCTGCGTATCTTGAACTACGGTCCATATTATACGACAAATCTTATTCTTTGTCGGGATTGTGGTCAGAGATCATCAGATGGTGAGTATCAAGTAAATCTGAATACGATCGAGTGTGTCCCACTTCCAGAGGGCTTTAAGAATGAGATCGTTATCAGTAGAGATGATCTTATCGACTTTGATGGTGATATTACACTACAGCTCCTTACCATGAAGGAAGTGCTTGCTGCGTATAATGATGATGTGTTCAAGCGTGAGAATGGTTCTGTTAATAGGGAGCTGGCCAGATTGTGCTATAGCATTCGATCTATTGGCACAAAGAACGGCATGACACCGTTTGAAGTGAAGATGTACATCCAGAATCATCTATCATCTGCTGACTACATCGCATTGAGAGATACGGCCAGCTCCAAGACTAACTATGGTCTAAAGCTCGCTGGTGTTACACAGTGTCCTATATGCCATTCTAATCGTGCAAGTTTCATCGCTCTGACAGATGATCGTTTCTTTCGTCCGACCGTGGGAGATCTCAGAGCCTGGAAACATGATAGAAGTGCAGGGGGAAATGAAAAGCCTGCACGAGGTAAGGCAAAAACTGTATGAGAATATCACCGATGAGGTAATGTTCATCGCTAGAGCTTCCGAGGGTGCTATCTCAGCAGAGTGGTTGTATCAGCAACCCATATTCATACGAAAAAAGTACGTTGAATCGTTTACCAGAGAGGTAGATGAAAGAAAGAAACGTCTTGAATCTAATGCACAACGGAAGGCAAAACGATAGGGATGTTTCGGCATCCCTATTCGTTATTATAAGGGAGTGGTATCAATGCCGGATAACAACAATATAAATGAACAGGCAGACATCCTATCAAAATTGCTTGGCAGAGGTACACAAAGTCAGAGCGACCAGATTCTCAAATACATTAGACAGATAAATGATACCCTTGCTGAGATGAATGATGATGGTAAATCAAACGCCAGGAAACAGAGGAACGATAGGTCTACTGCGACCACATTTCAAGATAGGTTCAGAGATAGAAACGGACAGTCTAAGAGTAGTACAGCTCCGACCGCTCGTAAGAGAAATGGCTTTAGTAGTGTCCAAGATTCATTTGTATCTGGATTTCAGTCAGAATTTACCGATAAGATCAAGAGAGACATCGGAACTCAATTTAGAAAACAGATAGGTGGCATTTACGACGACATTACAAAGGAGCTGGGTATATCTCTCAAAGACGCCCCAAATGCTCTTGGAAAAGCTGTTGGTCTAAAACTGCGAAACAGTTTAAGAACCACGGGTATTGATACTGCACTTGAAAACACGCTTAGGGATGCCACACATGGTCTGCGAGACCATTTGTATAACAAATTTATAGGTAGTACATCTCTTGCAGAGCCTATTGAGAAACTCAAAAATGCTTATATACAAGGTAGGGATGCCGCAGGTCAGCTCCCATCTAGTGAGAATATACATCCTCAGATACCACAACAAGATAAAGGTGCATCTGATCAACAACCCACACAGGTTCAAGGTCTTGCACAGGCAATATCAAGTGTACAAGATCTTTCAAAGCTGCTTATACCTGCTATCACACAACACACTACTACAGGACAGAACTTAGATCCTCTGAACAGTCAAGCATCCAGTTTTATTGATATTATCAGCAGCATTGGAGATATATCAAGCATAATCGGAAATGCTAGGTATCTAAACAGTGTAACGCCGTCTTCTGCTGTATCAGATAAATCTGTCATCAACTTAAAGAATTGCTGTTGCTGTAATGCAGATATGACGTCCGGTACGGATGATATTCTATCTTCAGCATTGGATCATCTATCCGATATTACAGGAGATTCCATTAGTGACTCGGTTGGCAATATTGCAGAGAAGTTAGCTGATGCAACTAATGGTAATTATACTGATATCATAGATACTGTTACAAGTGTTCTTGGCGATAGCAGTTCAGCTATATCAGATATTACCACAGTGGCCGCTCAGTCTTCTGGTGAGGGTAGCGCTGCTGTAGCTGGATTTACAAGTGTAATAGATGCAGCAATACCTATGCTAGAGCAGGCCACTACAACGTTAGGGCCAGAGATAATAAGTGGATTGACTGCTACTGGCACAGCATTGGCTCCAATCGCTGCCGCATTGCCAACAGTTGGGCTAGGTGTTGTAGCTGCGGTGATCGCATTTGAGAAACTTGACAAGATACTTGAACCAGTTCGTGAGAACTTCAAAAAGTTGTCCGATACAGTGAAACGTACTGCAAATCGCGCTAAAGAAAGCAGAACTAAAGATGTTGACCTAGCTACTGAGAGACTTCAAAAAGATGTCGAGACAATGGTCAAGAAACCTTTTGAGATCTTGCAAACTGCTGCTGAGGAATGGTATTCAACATGGAATAGTAATCTAAAAGTCATTAGTGCTACTCAGGGATATAGCAAAGCAGATCTACAGACACTCATGGGCAATTATGCTGAGAGACTGCGTAGAGAGGGCCTTGAATCCTATGTAAGCGCATCTGATATCTCTGCTAATTTGGCGAATGTCCTAAAGGATGGCCTAAGCGGACAAGTAGCAGAGGAGTTCGCTTATATTGCTACCAAACTAAATGCCGCAGTACCTACGCAAGATTTCTTCCAGTCTGCAAGTAGTTACGCATCTATAGTAGCCAATGCAGTAAAGGATGGCAAGTCCCAGGCGGATGCTATCAAACTCGCAAATGATACGATGATGCAGATGGCAAGCAACGTACTGTATGCAAGCAGAGAACTTACAAGCGGCGTTACAACTGGCCTAAAGGATGCTCAATCTATTATGGAGCGTTCGATCCAGATCGCACAGGCAGGACGAACTGACAATGCAGTAGCTATCAGCGGTGTCATGACATCTGTATCTGCTATCGTTGGCGCAATAGCTCCTGATCTTGCAAGTGCCATGACCGATGCTGTTTACAAAGCCGCAGTAGGTGGGAACAGCTCCGAGCTTGTAGCATTGCGATCTCTTGCTGGTATCAATGCAAGCAACACAGAGTTCCTTCGTCAGCTTACGGATGACCCTAAAAAGGTATTTGTAGACCTGTTTGAGAACCTCGGTAGGATGCAAAACATGTCCCAGGAGGCCTACATGGAGGTCGCAGAGGGTCTATCTAGTATATTTGGTCTGTCAATGGATACTTTTGCAAGAGTAGACTTTGAGTATCTTGCAAGGTCGATCGCTAATATGTCCACGACAAGCAATGCCATTGATGAAAACTTGGAGCTGCTCATGTCTGGTCAGACGACCACGACCGCAGAGCAGTTGAAGATTCAGCAGATCAATAAATACATGATCGATGAGGGTCTCGCTTATGTGATCGACAACGAGGCCGCTCAGATGATCCAACAGCATATGTGGGATGAGCAGATAGCACGACAGATCATGGAATCTCAGTATGCCGTTGATCTCACAGGATCATCGCTGCAATTGCTTGAGAGCATCGAGGGTGCAGTCGATAACGTCGCGAAATATTTGAACCCCATCGGATTTTTCGGTCAATTAGGTAGGCTGATCGTTTCTACGGCAGAACCAGAAGCCATGGATCATGATATAAGACAGATGCTAGAGCTTGGTAAAGTCGGAACAGGTCAAGAACTATCACAGCATCAGTTGACCACGAGGAACAAGAATCTTAAACTAACCACGGATCTTGTTAGCCTCATGGGAGGACTATCGGATTATAGAATCGTAAATGGCATTGGTAATGTTTTTAGCTTTTTTGATAATCCTGTGTCAACGATCGCAAATAGAAACCATCTGACGACCACGGAATCTATTATTCAGCTTGGTCAGCTCGCTGTTATCAATGGTAAGCAGGCTAAGTCTTCGTACAATTGGGGTACTATTGGGAAAAGTACAGCATCTACCTTGAACGCATCTACTGTAGGACCGCATTTGACAGGACTCAGCGATATACAGGAGCAGGCATCAGAAGTCAATAATACTGCTCTTGCACAGGCAAAAGCAGTTCAAAACCTTCAGGACATGATAGATAACATGAATAATTATGTCCTCAATGATAAAGACTACGATGCAACCTATGAGGATTGGGTATCAACTGCAAAGAAGTATGGTATCTCTGACTTTAGTGCTGCGATAGAGGATGCGGGTATTACTGATGAGAAATTGAGAACACACTTTGATGGTCTAAAGATGCAGATCGGCGCTCAGATTCGTGCAGATAGAGAGGCAAGGGAAGAGGATTTCTGGAATATCAATAAGGAAAATATAGTCGCTATCAATGAGACATCAGTTTCAATTAGAGATATTACAGACCTTATCCGGCAAACAGGAGAGGCACATCTTCTCGAAACGATCGATTTCAAGACTATCACAAATGAGATACTGACTAACATCTTTGATATGAATAGCAAGATCTACGATGAGTTCTTGAAATTCTATGCCTCGTGGGTAGATTACTATGTGGATCATACAGCTTATTCATCTGCGTATGACCATGAAGAGGTAAGTAAGATACAGAGAGAAGAAAAGGCAGAATCTGAAGATGCTGTATATGCGCTTGCTGATGCTCTTACAAAGAACACAGTTGATCTTCTTGATCCAACAGTACAGACAAATGCATTGCTGTCACAGATCTTGAAGGTAGCTAACGCTATCTTGAACGCTACAAACACACCAAACGGCACGACCATACCTGATTCTCTGTCAGGAATGGCACTTGGCTTAACTTCAATGTAAAACCATTTATATGGGTAAATAGCTAAATAAGGAGCTGTCCGATATGAATTTGACATGTTTTTCTGTGAATACCACAAACATCTTCCCGATGACGAACACATCGACTGGAGGACAGCTCCTCACGGAGTATAATCTGCGCTCCATTGATAGTGTTGCTACATCAGAGAGCGTAAACTACTACATTGGTCAGTCATTCGTACATGGTGAGAAGGACTTTTACCTTCTCGCTAGCTCGAATGCACTGGATTTCGGAGAAGATGCTGCTATCCCTGCAAACGGCATCATTGAGATCCAACCTGGCAGAGCTGTTGTAAATGGACACTTTATCGAATCTCTTGTCCCTATCTCCCTTGATATGTTCGAGATCAATGAACAGCTCCGTGCTGAGGGCAAGTCTATCCTCGAAGGCGAGATCTCAATAGGACTTATTGCCATATACAGTACAGAGTCTACTATGGCAGGGTCGCTGAAGCCAGAAGTAACAGATGCAACAGGTGCCGGTGAGTATCTATTCGAGGGTATCCAAGTAGTAATTCTCCCAAGCGATGAGTTCAAATTGCCTAGTGATGTGCCAAACGATGAGGCAGAAGTGACCGCGCACATCAAACTAGGCTCATTCTTGTTCACATCTTCTGGTATCTCAAATGTATCAAACAACTATCCAGCAAAGTGTCGTATTTTTGATGCAATAAGAACTGGAAGCGCAGATGATCTACTGTCTGATGAATTTATCAAAAAGACAGGCCTTGACCCCGGAAGTCATTATGTATATGCAGGTAAGGGTAGAACTGAAACGAAGTCTGATACATGGTGTGCTGTAGATGATTCTCTTATCGTATGGGATGCATTTCCTCATAAGAGCACCACAAAGCCTGAATTGGAATCTGCGAGATTTGGTCTTGACGCTAATGAATCAGTACGACTATACCTACCACACAAGCAGATAGATGGCTCTGCTGGGTACAGTGTCACTGATGAGCATGGGCAAACATTGTATTTTGATCCAGTATCATTGGCTATACCAAAGGCAGACTATAACCTAGGTACAGGTGGTACAGTCGATAGCAAGTACACAAATGTTATCAAGAAGCTGCGCGAAGATGTTAATACCTATCGGATGTCCGTAGGAGGTAAGCAGATATTCTACATCGACTACCTTGATGCTGTAGAGGATCTTCCATCGATCAATGATAATTGGAATCCTGGCGATTATATCCTTGTAAATCAAGATAACACAGTCATCTATGAGTCTACCGTGATAGATAAGAAACCTTCTACCATGTATGTCATCATACCAGGGTATGTGCAAGAGATCGCGTATTCAGAGGATTATGATGGCGGTGAGGGCTTGGAGCTGAACGTTGTATCCTCATCGTTTGAAGACGGAGCTGATCCGCCATCTACAGATGATCCAGAGGTATATAGTGAGTATTGGGGTGATCTAACTCAGTATAGAGGTCGTAAGAACATAGATTACTTCCTATATACTTATACAGATGAGAATGGGGAAGTTAAAAAGTATTATTACACAGTAACTGTCACATCTGCAAAAGAGTATTCTGATGCGATCGTATTGTCTGGTCCTATTCCAGTAGCTTCAGAAGATATCGTTGGCGGATTTCTGAACGTACCAGATACTGCAACAGACTATGGCTATGTATATCTGGATGAAGATGGTCATCTGCGATTGATGGACTACGCTCTGCTCCGTACTGGTGTATTGGCATATCAGCTCGGTGAGGACTTTACAACACCCTCTGGTGCCTCAAATGAAGAAGTACAGGCGTACCTCAATGAGTATGTAAATCAGCGTGTAGCATTCCCTAACGCAAATCAGATCCAGAACGCAGAAAATCCAAATGTGATCCATATCAATGTGACAGTCACTGATTCAGATGATGCAGAGACGATCGACATCTACGATATAGACAGCAGATTTAATACCTCTGTATATCTACATCTATATGGGAACGCAAGCAGTAATATTACGATCAATATCTCTGACTGTTCTCGTATCCGTGTTGAGAATAAGATATCTGGTACGCCTAATATCAATCTATATCGCTCTTGTCTCTATTATGATAGCAGTATCATTAACTATCTTACGAATATCGTAGACATGACCTTGTGGTATCAGCGGTTTGCTCTGACTGATCCGGATCTCGTTGTAGATGGTATGGAAGTAATATGCAGCGCAAGCACATCTGTTTATGAGGAGCTGAATGTCACTACAAGTGAATCCTGGAGTACATCTTCTCCTAATGATAATCACTTCATGGTAGCTCTAAAGAGCATCACATTCAAGTCAAACGGCGATGTTGTAGGCGCATCCGTTCTTGTGAGAAACGCATCTACATCAAATGTCCGCACTGGTAACTTTATCATCAGAACATCGTTTGAATTGCCGCAAGGACCTAGCCTCTACTACCCAAAGAGGAGGATGCCTAACCAGATAAAGGTGACAGGCCAGTTTATTGCATCCTATGTACTAACAAACCCATCTAGCTATATGGTGCAGGACACTAGGTTCTCTTTGCTTACACCGAGCTATGATGCATATGAGAATACGATAACTCCTGGCTCGATCGCGTTCTTCATTACTGCAAGTATCGTTGAAGATACAGATCCAAAGTTCATTGATGCCTGGTCAACAAACTCGTTCCATTACTTCTCAGGATCCACACTAATGGTATGATGGGAGCTGTCCTATGTTTATTCATGATGTAATAAAGATACGATATATCGATCAAGGATATCTGCCAAATTATCCTTATCATCTGATATCGGATGAAGAAATGTTTGAAGCGTTTCGCAAACTAGAATACTCGCAGGACGCGACTGGTGATACGTTTAGTCCATCTTTTGAGGGCTTCTTTTGGGTGAATTATAGTAACCCAGATGAGGCTGACCTAGAATTGAGTACCGCACATGCGAAACTTGTTACTGCTATCCAATATCATATTGATCAATATATCGAGACCAAGGGGACTTATGTAATACCCAATTGGGTGTACTCCTATATGCTAGGAGCTGTCATAGGACCAACATCGGATATAAAAGATATCCATGATCTGATACTTCCTTTAGGTACAGATAATGTAGATGATGTGTTCGATGCTGCATCAGCAAAGGCTTGCTTAAAAGAAAGCAAAGAGTGGATACGGAGAAAGCTGCTTGCACAGACAGTTACGATCGAATCTACTGGAGCTGTCATTGATCTCCGTCCACCTACGATGTTCGGTGAACCACATGTTGTAAAGAGTATACGTTTGAAACGGTCAGCTCCAGAATTGGCGGTGAATAACAATTGAAACTCCTTAAAATAGACGATAAAACTACATTGTCGGAGCTGTCCGATATGGTAGGTTCGAGGAATGTTGATGAGGTATTGGCGACAAACTGGCTCCCAAGAACAAAGAATGTTGGGAAAGAGTATAAAGAGGTATGCAACTACGCGATAGATAATTATAATATATCTAGCGGAGGAAATGTACCGAATCAGCGTAAACGTGAGATATTGGGCCGGATGACAGATAACAGCGATATATTTGAAGCTGTTGCAACACAGTCCGAAGATGGATGGAAAGTGATGCATACGATCGGGTCGATCCCAGGCTATCTTATGATACCAGATGACGTGGAGATAAAAACAAGTACAAATGTGCTTGGGAATGGGATCCCTGTATCGAGCGATACTTACTCTAATGCAATGAAGTATTTCTCAAAGGATTCTAGTGGCACTATACCGCAGACTATTTTTGATTCTACTTCATTTGCAGGGCGTGGAGCTGGCGGTGCGATCGTAAATAGCACATCATCTTCTTCATTCATGCAGTGGTTCAAGCTACCATGGGGCGAGATAACACTATATTCATCGTTGAGTGGATCATCCATCGACTTCCCTGTTTTCCCTATTGGTATAAAAGATGGTGTAGCTGCTACTTATGATACCATGCCTGATATGCTGTATCAATATGAGCCCACATATGTATACAGATCCTCCGGCCCCAGAACGAATACTTACTCATTCCATATGCATAGAGACATGTGGACAGGCGATCATCGAGATGGTAAGTGCAACGAGCTGATACGCTTCTGCGAGGCTAACTGCTATCCACAATTCAATGGAGCTGCGGTTCTGACCTCCAAAGTTACGCTATACATCAAGGGAGCTGCTCTAATCACAGGCATACTAACAAATGTGGAGTGGGAGTACAATGAAGAAAGTCCTATCGGTCTTGACGACATGCCTCTCGAAGTAAATCTATCAATTACTATCACAGAGATAGCAAACGAGCCAGTAAATTACTCATCTATCCAAAAGCGAGGGATCATAGGATGAGATATAGTAAACCAATTTATTATGACACATTAAAACCATATAAAGTAATAGATCATACTGGTATAGAATATACTGTGTGCCGTGACTTTGATCATATCAGCAGATACAGAGGTCTTAGACAAGTCGTTCATGGGCCTGTGAGTGATGATAGATTTATGACACTGGAAACACCAAATGCCTTTGTTTCAAACGCAGTCTTTGATTGGTATACAGTACCTCTCATGGAAGAGAACAGATTGGACCTTATCGCATACAAATTCTATGGATCTGCACAGTATAGCTGGATCATCTCATATTTCAATAATATCGAAGATGGCTTCACAGTATTTGAGGGGCAGCGAATCCGCATACTAAAGAACTTTACTGATCTGTTCAACAAGGGGGAACTTCTTGCATCCATACCACCTATGCAGCTCCAGCTTGGAAGCGAATGATCATCTTTCCACTCGTTATAATAATTAAAGAATACTTGACAGTATACAACCTTATATATCGGTAGGTACAGTGTACCATATCAATTAGGAGGGCTAAATATGAGAATTTATCGTTCAAATAACAAGTCAAATCGAGTATCTGCTTCTAAGAATACAAGATACCGTAAGTATGTCCGCGCATCAGAGGAGGCACATGATAATCAGTTCTGGATCAAGCTGATTTATGATAAGTGGGATTCTCTAAAGGACGATATCATTGCGCTTATGAAGGATGCTAATGGACGACCTCAGCAGGATCTATATCTGTATCCCGATGGTACTACAAGTGTATTTTGGAATCCAGGCGGAAACTCTTGGGAGGATAGTGATAGTATAGTCATTTATTCTACTAGAGGACAAGAGTATTATTCCGACCTTGATAACATCGAATCTTCTGATATTGTAGAGATGTTTGCAGATTACGATGATAGCATTTACAATTACCTTGAGCAGCTTCGTGTAGAACGCGATTGTGGTACTATTGATGAACTGTATCATGAGATCGACATTGAAAAGGAGCTGTTCAATTACAATCAGGATGCATTTGATAAGATGATGGATGATATGTGGAATGAGAGCATCTCTGAGGCATATGAGGGAGCAGAAATCGCCCTTGAACAAACGATCAACGAGCTTGAAGACCGCGATAGATACGGCTATTGATGCCATATACAGCAGACAATAACTTCAGCTCCGAGCTTGGTAAATCCGAGCTTACGCTCTGCGGAACTATCTACGAGTAAAATAGACTGTTACACAATGCACAACTATCCGAGTGGTATTTGTGCATTGTGTGTATAGACATGGTGAATCAATCGTGCTATAATTAAGAGGGTAGGCACTATGAGAAAGAAAAAGCCATATACTGGATACAACCGTCCTGTACCTGAGAATGTAAAAGTCATTCGTCTTGAAAAGACACAAGACTTCTATACGGAGTATCGATATATCATCATAGATAGCGATACTGGAGAAGTGTTTGACGATGCACAGGGATTTGGGTATAAAACAGCGCAAAAAGCATATGCAGCTTTTTCCTGGAAGAAGAGGCCTCATGATGAAATAGTTGCTCTTGATTCGCTGAAGCACACTGTACACGATTGGTGCAGCTCCCATAGTGAAATAGTTAAGGACATACAGTATGCAATGTTTGAGGCCATTAAGAACAACTGTCGTTACTCAGTAGAAGAGATAGCGCAGTTGATTCCAGAAGATACTAAACATGAGATGCCGTTTTCAGTAAAAGAGCTTCTAAAATACATGTAGATTTATGGGGGTGGTCTTATGAAAAAGTTCATTGGCATGTCAGATGCAGATAAAATCGCAGAGATGAAAAAGATATTTGGGATGGCTTATAATAATCCTGTACCAATGACCGTAGAAGAATACAGAGCTGCACTTGCAGATCCTGACTTCACATTTGGCCCATATAACAGTGCTGCTGATATGATGAAAGCTATCCAAACGAGATATGAAATGTATGGTGATTCCATTGAAGATTTACTCAAGTAAGAAAAGGCAATATTCAGATTCGTACATGCAGATTCGATGCACTTCATTGTATTAGAAAGACATACTTCAATTACTTGGAGCACATGAGAATCTTACTAAACTATCAGAAAGAATCGATGTTATAAGAAGAACTCCTAATATTAGAGATCTACCAGGCGGGTATCAGGCACATGCTTATTCGTATTCTTGAAATGGGCATTCCTATGGGGTTTGTAATACAATTCATATCAAGGGGGACCTTGTCCTGATTTATAGAATAGTTGACAACGTAATTGAATGTGTCAGAATTGGCACACATCAAGATTTGAAAATAGGATCGAGCACTCATGTGAATACCTCATTGATTTATATCTGAACGTGATTTGTATTAAACCTTATATAATGGTGATAGGCATATAACGTGCTTATCACCATTTCTTTTTTTCAACTCGTTATAATAAGGTAGAAGGAGCTGACGATGTGAAGAAAACAGCATTTTGTAATTTTACATTGGCTGGGGTATCTCTTACTGACTATGGTCTATTGATACCCTCTCCATTCACATCCTTGGAGCTGTCCAATAGTGAGATAACCTCCATGACCTCATTCACACTAGCTTGCATCGTAGGTGGAGATGCTTCAAGAGGGGTAAATGCATCATCGTTTGAAGCATTGATATATAGTGCAGCACAAGACGCAAGCAGATATCCTAATTCCAGCGGTATCCCAGTATCCTTTGCATTCGGTTGGTTAGATGACTTTGGTAATGTATTAGAGTATAGATCATATCAAGGGTTTACCCTTACATTCAAGGTATCAACGGATGGTCTGTATATGAGGTATACGATAAAAGGCTTTGCTACTTTGTCTGTACAGAGCAGTATGCCTGTTTTGCGTATACCAGCACTATCTGGGTTTGTACAACCATCTGCGGTCGCTGAAGCTCTTGCAAAGGCGGTAAAGGCCAACTATTATTATGAGCTAGATATAGATCACAATGATGCACCTACACTAATATCGCATGGTAACTTAACGACAAGTTTCAATTCTTATATTCGTGGCACTTATTCTACAAAGGACGACTATGATCAGTTCCCTGGATTGATAAAACTGTCACGGTCTTATAGTGCATCTAGAGATGCCGCTGGCCTACGGTACGGATACCATTCTTTGAATAGTGTGCTGAATAATCATTCCGTAACACCAGTAAATGAGTATTTGAGGCACAGTAATGCAGATACAGCTCCTCAGTGTACTTCATTCTCATACTGGGTAGAAGAGCCGACGATGACTTCTCCTGGTATCATCCACTATAAATCATCTGCTGCGCTTCAGACAGGGCAGGGACTAGAGCTGCTAGAATATGGTACATCAAATACAAATATCCTGACTATGAGCGGTAATTATGATGGTGTTGCTTATAATCTGTCTGATATGAACTTTACACAAGTTGGATTTGCTGTAGATGGCAGCGGTCAAGATATCACAAGAGATTGGGAGGTCGTAAACTCCTGGTCCAGCTCCGTAGCAGATACCTATCAGGCATCCAACATCATCAATGACATCAATGCACTTGCTACACAGTTTAGCGGTGACTTTACTGTGCAGATAGTTGGTACTGTAAAGAATTTCGAGCTGGCACAGCCTGTTTCTCTCCTTGTGATGTCAGGGAATAGCATATCTCCTGTTACGGGCGTATACAACATCATGTCCGTAACACATACGATATCAAATACATTTATCACCTCTTTGAAGCTACAGAGACTTGTTATCAGTAACGCAAATGCGGTCGCTTCTACACAAGGGATTTATGTATCTGGTAGGCGGACATTCGTGGGCAGCTCCGAGAAAACAAATAATATCATTACTCCATATAAAGTAGACTTTGGTACGATGTATCCTAACTTTGAGCATCTGTCTACAAACTTCATGGTGGGATAAGAAGAAAATGAAAATCTCATATTCTATGCTGTCATTTGAACCGATAGAGATCATAACTCCATGGTCATCAAAGCATCTAGGCGTAGATGTAAAGACTGATGATGTCTGTACGATGTGCAATGGCGTTGTGGTCTCTATTCTCAAAGATGGTGATGGCTTATTCGGTGTGACCATACAGTACGATGGTGAGCATCTGTTCCGCTATATGCATCTGAAAGATATCAACGTGGAGCTGAACGATGCACTTCAAATGCGATATCGCATTGGTCATGCTTCTAAATATGTTCATGTAGAACTTTTATCAAAAAGTGTGGGTGACAAGCATTTTCCTGTAAGAATAGGGTCTAGCACCTTTTATAAGCAGGATCCTACAAAGTACATCAAGAACGAATTGCGAATGGAGTGATAACATGAAGATCACAATAAAGATCACACCTAAAGGTGCGTTTACAAACTATCAGAAAGAAGAGACGTTTTGCTATGCAGTAGATAATGACCACGACATCCGATCCGCTAAAGATGCATGTGAACGATTTGTTTTTGATATCATGGTCAAGTACATGCAGGCTCGGCCTCTAAACAAGACACCATCTCCTTCAGATACGGATGTATTTCAAACTGCTTTGTCCTTGATAGAGGAACGTTTGGAGGACCATCTAACAAATGATGGCGGCATAATCATCCTAGATAGAGGCATATATGAAACAGGCACATCTGCTGCTTCGATCGTTATACTGACAGAGCCATCAACAGATATTCGTACAGCTCCGAGAGATACAACAAAGTTCACTGAAGAGATGAAGCGGATAAAGGACTTCTGTCCAAAGAAGTATCGATACGCAGAAGCTATCACTCTTATGTGCCGTGAACTTCGAGACCTAGGATACAATGATGCTGTAGAGATCTTTGAGACAATGGAGAAGTAAGGGAGCTGTCCGATCATGGCATTGATGGGTATAGATATCTCTAAACACAATTATGATAGACCTATCAACTGGCAACAGGTCGTTTCGTCTGGAAAAGTTCAATTTGTGATCATACAAGCTGGGTATGGTACATCTACTGACCCTAAATTTGAAGCCTCATACGCGAGTTGTAAACAGTATCATATACCATGCGGTATATATTGGTTCTGTCAAGCATCAAATGAGGCAGGATGCGTGAAAGAAGCATCCGCCTGCTTAAATGCGATTCGAGGTAAAACATTTGAGTATCCTATCTTCTATGATGTGGAGGATGTTGGAGGGAAAAATCCGAACCCTCACAAACTAATTAGCCTTGGTGCAGATAGAGTCTCAAATAATACAAGGGCGTTTTTCAATACGATGAAAATGTCTGGTGTTAGAAACCTTGGCTTATATTCTAACGCATCTGCACTGAACGATTTCTTTTCAAATGATCTATTGACTGGATACAAGGTGTGGGTCGCACAGTTCGGAGGCAGTTCTCCTTCCTACTATAAAAAAGGAACATACTGCATGTGGCAGTATTCAGAGAGAGGGACTATTCCAGGCATACATGGGAACGTAGATCTTGATTATGACTATGGTGCTACTGCTGGTGGTAGCAATCCTACATCTGGTGTAGCCTACTATCCACCTGTTACACAGATAACAAAAGTAGAGTATGCAGTACAGTGGGCTATCAATATAGCAAACGATGATTCTCACGGATATGACCAGGGCTCACGATGGGGTCCAGATTATGACTGCTCATCTCTTGTGATATCGGCATATGAGAACGCAGGTGTTCCTGTTAAAACAAATCATGCCTCAAATACAAGAAATATGGAAGCCATTTTCATAAAGACTGGTTTCTCATATGTTCCTAATTTCAATCCATCTAGTTATGCAAATCTAATTAGAGGCGATGTGCTGTTAGCTCATGGGCATACAGCAATGTATGTTGGAGATGGGCAACTTGTCGAAGCATCTCAGAACGAGTTTAAGGGAGCACATGGCGGTAAAGAGGGAGATCAGACAGGCTGGGAAGTTTGGGTACATAACTACTATAACGATAAGTGGTTTACTGCATTTAGATATACTGCTGGTGGCTATACAACGACTGCTGGCCTAAACGGACTAACCGCGTTCGGAGCTGCATTCGGCGGAGCTGTCAATGTAGATTGGACTACATTTACTCCTTATATCGCTACTATAGACCGCAAGAGTGAAGATATAGATATAGACAAGCTCAAAGAGATAAAAGTCGTAGCTCTCATGATAGAGGGCGGCTTTTTATATGATAAATCCCATATGGTAGTAGCTCGATATAGAAATCCGAAGATAGATGAACAAGTGAAACTTGCTAAAGATGCTGAGATGCCCTATGCTCTGTATTTTGATATTCGAGCTAGAAATGTAGATGAAGCCAAGGCAGAACTGCAAGAGCTACAGTTCATCATACAGAAATATACACCTCCTCTCGGATGCTGGCTTACATTTGCATTCAAGGAAGAGGATAAAACGATGAATGACAGCATCATCAAGACATACAAGGAGAGATTGACAAAACTCGGTCTTGTAAGTAAGATGGGCTTCTATGTAGACCGAGATCAGATAGCAACTATTTCGTGGGACGAGTGGAAAGAGGACTTCTACTGGTGGATGGTAGAGCATGTAGAGGAGATATCAGAAGTTGAACAGCTCCTATATCCAGAGTTCTTTATGCTTGATCCATCTGATGTGGAATCCCATACGATAACTGGTTATTATCCTACTGAGGGTATGGTGTATGATACAACACCACCAGCAGGAGGAACTACAGTTACAATTCCTGCAAATGTCGATCAGAAAGGTGTTGCAGAAAACTATACTAACTATAGTTATTGGTATCCGAAGTGGAAAGCGCGTACTGTTCAAAGACAGCTTGCTGATATTTGGAACTCTCAGGGACGTCCAAGCAGTCGAAATATAGCTACAATTTCTGGACATTATCTATTGGCGATGGTTCCTCGGTTTGGAATTACAGGAGATCTATTGACCATTACACTAGAAGATGGCACAAAGTTTACTGCTATTATGGCGGATTCAAAAGGGGCAGATGCACCTACATCATGGGGTCATCTTTACGGCGGTAAGATCGACATCATAGAGTGGGAGAAAAATGGCTCATCCGCATATGCAACAGACCAGTCTACCGTCATCGACCTAACAGGGTGGAAAGGTAAAAAGGTAGCAAGTGTTACAAATCACGGTAAATGGAGCGGATTGAAATGATAGGCGACACGGAGCTGTCCGATAGAGTTGGGCAGCTCCGATCTTGAATATATTGAGGTGATATGATGGCTTTTGTACCTAGAACAACTGACCCAGGATATACAAATAAATTATGGATACAGCAATCAAAGGGCGGATATAGCCCATGCATCCTTGGGTGGCACGCAAGCGCATCTTCTGGATCTGTCCTACCAAACTGTTTTACAGGAGATACAAAGATACAGACCGATAAGGGAGTTTTCCCTTTGAAGAAGTTAGAGGGGCTTCAGATAAAGATACCAACTATGGATGGAGTTATGCGAGATGCAACTGTATCTTGTTTTGGTAAGCAGAAGATATATGAAGTTCATCTTCAGAATGGATCAGTTTACAAGTGTTCTGGTAATCATCGGTGGGTCATATTTGATGATGACCGGGTAAATTGGCATATCGTTGAGACAGTAGATCTCGTTCGAGGTATGGCTATCCGATATTCAAAGTATAACTTGTTTATCATGGTAGATCATATAAAGGAGACAAGGCGGACTAAGAAAGTATATTGTGCTGTAGAACCAGAGACACACATGATGACCCTTGAGAACGGAGAGCTGACTGGTAACTGTGTCGGATACGCATATGGACGATTTATGGAGATTATGGGCGTAACAAAGTGCAAATTGTCATGGCATAATGCAGGTACATGGATAAGCTATACTCAAGATGGATATGAACGGGGTAAAACACCTAGACTTGGTGCTGTAGCTTGCTGGAGCAAAGATGGTGGAGCTGGGCATGTAGCTATCGTTGAGAAAGTATACCCAGATGGTACGATTGAAACATCAAATTCTGCATGGCAAGGTAAAAGATTTTATATGCAGACGCTGAAACCACCGCTCTATACATGGAGTAGCAAGTTTCATTTCCAGGGCTTTATCTACAATCCTGGCGGAGGTCAACCAACAAATAAAGTATCCAACTTCACACAAACTGCACTAGAACACATCAAGGACTATGCTTCATTTATAGCAAGTCAGATAGGTGGGTATCGAACAACAGAGCCTTGGTCCTGCAAATATGTAATGGCTTGCGCTAAAAAGAATGATTTACTAGGCAAAGCGATACCGATGTCAAATTGCCCTAGTGATATAGGTAAAAACGCAGAGCATAGCAAGATAGGATCGTGGATCACATCAAAGACATCTCCGAAAGTAGGAGATCTGATGATGCTGAGAACTAAAATCGGACAAGACTACTCTACATATGAATGCGATAAAGTTGCTATCGTACTGTCTGTAAAGAATAATAATACTGTCCATGTTGTCGAAGGTGATAATGGGGGTAAGGTCGTAGAACGCGACTACAGCAAAAGTGATAAGAAGATATGTGCATACTATCGGCCAAAGTGGGAGGACGTGCAGGACAGTAGCGAAGATGGTGATATCTTTGATGTATATGGGGATGCCGGAGCTGTACAGCCGCTATACACTACGATGTGTACAAAAGAAGATGCGATCGTTCGTGAGTTCGGATACATTGATGATAATGCACTGACCGTGGCAAAGATTTCTAATATCCGAGTATCTGTGATAAACTATACTACAGCACTATCTAGTGGTGCATTCAGTGGCGTATCTATCGGCGGAGCTGACCTATCTTCCATTGGTACAGACAACAGCAATACAGTATCCCTAGATGCTATGCAGAATCAGAATTGCAAGATAATCGTACAGTTCCTATTGAGTAAGGGGCTTAACGCCGCTGCTAGTATCGCTATCGCCGCTAATATCAAGCATGAAAGCTCATTCAATCCTGAATCCAAGGGAGACTATCAAGGTGGAGTACCTACATCATTTGGTATATGCCAGTGGCATTATGAACGAGGTACAGCTATGAAGTCTATGGCCGGGTCTGACTGGGCAAACAACCTAACAGGACAGTTAAATTATCTATGGTATGAACTCAACGGCTCATATAAAGATAGAGTGCTTGCGAAACTTGTTACAGTAGCAAATACAGAACAGGGGGCGAGAGAGGCCGCAGATGTATTTGTCCGTAAGTTTGAAGTACCAGCAAATATAGATAGAGAATCTCAATCAAGACAAAATACCGCATCTGCTCTATGGAAACAAATCAGTATCATCATGAAGTAACAATTGCCCCAGAGAAACATACTCTGGGGCATCATCTTTTATCTGAATAATATCATTTGATGGAAATTGTGCAAACCGTCGATTTTCTTTGAAAAGCATATCAAATGGGTTGATATGCATTGACAAATGATATGATTTGTGCTATACTATAATAGAAGGTTATAGATAACCAAAAGATACAAGTCAAATACCAAATATGAGAAATCGTTATATGAATAGAGTGGTGGTGATATACATGATGAGCAAAGCAAAGATCAAGAAAGACATCGAACGCATGGAAAAGGAATATAACCTCATGCAAGAACGTGCAGATGCTGTGGAGGATAACGGCATCTGGGCTAAATTGGATCAGGAAGCGTGCTCATTTCGCAATGCGATGATTGCACCAAGGCGGAAACTCGTGTGCTACCTGTCAACCGCAAATCAGCCAAAGAACGAGTGGTTCAGAGCATTCTGCAAGGATCTTCGTCACAACCAGTTCATGACATACAAACAGCGGTACTGGTTCGAGAAGTTTGCTAAGTATGCGTCTGATGATGGTCGGAACTATTATTACAGAACGATCGTAGATGGAAATAAATACACGCTTATAGAAAATCGTATCGATATATGCCCTCTTCCCAATTGCTGGAAAGAGTACGATAAGTGAAAGGAGATCATCATGAAAGACAAAAATGGAAACGAAATCAGAGTAGGCGATGTGGTGCAGATCACAGGTGCCTACTTCAAGACTGATAATGGCCTGTACTTCGTAGCACACTCCTCTGAAGTACCCGGCTATCGAGGGTCTGACTTGTGTCTGCATAGGCTCTGCAAGAACGGAAGTCTCGCGATCTCGAAGAACACGACGAACTTCTGGCCGATCCACTCGTACACCAACAACTATGCAAAGAACGCAGAAGCAAAGCAGTGGAACGCGGCAAACGCAAAGATCGAGGTAGTCGGCATCAAGAACGTTCATGGTATCATAGAATACTTCAACAAAGAGTGCATCATGATCCATGACAGACTGGAAGATAAAATCTACTACGATGAAGCCAACAGAGAGCTGGAACAGAGAAAGTACAACTTCTACCAAGGTGTAGTAAATCGGCTCATGAGGTCTGGTGCGGACTGTGCAGCTCCGAAGATGAGCGACAAGAAGAAGGGTATCAAGTTCTACTACAACGGCATCAAGGTAGATGGTGGTAACATCATCCGATGCTGGTATAGATGCACCGATGACAAGAGCCCGATCCAGCTCCATGCAAAGGATTATGATGGGCACATCCCGGCTGAGCTGGACCCAACCAACGGGTCTGACAGCATGACTGATTATTTCGAGACCGATGAGTGTGTGATCCCTGTTACTTCTCCTTACTACAAGGACGCCCTAAAAGCTGCGCAGAACGCAGCTTATAGAGATGCAAAGTCTGTGCTCCGGTATATCAATGTGAGCGACCACTATCTGGAGATGGTAAGATACAGAAACGCAGTTGTTTGTATCCGTACACACGGAGCTGTACCATGCGTTAGCAATATTGCAGATTGCTACAAGGTCATCGATGAGTGGAGAAAGTGCGTTCGAGAAGTATCTAACGATAAGAACATCGCCTACTCCTGCCTGATTGCGGATCTCTCCTGCGTGTTCACAACTTCCAGAGAGGCCTTTGACATCTATAGGATGTTCCAGAACGATACCACGGATGAGTTCGAGCAGGATTTCCTTGATGTGGTAAAGGACAACCTCGACCACATCGAGAATGTAGCTATCAGAGCAGAACTGCTGGATCTCCTGCGTAAGCACGGTAAGCTCTGCTCCAGAAACGATTTGCGGCTCTGATGTAGAAACAATTGGAGCTGTCCGGAATATAGGGCAGCTCCAATCATGTCATAATTACTCGTTATAGTTGGTAGAGGTGAGGAAATTGAATGAATATCTGATATATCCTAGAGGCCTAAGTGCTAGGTATAGACTTCGAGTATTAAACAAATGTATGCGCAGCAATTTCTTATACAATAATACTAATGTACTGTATGTAATGATTATGATACAGGGACACCACCCATCTACATTCATTGAACCGTTGAATAGCCGATTGGACGCATTGAGAGAATACATGGTTATCACTACGAATGAACTCAAATCTCCGAAAGATGCGATTCTGTCATCTATTCGATTCTGTTCTTTGAATGTAGAGGATCAGGACGAGCTTCTTTTGTTCTTAACAGTATACTATTTAGTCCTTGATAACGAACGATACGCAAAAGACATCATTGACATGATTCATCTAAAATCGACATGCCTCAACAGCATACAAGTGATTCGAGATGAAAACCTAGGTAACAAGTGGATACCAGTGCTGATGAATCAGATGCAGAGATGCAATGATACAGATGACACAATGAGATTGTAACGGATGGGGGATGTCGTCTATGTTTGATCTGAGAGCCAGCATACGAGAGTTCAAGAATAAGTTTGAAGCTACAGACCACATATTGAAAACCACACCATCTGTTGAGATGGAAGATGCTATTTACATTTATTATGCTATGGCAAATGGAATCCCTATCGCAGATGGCCACGACCATACTGGATTCCTGAATCTTGTATACAAGAACTGTGATAGGAATGGCTACGACCAGATGTTCCGTGCTCTGAATCAGTATTTCCTGAATACACAGTGGGAAAGGAAGAAGCAGATCTACGTTTTTGATTCCGATTTCACAAAAGAACTGATGGACACTCAGAACATCAATATGCTTAAAGGCATGCTATCAAGACTTCCAGTCGATACATTCGCTATTGATTATGCAAACTGTCAATATGCGGTCGACAAAACAAATGTAGCAGGTGGAATCGTAAACGTCAAGCAGTACGGGAATTATTGGATGATCAGAGCATCTTTTCACAACATGTTCGACAAAGAATATATGTGTGCGTCACATGTACTATTCCTGAAAGATGAAGACATTGACTGCACAGCAGAAGAATTTGTAGAGAGCCAATTGAAGATCAGCAGAGTAGATGATCCTGATCTCTTTGAAGTTCGCGAGAAACTATGGAGTCTTTTGCTGCACACTCTTGAATACATGTGTTCATATGCTCCTGACATCCGTGAGACTACAACTTCAAAAGCACTGAACGCAAGCTACAAGAGACAAAAGCATCGTGATCCAGCTAATAAACCTGGTAGAGAGTATCATGTAGGCGAACGATTTGGAGCTGCATTCCGTAAGTGGACAAAGGGAAGTCTCGGTGCATCTAGAGACCATACAGAATCTACCGGCACAGTTAGACCGCATCTACGCCGAGCACATTGGCATCGGTACTGGGTAGGTAAGAGAGATAGCAAAGAACTTGTTGTGAAATGGGTATCGGAGTGCTTCGTAAATGGAGCTGCTGGTGAGATCGATGTTACAAGCCACAAAGTAAAATAAAGAAATCGGAGCTGTACATGTCGTGCAGCTCCGTTTTGTTATTGTTTGTATCGGTTCTTGATCTCGTGAACTACCCATTGTCTAAAGCCAATGGGCTTCCTGTTTCATAGTCCTCGTAACCTACTAACTCCACAGGCGTAAATTCGGACAGTCCCTGCCCTATATCGTACTATTTTAGGCTAACAGCCTTAATCCTTCTGAAAGTATATTTTTAGCAGCATTGATATCTCTGTCATGATTTTCTCCACAGTTTGGACATATCCAATTTCTTACAGATGAATCCTTGGTTTTGGGATTCTGATAGCCGCAACAGGAACATAACTGACTGCTTGCATAAAACGTATCAACTTTTACATACTGTCTGTTGTTCCATAAAGCCTTGTATTCCAGTTGCCTTGTAAGTTCATACCATGATGCATCTGCTATGCTTTTTGCAAGATGATGATTTTTTATCATATTGCTTATCTGCAAATTTTCAGAAACTATCACTTTGTTTTCGCTAATAATCTCATGAGAAATTTTATGCAGATAATCTTTTCTGATATTTGTTATTTTTTCGTGAAGTCTTGCCACTCTGATTCTTTGTTTTTCTCTGTTCTTGCTTAATTTTTTCTTGTGTGCAAGTTTCCGCTGTTCTTTTACAAGCCTTTTCTCATATTTACGCAAAGTTTTAGGATTTTCATATTTTTTGCCGTCGGAAGTAATGCACAAATCTTTTATTCCTAAATCAATTCCGATGTTCTTATCAGTATGTGCAAGTGCATTATGTTCAGTTTCTACAAGAACAGATACAAAATACTTTCCGCTTGGTGTTTGTGAAATCGTTGCAGATTTTATTTGACCTGAAAACTTTCGGTGTATTTTTGCTTTTACATTTTTCAGATACGGCAGCTTTACGCTGTTATCAAATACTTCTATATTATTATTTGTAAAATTTGTTGTATATGACTTTCTTTTATTGTGTCTGCTTTTGAATCTTGGATAACCTGTGTGCTCTCTGAAAAATTTTTGATAAGCTGTATCCATATCGTAAATCGCATTTGTCAAGGCAAATTTATCCACATCTTTCAGCCACTCATACTGTGCTTTTAATACTTGATTGCAGTAATTGTTACAGGCAGTTTTACTCATGCTCTTCTTTTCTGTTTCGTATTGATTTTTTCGATAGGCCAGAATTTGATTATATACAAATCGGCAGCAGCCAAATGTCTTTATAATCTGCATCATCTGTTCTTTATTTGGATATATTCTGTATTTGTATGCTTTTAACATTTACTGCCCACCCCCTTATCCTTGATTTTCTACATACTATTTGAGTATTTTCTCCGATACATTTCCAACGCTGCAAACAAAATATCCGTCAGTCCAAAATGTACGTTCTTTCCAAAAATGTTTTGACAGATAATAACTATGATTTTGCCAAATGTGATACGTTGTATAACTTTTCATTAAATTTACAGATTTACTTATCGAAATTGTTGGTTCTGTTTCTATCATGTAATGTATATGGTCTTTATCTGTCCACATATATTTGATAGTTATATTATGTTTTTGACATATTTCGCAAGACAATCGCTTTATATCATCTGAAATTTCTTTTGCTGAAAGTAATTTCTTTCTGTATTTACAAACAAATATCACATGATACTGCAACAAATATTTATGTCTGTTTTTTTATTTCCATTTATTCATAATTACAGTATATCATTTTTGATACCATTTGTCAACCTTAACCCACCGTCTAAATCCGGTGGGATTGCGGTTGACCCCATTTCAAGCAGTTGCTGTGCATCGGCTTCACCGTTTGCGTATCTCTCTAGGTTACGCTTGCTGTTCTCACTCAGCTCGATGCCCTCGATAGCTAGTGTACCAGCTACCGTCCGAACAAGCTGCTCGTGCAGATCTACATCGGAGCTGTCCTTATGATTTGTTATTTGCATAATCCACTATCGCATCTATGATGCACTTGACCTCATCTGGTAGATTGACATACTTGTCATTAGACACATCTGCATCCTTACTCTCACGACCCAGCAAGAAGTCTACTGTTACACCATACAAATCTGCAAATTTGCAGAGAGCCGGAACACCTGGGTTTCGAGCACCATTTTCATAGTTGCGATATACCTGTTCATGCATACCACACAGCTCTGCGACCTGCTTCATCGTGTATCCCTTTTTTACCCTAAGTGTTTTCAACAATTCTGTGATTGCCATATGACCACCTCCTCCTATTATTATATCAGAATTATTCAATAGATGCAAGCATTTGAGTTGTTTTTGGCAATATAAACAATATCATTTGATATGTTTTGTGCAAAGTTACGATTTTGCCAGATAACATAGTCAAATGTGTTTGCAGACATTGACAAATGATTTGATGTGTGGTATACTGTAGAAGAAGGATGGAGATAACCAAGAAACACAAGTCAAATACCAAATTTGAATTTTAATACCGTCACTCGTTATATATTCTGAGAGGAGGAGAAAACATGATCACTAAGGAGATGCGCAGAAAGGTCATGATGATCGCGAACTATCTGTTTCACAAGTGCGGATATGTGCAGAGCAATGCGATGCGTACCGCATGGAGACTTATCAAGGCCGATAACATCGAGACTAGGGTCGCTGGTGTTACGTTCGAGAACCGTCAGCGTGTCCTGCATAAGGTAGCTGTATGCTATCCTGATGTGGCAGTTCAGCTCTGCCGTGAGAAGTCCAACGAGTACGATTCTAATGCGGTAGCTGTATACGCAGTAGTACATAGCAAGTATCGTGCTAAGATCGGTTATCTGCCTGCAAAAGTGGCAGCAGTAGTAGCCACCCTCCTCGACAAAGGTATGAACGTTGAACTATCGAGGTTTCGCATCGTGGGCGGTCTGGATCCTGAGTATCCTACCTATGGTGCAAGACTGATGTTGTCACTAGGGGAGGAAACTGCATGAAGATCACATATAATGATAAGACATATGCCTCCGCAATGGAGCTGTGTCAAGAATATGGCATCAAATACTATTTATTCCTTCGACAACTAAAGGATGGATACTCTGTAGATGCCGCAGTAGAACGATGCATTAGACATGCATCGTATAGAAGAAAACCATGCGTATCAGATCTAGTAACAGTCAATGGATGTGTATATGCATCTATCACTGATGCTTGCAATAATCTCGGCATCAATCGTGGTACAGTGGTATATCGTCTAAAACAAGGCGCTACCATTGAAGAAGCATTTAGCGCAGAAAAATGGCATTTCAGGAAGCGAACATACAAGAAACACCGGGGGCATAAGGGGACACCAACACAAGATCATTTAGGAAATCAGTTCCCATCAATTAAGTCTATGTGTGATCATTACGGTGTAAAACCAGTGCAATATGCATGCCGTATTAAGTTGAACTGGTCAAAGGCGGACGCCTTAACAAAAGAGACAAGACCATTAACAAAGCCAGCGACAGACCATTTTGGAAATCATTATGATAGCCAATCAGAGATGTGTGCAGCTTATAACATCTCCAATACATTGTTCTGCAAGCGCATTGAGAGAGGGTGGGATCTCAGTGATGCTTTGACAACACCACCAAGAGAAAGGAAAGTATCGAAATGAAACATTTTATGTGGCACCGGCTGACCGTCATCATCAGCATCGTAAACTCTATCATATTCGCTGCGACCGGATTTGATAACGTTCTGTTCATCATCATCAGCTTGCTGTGTGCAGTCCTGACTTACATCGGTGAGCGTAACTACCAGAGACACAAGTTTGCTACCGAGTTCTACAAGCACGAGCGTGATGAACTTCGTGAGAAGGAACTGGCCTATTTCACAGAGACCTATGAGCGCGATCACAGGTACATACAGAATGTATGTGCTGCGGATAGAGTAGGCTGAATCATATGATGTGAACTCGTTATAGTATGTGAGCGATCACATGGTCGATCATACAACAGATATCAAAATGGAGGTATTATATGAAAGATTTGTTGAAAGATGGACGTTTCGTACAGCTCCGTGACAAGACCTTGTGTGTCATCGTCAAGGGTATGCTCGTAGGTCAGTCCGGCGGATGCTGGGCGGTATCGGAGTACAATGATGCTCTCAAAAATGAGTGCGCACGAGAGTATGACATCGTAAAGATCTACACCGGTCCGCTCTGCTTCTCTTGCGTAGGTAAGTTTGAGCCTGCATGGGTACGGTCGGATGATCTTATCGGTGAGTTCTCCGCTGGTCGGCGTGAAGTTTCTGTGTAGAAAGGATGTGATATTATGAGTACACTTGGAGAACGAATGAAGCAGTATGAGGAATGCAGCAAGATCAGTCTGATGCGTAGATCCCCTGTTATCATCCGAATCGATGGAAGAGCGTTCCACACGTTCACAAGACACATGGATAAGCCGTTTGATGTAACTATCGAGAGAAGCATGACAAGTACCATGCAGTATCTGTGTAAGAACATCTCTGGGTGTGTACTTGGCTACACTCAGTCTGACGAGATTTCTTTTGTACTGTGTGACTATCAGACTATTGATAGGCAGCCTTGGTTTGGAAACGAACTCCAAAAGCTCGTGAGCGTATCTGCGAGTATGGCTACATTAGCATTCAACCGAGCGTTTTCCAGCGAAGTATTTTCAGATACAACTCCATACAAAGAAGCTATTGCACTTGGTGCTACATTTGATGCAAGAGCATTTACGCTACCAAGGGACGAGGTTACAAACTATCTTATCTGGAGACAGCAGGATGCAACCAGAAACTCTATCCAGTCCGTGGGACACGCTAACTTCTCTGAGAAAGAGATGCACGGTCTTAACATGGATGAGATCCAAGAGAAGTTGTTCCAAGAGAAAGGCATCAATTGGGGAATGGACTTCTCCAACTATCAAAAGAGAGGCGCCTGCTGTGTTAAGTCGGATTTTGGATGGTCGATCGACTACGAAACACCGATATTTACGCAGGATAGAGACTACATCGAGAGCAGAATAACTTTTGAGTGAGGTAACACAAATGAAGAAGTATATGGACATCGAACGTCTCAAGGATAAGTACAAAGATGCATTTGCAATCGGTGAGAATATCGTCATCGAGGAAAAGGTCGATGGGGCTAACGCATCGTTTACTACCAATGTAGATGATGATGGTAACTGCATTGTAAAGGCGTTTTCCCGAAACACGGAGCTATCCGAAGATAAACCTCTTCGCGGCTTCTACGAGTGGGCACAGCAGATCCCTGCTACACGTCTGAATGAGATCACAGAGTATGGAAGATATATCATATTTGGTGAGTGGCTCGCACCGCATACGATCAAGTATCCAGATAACAGATACTATAAGTTCTACATGTTTGATGTATGGGACTGTGATACAGAACAGTACATCTCTATCGAGGATGCAAATGCTATGTACAAGGCACTGCAAAGAGTATGCGGTTGCACACACATCAACTTTGTACCAGTTCTTGATGTTTGTAAGTTTACTGGATGGGATGATGTAAGCCGCTTTTGTGGTGTAACACATCTTGATGCAGAGCCTACTGGTGAGGGCATTGTCATCAAGTCTCAAGATAGACTTGGACTACCTACTAACAGTGATAGACCTATCTACGTTAAAATCGTAACGGATGAGTTTGCAGAGACAAAGGCACACAAGTCCAAAGCACCAAAGGATCCTGATGTAGCTGCAAAGGAGCAAGCAGATAAGGAGCTGGCCGCTACGATCATTACTGAGCGGAGAGTATCAAAGATCATCGAGAAGATGATAGATGCAGGGCAGCTCCGTGAAGAATGGGACGAACACGACCTTGGAATTATTGCTAAAACAGCTCCAAAGCTCGTATACGATGACTGCATCAAGGAAGAGCCGGAGACTGTAGACAATGTAGATAATTTCAGTAAGATCTGTTCAAGGACTGTGATGTGCATCATAAAGAACATGATCAAATGATAGGAGGTGAAACAATGGAAAAAGATCAAGGGGTTATGAGGATCGAATACGAAAAAGGCTATCAAGACATCGTCCATATGTTGATCAGCAATGGTTACGAGGTGACAGTTTCGTATTTAAAGTCAGTTAATACTATCACAATCAAATATGCGAAAAAACTATAATGGAGGGCTAATTCAATGCTGTTTACAGAAATGAGGGACATGCTCATCAAGCACTTTGATGAGGTCATGCGCGACCAAAACTACCTCTTTGAGGTGGGTGTCAACAAGGATGAGATGTGGAACACCTATCTCAGTTCGTTCCCAAAGGGTACAAACAAGATCTTCCGTACAAGAACAGAGCATGACTGCTCTTGCTGCCGCGGCTTCATCAAGAACATCGGAGCTGTTGTAGCTATCATCGGAAGTGAAATGGTATCCATTTGGGACTTCGATATCGATGATGAAACCTATGGACCTGTTATCAAGGCAATGTCTGAGTTCGTCCATAGGCATGATGTTCGTGATGTATTCCTGTCATCATTCAGTAAGATCGGATGCCATCATAACTTCGAGATTCTGGAAAAGGTAAGCCATTTCAGATTCGATCATTTCTTCATTGACCTAGCTGGCAAGCATGTCGTAAGATCGGATGAGAAGAACACAAAACTGAATGAACTCAGAACGTCCAAGGAAGTATTCAAGCGATCTCTAGAGGAGATCAGCATCGATGCGATCGATACCGTTTTGGAGCTGATCGCTGACAACTCTATCTATAGAGGTAATGAGTGGAAAAAGGCACTTGAGAGGCTCTGGTGGTGTAGAACAGAGTATGATAACTTCGATTCACGGCATAAAGATCTGTACGCATGGTACACTTCCACGAAGCTGGCTAATACACCAGTTGTCCGTATCAAGAATCATTCGATCGGCGTACTTCTTATTGACATCAGCAACGGCAGGGATCTTGAGGATGCAGTAAGGAATTACGAAGCTATCACAGATCCTACGGTATACAAGCATCCTAAGCCTATCTTCACAGAGCGGATGCGAAAGGATGCTGAGAAGAAGATCACTGACATGGGCTATATGGACTCTCTGCCTAGGCGGTTTTCTACTCTGGATGACATCACTGTGAATGACATCCTCTTTACAGACCGCTCTGCTGCACACCGGATCAAAGGAGCTGAAACCATCTTTGATGCACTTGCAAAGGATGTTACTACCAAACCCAAAAAGTTTGATAGAGTGGAAACAGTCTCTATTGAAAAGTTCATCAAGGACATCGTCCCTACTGCAACAAGAATCGAAGCGTATGTCGAGAATAAGCACTCTGGTAACTTTGTATCTCTTATCGCTCCTGTAAACAAGGATAGCAAGTCTATGTTTAAGTGGGGCAATAACTTCTCCTGGGCGTACACAGGCAACGTTACCGACAGTTTCAAGGAAAAGGTAAAGTCGTTCGGTGGTAATGTAGAGGGTGCTCTGCGCTTCTCTATCAAGTGGAACGAGAGTCAGGACGATAGCTATGACCTTGATGCACATGCTCGTACACCTGATGGCGCTGAGATCTACTTTGGCGCTAAGGAGGATTATAAGACAGGTGGAAATCTCGATGTTGACATTATCGATCCCAGATCTGATGTTCGCGGTGTCGATAAGACAGCCGTAGAGAATATTACATGGCCTAACAAGTCTCGAATGACACCTGGCGTGTACAGCTTCTATGTAAATCAGTTTAGCGGATCTGTAATGCATGGATTTCGCGCAGAGATCGAGATGGATGGTGAGATCTACAGTTTCGACTATCCGCATTCTATGAGATACCATGAAGATGTTGTAGTTGCAGATGTTCTCCTTGATGAGTCTGGTAACTTCTCGATCATCCCTGCAATTGATAACACAAGGGTTGCCAGCAAGACAAAGTGGTCTATCGACACCAACAAGTTTGTACCTGTTACAAGCATCATGTACTCTCCTAACCACTGGTCTACCGCGGAGAAGAACGTAGGTCATCAGCATGTGTTCTTCATGCTCGATGGCTGTGTGAACGATGAGAATCCCTCCGGTATCTTCAACGAGTATCTTGTGCAGGAGCTGAATGAGAATCGTCGTGTGATGCAGGCTATCAGTAACAAGATGCGTGTAGCTGACACAGATGATCAGTTGTCTGGACTTGGCTTTGCTACCGATAAGAGGGCAGAGCTTGTTGTAAAGGTGATCGGCGCTACTGAAAGGGTGCTTAAGATTCAATTCTAAGGAAAGGAAGTATTACAAATGGAGACTAACATCTATAAGATCGCAGCAATGGAGGCACTTCGGTTCAAGACCGATAAGGGAAACCTCTGTGTAGAGGATCTGTACCATCTCAACATGAAGGAGCTGGATGCTCTGTACAAGTCCCTGAATAAGGAGAAGCAAGCGATGTCTGGTGACTCTCTCCTTGACGTTGGTACAGCTCCCACATCTGTAGACATCAAGATCGAGATCGTCAAAGATGTATTTGCTACGAAGAAGGACGCTAATGATAAGAAGCTGGCTCTCGCACAGGAGAAGCAGAAGAAGCAGCGTATCGCAGAGATCATCGCTGCCAAGGAGGATCAGTCACTGATGAACATGTCCATCGAGGACCTCAAGAAGATGCTCAACGAGTAAACACAGTGACAAAACACCCGGCTATGGTTTAGACTGTAGCCGGGTTTTGCTATTAGCATGCTGCACAAATATTCACTCTGTTTTCTACATATATACATTTACATAATTGTTATATGGATTGACATTTATGCAAAAGTATGCTATAATGTAATAGAGGATAGGGTTTAGCGGATGCCCAGAAGATCTGCATGAAATAGGAGGCATATCATGAGAAGACTGTTTGTAGGCCAAGATAACACGATGAACTATCTCATCCTGATGGACGATGACCGTGGCACTGCCGTGATCGACTTTGACCTTAGCGATGACGAGATCTGTGACAAGGTAGAGCGCCTGTGGGACGGTGAGGTTATCGAGATGCTCGATGATGCTGAGTGGGGCGGCTGGGACGAGATCACCGCAGGGATGCACAGCATACAGACCGCAGAGAGCTGGATCGCAGAGAGATGGATCGCAGAGCATACTCCGCTGTCCTATGTCGAGGAGCTGATTGAAAAATACCATCTTAGGATGCACGAGGACGGTGAGCACATCCTGGTTCCTGGCTGGGCTATCCTGCCCGCAGATACGAAGAATGCTATCAAAGAACACAAGCAGGAGATCATCAAGAAACTGCTGATGCAGTAAGACGCACATTAAACAATGGAGGTGGTACAATGGTTATCAAGGTAAAGATCTACGATGGCTGCAAGTACAATGTAGAAAGCAAGAAGCTCGAAGAGCGTATTTACAAGGATGTCTGGTCGTTCGATGTGAAAAAGCTCAGTGCAGATGAAGCTCATAACACTGGTATTGATGAAATCGACGAATACAACGAGTACACGATCGTAACATTCGCCGATGGTACTACGAAAACGTTCAGAAATTCCAGAGTTGACTTTTTTAGAGAATAATCGGAATTGAGGATCACATGCAATGAAAAAGATTATTAACGGAAAACGGTATGACACCGATACAGCACAGGAATTGGCACAGTACACGCACAGCTCCAAATCACAGTATGACTACTACTGTGAGACACTCTACCGCAAGCGCGGTGGCGAGTTCTTCCTGCACGGATATGGCCATGCTGGTAGCAAGTACGCTGAATCCGCTGGTATGTCTGAGTGGGCTCCTGGTGAGCGCATCATGCCGATGTCATACGCAGACGCAAAGAAGTGGGCTGAGGAGTATCTCGATGTAGATGCGTATGAAAAGATTTTCGGTGATGTTGATGAAGATGGTGAGAAGACTGTATTGTCGATCTCGGTCACCAACGCGCAGCTTGAACAGATCAAGCGCATGGTGGCCGAAGATGCAGCTCCGAACATTTCTGCTTGGATTCTAAACAAACTAGGTCTTTGATGAAGACAATGCCCTGCTGGATAACACTAGCAGGGTATTTCTTATTGATATAGAAAAGGAGCTGTACATCTGTTATGATGCACAGCTCCCATTTTTTACTTACTTCACTTTATGGATAACTCTGTGGATAGTTGCAGTGTTTTCGTATTCTGCGTTGACTACCACTGGTGATGTCCACTTTAAGATCAGCTCCCTGTTACCAGACTTCTCAGATCCTACCCAGTAATGATGATAGTGTCCTCTGCGGACATGTGTCCTTTTCCTGGTATGAGATCCAACATGAGATGCTTCTGCGTGTGATCCATCCGTAGCCTGACTTGATCTCATCTTTTTAATAGCATTGCCATATCTCCAACCAACATCCCATTTACGGACTTCTGAGTATCTATCTGTTACGATAGGACTTTGCTTATACACAGAGCGCTGAACTTTGTTTTCCTCAATGTCCGCATTATCCGCACAGAGATATAGAACGATCTGTAAGAAGAAGTTGACTGTCTTGTATACATCACTGTTAGCAGTCATATGCTTCTCCATACATGCCCTAAGCGACAAGTCATTGTAGATGTCAAATCCGAGGCTCTGGGTGTGTCCTGTACTGTACATGATAACGATCAGGATGGATTTATTTATAACATTGTAGAAGAAGCCATCCATGGGAAGATCCATAGATTCTCCGTTTACAGAACGTACTGTCAAGAAATTCTCTGGTAGTTTGACGTAAAAGGAGTTGTAGATCAATCTATTGATCACTTCGTTCGGTATCTCCTCATCAAGTTTATCCGAGTTCATGAGGATCTTGCACAGCTCCTCATTGACCTCAAAGATTTGCTTGCTGAGTCTCCACCGAGACAGAGCAGCGATAATATATGCGGATTCAGGGATGTTATGGGACTTTGCATATTCTACCGCAGAATTGATATCATTAGCATCGACCTTCCGCCATACATCAGGATGGTTCTCTTTAAGGTTCTTGATCGCTGCCAGAGGCATCGGATCCGGCTTTTTCTTTTTCATACAGATCTACATCCTTTCTTCTGCATAATCCTCTTGCCCAGATGCCATACCTATGGAGATATCCGGGTCTTGCCTTTTCGACCGGCCTTGTGGGGAATCTGCGGAACTGACTGCTACTAGGGGATTTGATGAACGGCTTACCATAGACATAGAAGTTGCCACGATCCTCTACGATAAGTTCATACGGATGAGACGGATCATGCCATACCTCGTCTATCAGCACCATATCCTCATATCTCTCAAAGCCGAACGGATCGATCCTGAGCTTCTGCAATTTATACAGCGTCTTTTGAGATGGCGATGATGTACCGAGTTTCCATCTCGATACAGTGTTTGCGCTCACACCGAGCTTTTCTGCGATCTCTTCCTGTGTTAGATCTATGTTCTTGATGAGCTGTGGGGCATCCAGATCGAAGGAATGCACACCGAGCATGAACGAGCTGGATGTCTCTGTGTTCATATCGCTCATAGCATCATCTACAGACACATCTGCAAGACGGAACATGATGTACTCTTGTACATCATCAGTGAAAAATTTGGAACGAATCGCATTCAAGTGCAGCTCCGTGATAGCTCGCATGGGCTTTCTCATAGCGATCGTTAGTCTGGCCATCGTGTCCCAGTTCTTGTTAAGGCTGATCAGTTTTCCATAGACCTGCCCTAACAAATATGCAGTCTCTTTTGTCATGGCTATCGCCACCTTTCTACATGTTTTCTTTATTATAGCACATAAATCCACATAAGTCAATATAGATGTGTATACGTTCACAGAATATTTACATATAGATGCAGTTCAATAGGACTGCATCTTTTTGATTCTTTCACACTCGTTATAATAGATAGCACAAATCGAAAGGCGTGATAGTGTGTCACTTAGACTGCTTATAGCTAGGGTCAGGTTATGGAAGAATGGCCTGAAAGATAATAAGAGACGTATCTTAATTGAGAAAAATCTTCCATTTTGTAGGATCAAGTCGATCAGCTTGCGATCTTGGTCTATCGGGCATAACAATGGAGATGCAAGTCGCGTAAATTGGCTCTTTGACAAAGTGAACGGTTATATTGATGATAATGCTAGTATCTCTAGTATGAAGATATTTACTGTAGATCAAGCTGGTGTAGACATCCTCCTAGATGATATACAGATCATCCAGCTAGAGCCTGTACTTGTTGAGTTCTTCGGCAAGGAAGAATTTGACGAAGTAGCAAAGTACATCAAATTGATCAATGTAGATGCTCACTCTTATCATGGCGCTCTAAGAACTCTTGAAGAGATGACAAGATCGGAGCTGACCAAGTTCTATCAAGACTGGCTTGATACCACATCTGATGTCATATCCGATAGACTGCCTGATGATGAATCTAAGAAAGCCTATGATACAATTAGAGATAACTATTTGAAAATGATCAAATTCATTCTAAAGATGAGGTGGCATAAGTGAGGAAATGAGGCTATGAATACAGCATGGGGAGAGCTTAAGACGGACTATGTTGCGAAGATGGAAGGTATGTGCAGCAAGTGCCACCTATCGTGCCAAGACAAAAATGACGTGTATTGTTTCTATGACAATATTTGCGCGGCAGACTATGACGTCAAACACGACTACACCTATGGCAGGCTACAAGACGCCATCGCGCTGCTGCGAGGCTTGCCGTCAGAGCTGCTGAAAGACTACCTGTCTGAAAAGCGTCGGACGCCGGCTGAGCTCAAAGCCGTCATCCTGGACGAATTGCAAATACGAAACGAAACGGAAACAATCATGAGACTATGAGAAAGTGAGGGTTGCACCGTGGAAAAGAAGTTTGTTGTTTGCTTTGGCAATAAGCACTATGCAACAGCAGAAGCGTATAGCGATATTATTGAGCAACTTAACGAAGGGGTAGAATATATCAGCACGCATAATGTTGTTTTTGCAGACTTAAGAATTATTACGGAATACGGGTACCACCTGTTCATCTATCCGCAGGTCGGCGAACCGTTCGAGATCACACTTGGAGATTGTGAGAATCTTGACAGAGAGTTAAGACCAGCACACAATCTACTTAAATTATTGGTGAACGGTGCGTTTGACTTAAATCCTGATAAGTGTGTCGTTGTTGAGAAAGACTTGTGACATTCATTTGTTTCCAAATAAATAATAAGGAGCTGACCATCGTGGATCATCCATGTAAACCAGATTGTCCAAATCGCTCTGCAACATGTAGGATAGACTGTACTCCTTGGAAAGAGTACGAAAAGAACCGCAATCAGAAATACAAAGACAAATTGGCAGAGAACGAACGTATATCTGCAACGATAAGAAAAATAGGAAAGAGATGATTATTATGCCTATCAGATTTGAAGACACTTGTGAACATTGCGATACATGCATCAATTGTGGTCGTAAAGAGAAACAGTGCATCCTGATCTGTGATGACTGCGGAGCAAATGTAGAAGAGCTTTACAGATATAACAAGGATACTGTGCTGTGTGCAGATTGTCTGCTTGCTAAGTTTGATCGCATCGACACTGACTACTACAAAGGAGCTGTTTGATTGATGAATGATGATATCAAAAAGAATGTTGACCATCCGAGCCACTATAACAAGCCTGGTAGGAAAGAGTGTATCGTGGAGATGGAAGAGAAGTACGGACCACTTGCGGTGTACTACTTCTGCCGCCTAAACGCTTTTAAGTACAGATACCGTGAGGGTGATAAAGACGGAAATCCATCAGAACAGGATCTGCAAAAGGCGGAGTGGTATGATAACTATGCTGTTAAGATGCTACAAAACGAGAATGTGATCGCTAGGCTTACTGTGCTTGGTGAAGCAACTTACGACCCACTTCCATAAATTGCACTACAAGAAAGGAACTGTACGATGGATTCAAGAAATACTTCAAGAGTTAAGAATCTAGACAGTATGCGGTTTTCGCTAATTGACCAGAATTCTACCTATACTAGAGAGTATGTGGATGTATTGAGCGGTGAGCTTGAAACATACTTGAACTCAAAACTTCACAATACGATTACAGATGCTGATGGATGGCTCGAACTGTATCCAACATACGATAATGTCATCCATCCCTGTTCTATCCGATTTGTGCCTATAAAGACTAATGGCGCAAGATCCAACGTGAAGCGTGTTGTAAAAGGGTATGATGAAGTATATACTGTTCAGGAACGTATCAAGTTTGTGCTCGAACACTTTGAGATCGTAGAGGGTGAATGATGGATAATACTCCAGAGTTTGGAAAAGTACATGTGCCGCCAATTAAGATTCAAGGAATAAAGACAAAACTTGTCCCTGTAATAAAATCTAACATCAAGATAAGCTCAAATACAACATGGGTAGAGCCATTTATGGGTTCTGGTGTTGTTGGGTTTAATGTATCTGCTTCTACTGCCGTGTTTTCTGATATAAATCCGCACATTATTGGTTTCTACAATGCAATAAAGGATAAACGTGTCACATCGAGTATAGTTAGAGAATACTTGACAGAACAGGGGCAGATCTTGTCAAAACAGGATACAGAGTATTATTATGAGGTTCGAGATAGGTTCAATAATGGCGGTGATCCACTTGATTTTCTTTTTCTGAATAGAGCCTGCTTTAATGGCATGATGAGGTTCAATAGGGATAATAAGTTCAATGTCCCTTATTGTCATAAACCTAATCGGTTTTCAAAATCATACATAACAAAGATAGTGAACCAAGTTAAGTATGTAGAAGATCAATTATCCTGCAAGGACTGGAAATTTGTTTGCCAGGACTATCGTGAAACTATACTACAATGTGATGAAGATGCGTTTATTTACTGCGATCCTCCATATATTGATAGACATGTGGATTACTATGATACATGGGATGAGCGTTGTGAGTCTAGTTTAAGGGATGCTCTAGTATCATCAAAATGTCGGTTCATGCTGTCTTCTTGGGATCATAATCAATATAGACATAACACATACTTGGAGAGCGTATGGGGCTTTTGTAAAAAACTAAATGTGGATCATTACTATCATGTTGGTGCTAAAGAATCAAACAGGTCAAAGATGGTAGAAGCTATCTTGATGAACTACGACTAACATTATATATAAGAGGGAGCTTTGTAGCTCCCTCGATCTTTGCATTTGATAGGTGGTGTACTATCTTGATAACATATGGATATGTGAAAAACTATAAATATACCGGTGATGGCACACTTATGATACAAGTTAGAGTACCATCTATCCATGGTCCTTATGATCAATCCAGTTATAGAGGTAGAACGATACGGAATTATACAAGAGATAAGGATCTCCCATGGTATCCGTCTCTGTTATTACCACATCTACCAGCAGAGGGCGAGGTCGCCGCGCTGTCTGCGATAAACCCAGCTAATTCAGAATGGATCGTGATAGGTTTGACTGGCGGTAGTTATTATTCAGGTGCAACTGAGATCGGAGTGTGAATCAATGACAAAAAGCATAGCGTTTCCAGATATGTTCAATGTAGCACATGGTCAGGTGGCAGTTTTAGAAGGGAATGCCTCGATAGCAAATCGGAGCAGACTATTGATATTGACAGAGCCTACAGAGCTATACAATGTACCTAACTTCGGTGTAGGTCTAAAACGGCATCTATGGCAGTACAACAATGATAATCAAAAGGCCATTATAAAGGATAGGATAGAAGAACAGCTCCGTATCCACGAACCATGTTGTATACCAGATGAGACTGCATACGCAGACGGTCTGTTGATATCTGGTAGCGATGGTAGTGTTGTACAGAATTACAATACACTTGAAATGACGGTTGGTATCAAAACGATATACGGAGATACTGTGAAAGTGGGTGAATGACGTTGGCAGACACGAACAGGGGAATGATACGATACACAAGTAGGGACTATAACTCCATATTAGAGGATATGAAAGATGCTGTACCAAAGCTGACAGAGCTATGGTCTCCAGATGCTACAGCAGACCCAGGATATGTTTTGATGTCTCTACTGGCCAGTTCAGCGGACATGCTCTCTGTCAATCTGGACTGGATGTCAAATGAGATGTATGCTCCATCTGTGACGCAAAGGAAGAACGCAGAAAAGATCTTTGGTCTGGTAGGCTATACACTTGGATGGTACACCGCAGCAAGGACAGAGGTAACATTTACAAATGTAAGTGAGACCACTATGTTTCTCGATTTTGGCTTCAATGGCGCTAACTTCTGCACATTGAACGCATATACAGATATTACACAGCAACCAAGAGTTATCACATATAATATCTTGCCTACGTCCAGCTCCTACGGTATGAACACCACAAAGAGCACACGATCGCTTGTCACAGATAATACGAATGTATTTGCAACGAGCGATAGGGTATCTCTTGCACCAGGAGATAGTGTTACAAGAGTTGCAGTAGAGGGTGAACTTCGGAGCTGTACAGTTTCAGTACAGCAGGTCAAGAATAATGGATACATTATCAAACTTCCATCTCAGCACATAGATACGCGGTCTATCTGGCTAAAGTCTAAGGCCACACTTCATTCTGACGAGTTTTTGGAAGAGAATTGGGTGCAAGTAGAGAGCGTAGCCCAGTTCACTGATCCTGAGCCTAGATTTGCTGTTGCGTATGATAATTATTCAAACGCTCAGATATATGTATCAAATTATCTTAACCAGATGGATAACTATGATAACAACTACTTGACTGTGTACTGGATCGAATGTTCTGGTGTTATCGGCTCTGTCAGCAAGGATGTGCTTGAAAACTTCCAACCGGCCATCCCCGCATCGGATGATAGCCGTTATAATGTATTCGATGCTGAGGGGCTAAAGATCAGCAACCTGTCTAACACGATAGAGCTGCCACATACATATACTGTTACTGGCAAAAGCCCAGAGACAGCAAAAGAAGCATACTTCAATAGTAGGAACTACATCAATACATGGGATTCTCTAATTACATTGCCGGATTACACACGGTTCTTGAAAAGAGAATCTGGTGTAGATGCAGCTACTGTGATAGATTGTCAGAAGGCATTGGAGATCAATCTTGCTATTTATCACAATACAGGATTGACCGATGCACAGAAGTCAAAGCAGTATATCAATCCACAGGACTTCCCAATAGCAGATACAACAAAGATAAATTTTAGAGAGCTACTTGATGGTGTGGATACATCAAATGGATATCCATTCACAGTGGGCTTCTCAACACACACTGCTATGTGTTATGTTGTACACAACGATTTCAAAGATAGCGATAACTTCCTGGGAACAAAATATGCGGACAGCTCCGAGCCGGGTAATGTGACGGTAACAATAACAGACCAGGTCGCGTATAAGAGATATCTTCCACCAGTGGCTTTTACGGATGCCATCAATGATGATTTCAGGCCACTACAGGCGATGACGACAGAAATTCAGTTTGGTTATGTTCGTGTGTTCCCATGGTATGTTGTAGGGGAGATATATCCTAAGTATCCTCTAAATGCGGATAATGCCGCTGTATTGATCGCAAAGGTAAAAGAAGCACTTGCTTTGTATTTTGCCCCTGCAAACCGGGAGTTTGGTCAAAAGCCGACTGTCATGGAGGTCGTTGATGTAATACAGGGAGCTGACCCATCTATCCGATACTTTGATGCCGGAAGTCTGTCTACCCCTGTTATCAACTACGGTGAACGGTCAGTCGTAGGCGGTAAGTCAAAACTTGTTAAGTATGATATTGACTACTTCAACCCAATCAGTTTTGCAAAGTATCAAGATGTAGGTGATGGGGAGAACAATATCCGCATTGCACCAGACTATCTTATTCAGTAAGGGAGCTGACCGTTCATGGATATAAAAAAGATATCAGTTCCAGAAGTATATACAGATAGTCAGGATTTTCGGTTCTTCATAGACCTATTCACAACATGCCTTGAAAAGATGCAGTATGATACAGAGAACCTGATCGACCTATATGACCCTCTTAGATGTCCTACAGATCTGCTATGGCTACTAGCAGACACGATGGGCTTCAAGTATGACGATAGGTTTTATCCAGCGTTCAATCGGCTCGTACTCATGTACTTCATGTCCATGATAAACTACAGAGGCAGTGTAACAGGCATGACACTTGCAGCAGAGACGAATCTAGCATCATTTAGAGTGAATGAGGCAGTATCTGGATATACTGACCAATATGGTGTTGTCCATAGTGGATCAGAGATAGCAAAGGAGCGTCTTGATGATCCATCCATCCCTGTAAACTCTGTATTTGTAGGCCCACACCCAGAGGACGGATACATTGATGTTGTTTATTTTGCTACATCTACACCATTGGATGCATGTATAGAGTATGTACGACCTATCGGTATGTATATCGCGCAGCATGCTGGCGTAAGAATGGATGCGAGAACAAGGATAGGAATCGATGTAAGACTGACAGACCTACGAGACAGCGATCTTGATTTCGGTCCCACATTTGTAGGCCATTACAGAAGAGCTGATTATGCTAGTCTGCAAAAGATGACTAATCCTACAACACTAGACACAGAAGACAAGCGACATGGTGTATGGAGTAGGAACTCCAAGTATGAGGGCGATCCAAACGAGGATATAAACCCAGGATACCGTGCGCTATCGTCTATCCAGCTTGCCAATGGAGAAAACGTGATCCGTGCTATGCTAGACCCGATCTTTAGTATCGGATATGATCCTCAGAACGTATTTGTAGAAGTGCCAGATGATTACTTGAAAACAGACAAAGAACCTAGGAAGTACAATCTCAGATATGACCTTGAACTCGATGAGAAGATCACTCCAAAGAATGAGAATGGCGAACCAGTTATCTCTACGTTGGATAAGGACAAGACTGTATCTATTGTTGAGACATCTCCGGCTATCAATCCGATCATGGGCAAACTGGGTGATGCTCTTCCAAAACAAACATGATTATAATAGTATCCGCTGTCACCTTAACCTTATATAATTGTGACAGCGGATATTTCTTTTTAGGTGGTGATACATATGGTAGTAGACAAATTGTACAGCTCCGAAATTGAACTTCCAGAGGTAGGAGCTGAACTGACAAAGCCGATATCTGAGATCCCAGTCGATACAAATACATTTGCATCCTGCTATTGGCTTGCTGGCGTATCTTATGATGTATTGCCATCTACTATGCATCTATCCTCCTATTATAATACATCTACAGAAGTTGGGTTTAAGGATGCTACAGACAGTACCGTGTTTCAGATGACATACGGTGGTAGATATACTGAAACAATAGATGAAACCGCTCCAAATTATAATGTGTATAATTTCACAAATGGGGAATGGGTAAGTCCATTGTCCAGTGACTATGAGCAGTCTTTGTTCAATGCCCTAGATGTGAAGTCCTCTGGTGTGGTATTCAAACCTACACAGTCTGTTCGATTGAAAGTTATCGGTAGATATGGGGCAAGTCAAGAGTCTATGGGGTCACGACTTTGGTTTGAAACTCATCTTGAAATATCAAACGAAGAAACTCTGTATAATTATATCTCTGGGTTTGTACACCTTACAATAGATGTAAGTGTTGCTACAAGCATACTAAAACTGGATTTGAATCTTTATTCCATGGAGCATAATGGGTATGCAGTTTTCTCTGGCTATACAACAGATAGACGATATTATGTCGATGTACATTACTTCATATCTGGGTATGACTTTTATCCAACTTTTGACGCAATGCCTGATAAGACATATGGAGCATATTCAACATCCGCTTCACCTATCATTCGAGTGACTACAAGCGGTACTGCGTATTGTGTATCTTCTACAGGGTCTTGTAATACATCAAATCCGTCAGACTATAGTTTGATGGATACCCAAGGCATAGTATCAGATGGATCATGTATCACAAATGATGGTAGATACTACCTGGGCGGCATGAATACAGTGATCCCATATACTGTTCTGACGAACTCTGGAATCAATACTAGGTATATAAATGGAAACTGCTTGTGGTATTTCATGGATACGAACTCCGTAGCTATCTTTAGAATGTATCGACTGAGTGATATTGTACATCATATGGCGCTCATGCCTAGAATTGGGTTTAGGCCAAGAAATAAAGTGGTTTATGGATTTTCTGATACTATCGGATATCCTATCATAAATAATAGTAGACTAACTGGTGATCTTGTTTTTGGCTCACAGGATGTGATACAGGATCTACTTGCAGATTGGCAGTTATCTAATATATCAGATAATGTGTATGATCCAGATGATGCAGGAGCTGATCCAATTCCAACTGATCAGTATACAGATCCAAACCTACATAGGTTCATCTCTGGTGATGATCAAAATGTTTTTATCGGATAAGGTGGTGTTTAATGATGACAGGTACAGGCTCACAGGGGGATCCATTAATCCCAGAGACACTGACTGAGTTTATCGCAGCGGCCGGGACGAGCGGAGCGTATGTGGCACTGACGCAGGACATCAATGCGGCGGATGATCCTAATTATAATGGTGAACTAACATCTCCAATAGACCTTAGTTGTATATCATTGCTAGGTAATGACCATTCCATATCAGGAGTGACGGTTCGCGCAGCGACGCTGCTGCAAAGCAGAGTAGCTGTGTTTAGCGCAAACAATGTGTTTTTCAAAAATTTCGCCCTTAAACGTACTGGAGCTGGCTATGCTCTAACAACAACTACATCAGACACACTGGTAATGAACGGTTGCAAAGCATCGGTCATAATTGACGATTCCGTTGGTGGTAACAACGTTGAATATGGATTTATGAGTCACTGTAAATTTACAGATTGCGCACTAGATGTAAAGTATGTCAATTCACAGAATCCTACTATACTTTTCTACGCACAACTGTTACGAAGTACAATAGTAGTCAGAGACTGCAATATATGCGGCAATGTTGACCCTATCAACTGTCCTAATTCATGGCTTATTACAAGGAGTGCTATTATTTTTGATAATTGCTCTGTATATGCAGATCGTTATATATCATTATTGCCATCCCAGCGATACAGTTATGTTGGCTTTTTGAATTGTGAATATAAAGCTGACCATATTAAATCATGCGGTAACTCTTCTTTTGGTGTTAGTAGCCTTATCGTGTGTGATACACCGCCAAGTCAGATCGATGCCAAGGCTGGTCTGACTGTAGCTACTATGGAACAAATGAAGGACAAAGAGTGGCTAATGTCTGTAGGGTTTTTGCCATGAGCTGGTATAGTGATCCTTGGACACAGGATGACAGTGTCCTAGATGGGCTTCCATATCCATCATATCCCACAAATAGATATAGTATAGATGCTGTAAGGGTTTTATGGACTTCAAATGAATCAATTTTTAACGGACTGCCCTATGTAACTGAGCCAACTGCATCATTCAATTATGAGGATATGCGATTCGTATGGATGTGGAGTCAAACTGTACTGAATGGATTGCCCTTCACAACAGCTTCAGTGCCGCAATACAGTATGGATGATGTTAGATTTGTTTGGAATTGGTCGCCATTTATCTTAGATAACTTGCCATATACAAATTGGCTTCCGGTAGTACAAGCATATGAAAACGTATGGGATGTAAAAATAAGAGGTTTTTATTCATATCGAACACTAACAAAGATAACTCACGACGAGGAATCTGAGACATGTGAGATACCATAAGGAGCTGACCAAAACAATGAATATAGCAGACATCTCAAAAAATATGGGTGTCACACAAAATGTATCGTTCCGAGTGATCGATAGAACAACAGGGCAGATAGTATCGGAGCATACAGGACATAACCAGGCTACCAATACGATGCTCCTTGGTATCGCACATTACCTCAAGGGCGATGGTGTATTGAATCAGGCCAGCTCCATGCTGAGTGATTATGTGCCAAAGTATATCTCTCTTGGTACGATGGGTCTACTGAATCAAGATGAAGATGAGAATGGTCTTCCCACTGGTATCGGTGAAACAGAGCAGCGTGATGGTGAACCTGATGAGAGTTATGAAGAACGCAGATATAATGATTACAAGGAACAGCAGCCCGGATACGGTGCAGATGGATATGACCCATCAGAAAATAATGGCAGATCTCAGCTAGGTCTCGGTGCTGTATATGCAGGTGCTGGTGTTCCTGTAAAGTGCGAACTGATATCTACAACATTCCCTAGGTCAAAGATCAGCTATCGTCAGATCATACCAGAGACAGATTCAGAACGTTCTGAGACGATCGACATTGTTTACAGTGCTATGATCTCAACAGGTGCTCTTGCACAGTTCCGCGGTGATGCTGACCATATCTTTATCACAGAAGCAGGTCTATGGGCTACTCCAGACTGGCGTAACTCTACTTCAAATGGTCTTCTTGCTGGTTATCGTATGATGCCAACAGATACTGAAAAATGGGATATGACAGATCCTGCTAATAGAAAACTTGTTCAAGAGAGTATACTTAGAGTAGGTATCAATCAAGTAGTACAAGTTATCTGGAAATTGCAGATTGGTTCTATCTATGACCTTATCGGCAACGCGCAAGATCTCAGAAACTATGTTACCCATCTTGAACTAGAAGAAGAACTTACATCCTATGTACAATATGAGGATATCAAGGGATTTCTAAAATTTAAGGGATATGTAGATGTAAAGCAGGATCTTCCTAATACCGCAGAAGTATATGATATGTACAAGGCGATATTTGATGGTGTTAGTTACTTCTACAATGAAGAGGAAGAGTGGGAGCTGCTCTATGATGCTTCTGCATCTGGTGTAGGTAGAAATACTGAGGGGCAGACATTTGTTATTGATGATACAGAGTACACAGGCGGTATAGGATCAGAACAGTTCAACAATTACAAGCTGAACAAATCTATAGGCGAATATTCTCATGCTGAGGGATATTCTACTACTGCACTAGGTAAAAGATCACATGCAGAGGGATCCAACACGAATGCATCTGGCCAAGACAGTCACGCTGAGGGTGCATACACAACTGCTAGTGGATATCAGGCGCATGCAGAGGGACTTAGCAGTGAATCTAGTGGAGATGAATCTCATTCAGAGGGCAGTGGTTGTGTCGCATCTGGTGGACAATCCCATGCTGAGGGTTATTATACAACGGCATCTGGTGATTACTCACATTCTGAAGGCCATCGTACAATTGCGAGCAGTTATGAATCCCATGCTGAGGGTATTTCGTCTCATGCATACAGCAAGTATTCTCATACAGAAGGCTGCAGAACAGTAGCTGGCGGAATCAATGAAGATAAAACAACATTCGGGGATGGCTCTCATGCAGAGGGATATGAAACACATGCTATTGGGGATGCCTCTCATGCAGAGGGAGATTCAACTGTTGCAGGTGTAGATCCCAAAGCAAGAGTGCATTCTGATGATGGAAAAGCCGCACATGCAGAAGGATATATGTCTATTGCATCTGGGTATTGCGCTCATGCTGAAGGCGCTGGTGGTCAGTATACAAAAAATGATATACAATACACGAGTGCCGCATCTGGTAGATGCTCTCATGTAGAGGGGAATCTGTGCATAGCAGATGAGTTTTGCGCACATGCAGAGGGATTTGAAACAGTTGCAGATGCGGATTATTCTCATGCAGAGGGAGACAAAACAACAGCTTCAGGCAATGGTGCTCATGCAGAGGGTGGCCAAACTCAATCATCTTATACATACACTCATGCTGAGGGATATCTAACTGTATCATCAGGATATGCCGCTCATGCCGAAGGGAGAGGCGGTTCATGGGAAGATTCAGATGGTGTAGCGCGTATAAGTGGAGCACATGGGGAGTATTCTCATTCTGAGGGACGACAAACAATAGCGAATGGAAGTTCCTCCCATACTGAAGGTGAGCTAACTATTGCAAATGGATCTCAGTCTCATGCGGAAGGCTATAACACGGTAGCATCGGGAGCTGACTCACATTCAGAGGGGTCTTATACCAAAGCTATTGGAGATCATTCATTCTCTGGCGGTAGCTATAGTACCGCAAATGCAATATGTTCATTTGCTCATGGTGATCATGTATCTGCACAAGGCGTTAATTCAACTGTTTTTGGAAAGTACAATTCACCCAACGCAACAGATATATTCCAGATAGGAAATGGCACTAGCACGTCAAATAGGTCAAACGCTCTTGCAGTAGATACTAGCGGTAATACTAGAATATCTGGCAGATACACAGATAGTACAGGGCTACAATTGATGCCTATCGTATCTTTGACACAAGCTGAGTATGATGCGCTAGATCCGCCTCTTCAAAATGTAATGTACTGCATCCATAGCTAAAGGAGTGTGATAAACCGTGTTTGTATTAGATGATCTTGAATACAGCCGATATGATGATGGTATACACAAGTACAAAGTGACTATCCACGTTGACTCTGTAGCAGATCTGCCAGAAGCAAAGCCATGGTGGGATCAAGGGAGTATGGCTATCATCGATGGGTCTCATGATATCCGCTGGCTAGATAGTGAGGGGGAGTGGCGATAATGGCAAAGGATATTATAGCCAGAGCACTTGCGCTTTCTAGATCCGGCGGAGGCGGCGGTGGTGGTGGAGGTCGTGAAGTAGTATCAATAACGTTTTTATCAAGTGATAAGGGTCAGACATCTGGATTACCTGGAGCTACTGATACTTATAAAATACTTTATTCTGATGGAACTTATGATACGTTTCGAGTTTACAATGGTGAGAACGGAGAAACGCCTCTACTGAGAAAAAATGATTCATTGGTCGAGGTGTCATATGATAATGGAGAAACTTGGTCATTTCTCTTCTCACTAGATGGTATATCTGGAGTAAGTAAGTATTCTACAGATGCTACATACACCTCTGGTCAGATCGTATATCTTACTCAGGGTCAGATATATCAGGCAACAAAGAATTTCGATGCAAGTACTGACTATCCAACGGATGCAGAGAACTTTGATGCTGATATTAAAAACGGAAACTTGACGCCGATCATCAAGCCGATACCTAAATCATATATAGATAGTCTGTTTACTTGACGCCATAACCTATCTGTTATCCATCATTTGGAGGTGATCACTATCAATACTGAGAATCAAGAGTGGCTCGACAGAGATGGATTGGCATATTTCTATGAAAAACTGAAAATCTATCTATCTAGTAAGTACAGCTCCATATTGTTTGATACAACTGATAACTGGAATAAACAGACATCACTTATATCTGAGAATAAAACCTTTTATGTATATACAGATCATCTAGTAGATGGAGATCTTACGGTCCCTGGGTTTAAGATAGGAGATGGGAAAGCGTATTTGATAGATATGCCATTTACAGATGAACTGTATTATAGGCATATCCTTGATAATACTATTCATGTCACGCAGGAAGAAAGAATAGCATGGAATGATAAAATCAGTTGTAAGCTCTCTGATGAAAACACAGAGAATCTTGTCCTTTTCAAATAACTACATGAGGTGATATTATGGCAGATATTTCAAAGATCACATTGCCTAGTGGTAATACCTACAACATTAAGGATGCTGTTGCAAGGCAGATGATCTCTGGCGGTGTTAGTTTTGTAATTGCATGGAATGGGTCTTCAGCTCCAGTAGTTGCTGATATCCCAGCCGGGGTAAAGGTAACATATAATGATACTGTTTATACTGGAACTCTTGCAGCTACTGCGGATACGGTAGGTTCGTTCTACCTTGTGAAGTCTTCTAGCACACCAAGCGGCGAGACACTAGATATTTATGATGAATACGTCACTGTTTCACAGGGCGGGGACCCAGCAGTATATTTCTGGGAGAAACTTGGAGATACAAAGCTAGACTTGTCTGATGTTGTCACAAATGTAACTCTGGATAAGAAAACAGATAGTGCTATTGGCACAGATGCTACATTTTCAATCACGCAGCCTACCGTATCTCTATCCGCTGAATCTACTTCTTCAACTGGATCCGTCAGTGTAGTATCTGATATTACAAGTGCATCTGCAAGCGGTGATGATGTTACAGTAATTACAGGACTAGGCACACCATCTACAAAATCCGCGATCGGCGCAAATTCTACATTCAAGATCACACAGCCAACTGTATCGCTTGAGACAGGTGCAACTGCTGGCACTGGTGTGATAAGCCTCGCCACAGATGCAAGTGGTACAACTAAGTATTTAGGGGCAACTGCATCTAATGGTAATGTGGATTGGAATTCAAAAGATACAGTAAATGCACTAACGGGATTGGGCACACCAACAACCGCTAATGTTGTAGGAAAAGATGCTACGTTCTCTGTTACACAGCCGACTGTTGCGATGTCACTTGCTACAACAACAGCAACTGGCAAGGTCGGTGTGATTACAGAAGTAAGTGCAACAAAAACGAACATAAAGGCGACTGCCAGTGGCGCGAATACGGTTTGGAAATCTAAAGATGAAAAAACAGTTGTTACAGGATATTCTCCATCAAGCGATACTTTTTTGAAGAGTATTAGCACAACTACAAAAAAACTGGCCACTACTACAGTTACTGGTGTAAGTGGAAGTACAACTGCATCTAAGGTAACTCGTGCATCTCAAACAACTTCCAAGGGGACAGGGACTGCAAGTAATCTTAATACAGAATGGCTGAAGGGTGTTAGTGTAAGCGATGAAACACTTGTAATCGGTGCTGTCACAATGGACACTCAAACGACATATTCTGTAAGCGCCACAACTGATGTTACTGTACCAGTTGCTGCGGAATCTGCTACTCAAGTTGCAACTGGCGCAGTAGCAACTACAGATACAAATGGTGCAACTGTTGTCACCTCTGCAACAAACGGTACTTCTACAACAGCACTTACAGGACTTGGAGACCCCACAACAGATTCTGTTATTGGTTCGGCGTCTACATTTACAATTACACAACCCACTGTTTCCCTTGCAACAGGAGCTACTGCTGGGACGGGTGTTATCAGCGTGGCCACGGATACAAGTGGTACAACTAAGTACATTGGTGGAACTGCAAGCGGTGCGAATGTAGCATGGAATGATCAGAAAAATGTTGCAGCAGTTACTGGATATGCTTCTCCGACAACAGATACCGTTATTGGAGACAGCGCCACGTTTACTGTTACCCAGCCTACGATCACTGCTACATTGGCAGACGATGAATCCACTGGTAAAGTCGCAGTTATTACAGAAGTTAGTGCAACTACTACTAATGTTAAAGCTACTGCAAGTGGAGCTAATACGACCTGGAATAGTAAGGACGCTGTTACCGCTGTTACTGGATATGCTGCTCCTACTACTGATACAGTCGTCGGCACAGAATCTACTATCACAGTTACTCCTGCTAAGACAAACATCAAGGCTACCGCAAGCGGCGCAAATACTCAATGGAATAACAAGGATGCAGTTACTGTACTGACTAGCGCAACTGATGTTCAAGTAACTAAGGGGAATTAAGAAAACTGATCGCTTCGTAGGTGAGTGCCAAACACACTCACCTACACTTCTAAACGAATGAGGTGATATTATGGCAGATGTTTCATCTATTAAATTGCCTAATAATTCAACATATGATATTAAAGATAGTACAGCTAGAACGAAGATAGGTAATATGGCGGATAAACTTGTGTATCCTGTTATCGGTACACAGACGGATGCAACAGCACAGTTTTCAGGCGCAATTGATATAGATAGCCTGTATGATGGTTTGACGATCGCATATTATCTTCCGTATGCGGGGGTATCCGGAACAAACGCGACCCTGAATCTCACACTATCTGATGGGACTACAACAGGAGCTATTGATGTATATGAAACTGGAACGACAAGATTGACCACACAATATGCTGCTGGCTCAACGATCATTCTCACATACTGGTCTGCTGGTGCGATCAATGTCAGTGGTACAGCAACGACCTCGGCGAGATGGACACACGCAGACTATAATACGGATGCAAATTCGATCGGATACCAGTTACGGCATAACAGTGGAACATATACAGCATTTGCTAATATATATAGGTATATGCTATTGCTATCAAAATCCTCAACGCAAGTGCTTCCTGTGAACTCGGTCTCAAATTCTATCACAACAACAAAAGCATTGACTACTGAAAGTTTCAATCCATTCGGTGAAATACTATATTATTCTGGAACTAGCACTGTATCTGCAGGAAGTCAAACATCTTCTTCGTTATGGCAGCAGTATGCATTTGATTTACGGTATTCGTTTAATTGTGGACAAACTTTAACAAGCAACAAGGACGTCTATATTGTTGCAGTCCCACAATCGGATGGATACGCAAAATTGGCATCATCACCACTTGCCCAGGATCTACCTACTACAGATGATGGTAATATCTACATTTATCTAGGTCATGCATATTCAACATATCAAATTGAGATGCACATGAATCATCCTGTATATTGGTATAAGGATGGTAAGATCTGCCTTTACACTAAAAATGACGTTTACGTTGCTGGTAATGATATCACATTAACATCAACTACAAGCAGCAATGAAATAAAAATAGCCGCAATGCTACAAAAATATTGGAAAACATCAATATCAAAAACACCATATTCTAATGAACTTGAAGTATCCACTACATTTTCTAGCACTATCAGCAATTCAGACACAGATCCTCATCCAGGGGTAACAGATCAAATCAATTTGGTCGGAGCTTCTGTTGATGGGAAGCAGTATACTATAGATGGTGAAACTATTACTGCTGGCACTGGTGCAGAAGTATTTAATGAGTATGAAGGGACAACTGAAAATATAGCCGTTGGTGATTATTCACATGCTGAGGGCTCTGGTACAACGGCAATAGGAATTGGATCTCATGCAGAAGGTGGACTAAATGTTGCCGAGGGGACTGGAACTCATGCGGAAGGCGCATATAATACAGCAAAAGGAGATTACTCTCATGTAGAGGGATATAAATGTCAAACTAATGGAGATTTTTCTCATGCGGAAGGAAGAGGCACTGTTGCATATGGAGATTGTCAGCATGTAGAAGGGAAGTATAATGAACCTGGATCAGGGGATAATTTAGCTTTCATTATCGGAAATGGGACAAGTTTGTCAGATACTTCAAATGCTTTTGCGATAGATTGGGATGGAAAAATATATACTAATAATGCAGAAACTGGTGTAGATGTAAATAATCTAGCAAAGAAAGTAGTAAATGATGGGGCAAAGAATTTGCTAAAAAATACTGCACCGTATGGTGATTTAGTACGAACAAATCTTACTTTTACACATAACGATGACGACACTTATGTCGTAAACGCCACGAGTGCAAACACGAACAATACCGATCTATATGTCGCTGAAAATATGCCGATCAAAGCGGGGACTTATGTACTATCTGGCTGTCCTGAAGGTGGGAATAATAGTAATACATACAAACTTCAAATTGCTGGTATCGGATACGATCTGGGTAATGGGTTTACATTTACGATCACCCAAGACACTACCATTAGCGTATACATCAGAATCTGGGCCGGGTATATTCCCGACAACCTCGTCTTCAAGCCCATGATCTGCACTACCGAAGACTATGCTATTAGTTCTGAATATGTACCTTATGCTCCGAGTAATAGTGGATTGTATGAGGAAGTAAAAAGCATTGAAAACTCTATGCAAGTGTCTCAATTCAAAACAACTGCTTTCTCTAGTTTAGCCGCATATGTAGATACTCTTAGCAATGGGACATATTCATTTCTTATACCAAACAATAATAGCCTAACTGATGTACCTGCAGCAATAAATAATTCCAACACAATGGTTACAGTAAAGATTTATAACACAACCTGTGTAATTGAAGCAGTTGCCATTTCCACCACATACCAACAGTATAGATATTCAAGGATTAAAAGTTCTGGAGTTTGGCGTGATTGGTATCGCTTTGAAGGTACAGTAGTAACGTGATAGGCGGTGAACATTTACGAAGATCTGTCTTGATGTATGTCACTACGGAAAGTATCTTCATGTGTTCAACTGCTTAGAATAACATGGCACACAGATGATGGGTAGCATACACTATCCATCATCTGTTTTCTTTTCTAACCTTATATAAATAGTAAAAGGAGTTGATTCAAATGGTAGTAGCCGTAAAGAACGGAGCTATTACACCAGATGAGAAGAAGATATATACAGACTATGCGATAGAGAAACATCCAGATATGGAGCTGTCCGAGATTCTGATTGAAGTAGATGATGATAATGTGATACTCCATTGCTTTAGCGAAAGATCTGGCGAAGATACTCTTCAACTAAAACGAATCCATGGATATGGTGGGTGATACAATGAGTGATATTATTTTTACACCAGCGGCTGTGCTTGATCTATTGGCAAGTATAGATGAGCTTGCTGACCATGATATCTCAATGACAGAGGATATTGATGGGGCTATCAGACTGACGATCGGTAGCTCTGAGTACGAGATAGATGCAAGCTCCGTAAACGAGGTAGAAGCCAATATACAGACGATCGAAGATATCGAGGATGTAAACATGGATGCCTACGATGAGATTGCTACAGATGATATGACTGAAACTATTGAATCTGGTGTAATTAAAGAGATCGGCAAGACGCTCCTCGTTGGTGGTCTTGTTCGTCTTACAAATAAACTGTTGAGGAAGTGAGTTTTAGGTGAAGAACGTAAAAGCATCATCTATCACATCATCTATCATAGGTACATATGAGGGTGAGGTGCTGGATCCACAGATCACAAATAAGAATGGCCTTGATATTACAAGAGATGTAATGGAGGCAGTTCTGGATTCCGAGGATTACAAGGACGGTATCGAAAATGGATGGTTCATAGGATATTTGGGACATCCAGAGGATCCAGATTGCCAGGACTTCAAGAACGGATGTATCGTCATGACGGAGATGTCTATCGAATCCGATGGTAAAGTCCATGCGAAGTTCAATCTTATCAATACCCCTGTTGGTCAGATCGTAAAGTCGTTCATTGATGCAGGTGTTAAGTTTGGTATCTCAATTCGTGGCGCAGGGGATATTATTGGAAACGCTGTAGACCCCGAGACATTTGTTTTCAGAGGTTATGACCTTGTAGCTTTTCCGGCATATCCAGAATCCATACCAACCTTTACTGAGATCGCAGCAAGTACAGATAGAAGTGTGCGGAAGAAGTATGAAAAGATCTGTGCCGCAGTAAACAACGCACTGCCTAATATAACGAGCAGCTCCACATTGAAGGCCATTCAGGCTCAATTCGCACCAATGTCAGAGGAATACAAGGCGATTGAAAACAGGTGTTCTGAGATCACTGCTGGATCAACCTTAAATATAGACAGCGAGAAGCTAACTGCTATGACTGACTTGTATCTTGAAGCAATGAGTCGGATCAAAGTCCTTGCAACTGAGAATGAGAAGTTGAAGAAGGATAAGGCGGTATTGGCTTCTGTTTATAATAGAAAACTATCCAGTTTACAGCGAATCACAGAGCATCAGCTCAATGACGCTTTGGAGGATAGAGACAGAGTAACAGCATCGAGAGATGGGCTAAAAAGGAGAACCGCTTCTTTGGAGGCCAGCAAGAGAAAACTTGATACGACTGTATCTGAACAAAAGCGTATCATCGCTTCACTACAGCGTGAAAAGTCTGATCTTGAAAATGATCTCAATGCTGCGAAAAAATCTAACCTTATATATAAAAGAAAGATAGAAGCCGCTACAAGCCTTGCAGATGAGAAGGATGCCACTATCGGAGATCTTCGTTCTGAGCTTCGTGAAACCGTCACAGCAAGCACAAAGTTGAAGAATCTCAAATCAAACCTTGATCAGGAAGTGCGTTCCTATCGTTCTGAGGTAAGAGCTAGTAAAGATGCCCTTGATGAGTGTCAAAGCAGACTTGATGCAGAGACAGCAGATCGAAAGAGCATTGAAGCAAAACTAGACGCTTGTAATGCGAATCTACTATCATTCCAATCAGCTTATGCTGAACTATACGCAAACATGATCGGAGCTAGGGCAGATTCCATCAATATCACACCATCTACTACAGTAGATGATATTAAGTCAGACCTATCCTGTGCTACAAACACTGTTTCACTGGGAGCTGCGCCTGTATACGATGATGAGGATGACGATTATTATGCATCCGGCGTACCTGGCTTGATCACAGTATAATAATAGGAGGAATATCTAATGGCAATCAAAAGATCTACTCGTAGAGTATCTCCTGCTCGCCGCACTGCTATCACTGCTGGCACTAGCATTACTGCAGGTGTACAGAGCCGTCAGGCACAGCGTCAGAAGAGTCGTGTAATGGCTAACTACTCTACACTCACACCTCAGCAGCGTGCGTTTGTAAACCAGATTCGCTCAAACTGCCGTCAGCCGATTCCGGTAACTGCTTCTACACGAGCTATCATGGGCGCTACCAACACTTCCAATATTGCTGCACGTCCTGACTTCCTGGAGCTCCTGCCTCTGTTCACCCAGAAGCTGATCATCCTCGATGTTTTTGGCTCTGTAGCGATGAACTCTGTACAGCAGATGATCCCATACTTCAAGTTTGTATCTGATAATACCAAGGGTGAGACCGCGGCTAACACCATTCTCTCTAGCCCGATGGTTAATCGTCAGGGCATCGATCCTAACTTCACTGGCCGTGTAGTTAAGAATGAGGTCGTAGAGTCTGCCGCTGGTTCGTTCACGACTGGAACTCTTGCTTACATCCCTGTACTTCCTGGTAGTGTTACCATTGAGACCAATCTCTCTGGTGTAACTACTGCGTATCTGGATGACCGCAATGGCTCTTTGATCACTGCTGCTGGTGCTACCGTAGGTACTATCCAGTATGATACTGGTGTTATCACATTTACCTCTGCGATCACGCTTGCTGCTGGCGATACTGTTAAGGCTACTTATCAGTATGATAATGAGACCATCGGTCCTGATACCAACGGTCACATTGGCGCTCGCATGGGCAGTGGTCATCTCCAGCTTGACAACATCAACCTCGTTGCAGATGCACATCAGCTCCGTTCTGACTGGTCTGCGTTCGCTGCGTTCCGTGCTAACCGTGAGTATGGTGCATCCATCGATGACATCGCCAAGGAAGCTGCGTTCTCTCAGTTGACTGCTGAGATCAACTCCAACGGCTTCAATACTCTTGCTCGCACGGCATCTTACAAGCCTCAGTACAACTGGGATGCTACTCCGATCAATCAGGCTTCTGTATACTCTTCTGACTACCTGAACATGCTGAAGCTCAAGTTCAATCAGGCGGCTGGTTCTGTATATCAGGAGACCCAGCTCGGTCGTCCTAACCGTATCGTAGCTGGTACAAACACTGGTACTTACATCAGCATGATCAATGGCTTCCAGGCGGAGAACCTTGAGGATACAGTTGGTCCGTACAAGCTCGGTCGTCTCGATAACTTCGAGGTATTTGTAGATCCTAACTACGATCCGAACGCATGGGTAATGTGCTGCAAGTCTAACGACATCCGCAAGAACTCTGCTCTGTTCGGTGAGTACATGCCTCTGACTGAGACCACTCCTGTAGCACTTGCTGATGGATCCATCCAGCAGGGTTATGCGACCATGTATGCTATGGAAGTTGTAAACCCGGCTACCGTAGTATCTGGTAAGATCGTAGGCACGTTCTGATCAAATCAAACAGATAGGGTGTAAGACCTACACCCTATCACACTAATATAGGAGGGTAAGATAATGGCTTACACGATTACAATTACCTACACTGGTGTAACTGCTCCTTCTGCGGCTCTTGTATCCCCTGTATGCAGACTGTATACTCCTGACAACAGTTATGTAGATACTGCCGCTTATGCTGGCACCGTGTATGACACGAATGTTGATGGCTTCGGCTTCATTGACCTCATGGAGCCTTACAAGACTACTTCGTTCCCGTTCCCTGTTCCGCTGGCTCAGTTCAAGGCCGCAGTCGTTGGAGCTGTGCAGGGTGATGGCTCTTACAAGGTAGAGTTTACTGTTGACTCCTATATGGAGGCCTTCTGGTATGCTCAGGTAGGTGAGCAGGTCAAGGATCAGGGCTTCACCGTAACTGTGACCGCTGCTGAGGGCTGATCACTCGTTATATTATAGTAAGGGGGCCTGATCGAGATGACAATGCAAGAGATCGTTGAGCAGGTGTCGTTTCTTTTAGGCCTACCTGCTAATCGAAATGTAGAGGGTCAACAGGTGGAACAAGCCGTGAACATCGCATTTCGAGAACTGAAAAGATACATAGATACCCCAGTCGATAAGACCGTATCGTATTCTACTAGAATTGATCTTCTCGCAGTAGAGATCATCACTGTAAAGATACTCGATGTATTGCCAGCATATCCGGCACTAGGTTTGAACCTTGCATCAATGAATAGCGGAAACGTGTTCCAGCTCGCTGCCGCTGTCAATACTTTTGGTGCTCTAGGCAATACCTCTAACGTCTATACTGATCGCATCATGAGCGAACTGTCACTAGCACAAGTTAGAAACACACTATCGACTGATTTTCAGTGGAGATATGATTTACCTAATCAAGTAGTATACTGCACACATAGAAGTCCGATACCTACGTCAGTTACAATACGCTATGTTCCGGACTTTAAGGATGTTAGCGAGATACATAATCATACATGGGAGGACTACCTTGTAAGATTAAGTGAAGCATACATGAAGAAGTCACTTGGTAGAACGAGATCAAAATATACGATCGAGGGGTCAAATGTATCACTAGATGGGGATCAGCTCCTGTCAGAAGCGAATGCTGAGATAGAGGCTATCCACAATGAACTGCTCAACAAGCAAAGCAAGCTGGTTGTGCTGAACTAAAACTAGGAGGAATTGAATATGCGTATGAATCGTCCCGCAAAGACACGTCCTGCAAAGACCCGCCGTGTAATGGCTGAGACCGAGGTAGCCGAGGATGTAGTAGAGCTCCTGTTCGAGGCCAACGATGTAGCAGACCTTATTTCTGATGTTACTGGTGAGGATGTTACAGTTGAGTCCGATGGTGACGTTGTAGAGTTCACCGTAGGCGAGGAGACCTTCACCTGCGAGCCTGACGAGGGTGCAGATACTGTAGAGTCTTCTACTCGTATCCGTCACCGCAAGGCAGTAAAGGCTTCCACTCGTCGTCCTGTACGAGCTGGCCGCACTGTAAAGAAGCTGCCGCGCAGAAAGTAAGATATTCACAGAATACCCTGCACGGCATAGTCTGTGCAGGGTCATTTTGTTTATAGGAGGTCGTTATTATGGCTAAAGAAACTGACACGTCTAAGTTTCAAGATTTGAGATCTAGGGCTTCTGATGCAATGAACAATGTGAAAAATCAGCGAACAAAGCAAAAGGGGCTATTATCAAATATTGTAAACCTTGTATCGCATACGCTGAATCGATTGATAGACCTAGGATACCAGGCAAGCGAGGATAAGAAGAGTTCTACCGAGGGTGTAAAAGTCTACGATATGGTCGTTCCTCTTGTCAGAAAAGATTATGAAGCACAGAAAAAGGACTTCACGTTCAAGTTGATAGTAGAGCCGACAGAAGATGGTAAAGTGAAACTGTCTATACCTGATAAGGAGGATCAAACGAAGATCGCAGTTACAGAGACTGTACAAAAGACTTATAATGCTATCGGCAAGGCAATCGAGACTATGGTAGAGAGTATGGAGCCAGATTTTAAGGTCGCAAAAGGGGAGTCTGCAAATAGCGCAAAGAAACTATCTGTGACGCTTCAGAAAGTAACATCTGATGACGATGTGTCAATTGATCTTGTTGCTATCAAGTCGAACTATGACCCAGTAGCCACTGTACATGATCTGAATAGCTTACTTGACAATGAAGAGTTTACGGATATTGTGCTTGATGCTCCTACCTCCTTTGAGATCACCGATGACGGAGATGATTATGACATTGAGAACGTAGATGATATCGGTGACAAAGGAAATGTCTATTATCCGATCATCTATTCTGCGTTTGCTGCATGGCATATGCTAAAGATGCTCTATTGGTATACTTATCAGGAGGGTGAACTGTATCAATATATCCACGACTTGTGCGAATACCTCATGGATGATGTGGATATGTATAATTACTGGTCTGTACAAGACTATGGATACGCTATCTCTATCTTCGGTGCTCTTGGGGAAGAGGTAGATGATATGTGGTATCTTAATACAGAGGATCCTAGACAAATGGTGATAGACATCCTATCTGACTATATCAATGTTATCGAATACAACAGCGCTAATCTCGTAGATAGCGGATGCTATGATAATATGATCGGTACGATAGATGACTATCTTGATGATTTGAACGTGCTTAAGGATGACGTTTCAGAATAACTGTGTTCGGCTCGTTATAATAGTTGACAAGTATATTGAAATATGGTACAATGAATAAAAGGAGCTGATATAATGGTTAGATACATCAAAAGTAACGAAGAGCCTGATATCATTGAATATGAAGTGCATATTGATCTTGTCTACCAGATGATTGGCTCTGGTGAGATTGCAGCAAGCATTGATACAAATTTAACAGGTCAGGCGCTGTGTGACTATGAAGACTTCATTATCACTGCTATCGACATTATTGAGTGCTGCGGATTCAAATATATCGATGCTGACGAAAGTGATCGAGATGGTAGTAAATCTGAGTATTACACATTTGTGAAAAAAGATACTGTTTCTGGAAAAACGATCAAGTGCGTTGTATTCTTCCGCATTTCAGACCACCCATTGAACGAATCCAAGGACAAGCGTGCTAGGCGTACACATCATTATAATAATGAAGCGCGTGGAAACAGCCAATATGATAAAGTTCTCTATGATGGATATAGCTGGAAACTGATAAGTATCAATATAGATGATAAGAGTTATTCTACATATCGTGATGCTGAACATGCTCTAAAAGTTAAAATGGATAACTTAACATTTGAGAACAATATTCACCTGTACAAAAAGTAAACAGAATGATCAACATCGCCCTATGCTACCAAGCATAGGGTGTTTTTTTGTACCTACCACTCGTTATAAATAGTAGAGTAACCATCAGAAAGGAGCTGTCCATTATGGAGAATACTTTGCTAAAGAACGAGTTGTTTGGTACAGATGTTATCAAGGACTATCTATCAGGTGGAAATGCAATCGTAACACTTACATCTGATAGCGGTGTATATCATACTTACCGCTTCTACAAGAGTGCAAAGAGCCGTATGCGTTCTGCTCTATTCGTTGAGACCATGGTCGATAATGGTGAATGGAAGTATGTGGGTATGCTCAATGGCGGACACTTTATCCTGACGAAGTGTTCAAATTTCGCAAGAGATAATGAGATCGTACTCGGCGTAGTATATATCCTAAAGATGATGTTCAAGGATGGCTACTATGACGAACGGATGCATCTTTACCATAGTGGTGTTTGCAGCGTATGCGGCAGGCGGCTTGTAAGTCCAAAGTCTATCCAGATCGGTATGGGCAAGAAATGCAAGAGACGAGTGAGAAATGCAGGACGCTAAGTTCTTAAAGGAACTAAACGCAAGTACAGCTCCATATCACCTGGTTCTACAAGTCGCTAAAGATGCAAGAGCACTCGCTGAAAAATATGATAATCGAATATCTCACTCTGAAGCTATCACACATGTTATAAATGGCACTCTGCCGGACAGCTCCGATCTTACAGCTCGAAGAAATGAACATGAAGCAAAAATGATTCGAGAAAAGTTCTGCTATATCGAGGATAAAGAAGTCTGTGATGCAGTTTATGACTCTTTTTATGAGTCAAAATGGTCGAAAAACCTTATATACATATATAATGGTATATCGGATCCATCACGTCAAGCTCGTGTAAGGATCTTGACCAGGATGCTTATAAAGGAGTTGGATATTACAATGGAAGAGACTAAGAAGGTTCGTAAGCCTAGAGCTAAGAAGCCAGAGGTAGCAAAGGAGAATAATACTGCTGTCACGGAAGAGGCACGTCATGAGACATCTTCTAAGAATGATACTGTAAAGGAAACTTCACTCAGTACAAAGCACGTTCGTCTGTATAAGACCTCTGTTGCAAAGACACCATTCGGAACATATGCTGGTGAGTTTTACTGGTGGCATGATGAGAATGACAATGTACTTGAGCAGTATGATCGGAGACCTATCACAAAGAACAAGGATTCCAAGGGAAATGTTCTGGATATTCTTGGATGGGTCAACTTGTCGGAGGTGAAGTGAGATGGTAAGGTATATTCGTGCAGCAAATGATGTACTAAAAGTCGACCATGATGGTGGTCCTGGAAAAGGAACGTTCTTAAATGATGTATTTTTTGACTACGAAGAGGATGAAGATGCATTCGGTGTGACTTACACGATTCCATATGGTATCAGAGCGATTGGAAGCACAGCGTTCTATGAGTGCGAGACATTAAAAAAGATCATCATGCCTGATACTGTTGATAGAATCGATAACTCTGCGTTCATGCTGTGTAAAAACCTAGAAACAGTTGTGTTTTCTAAAAACCTTACAAATATGGGTGCTTCCGTGTTTGCCGGATGCAAGAATCTAAAACATGTAGAACTTCCAGATAGTCTTAGCGCCATTGGTAGCAATGATTTTTACGGATGCGTAAGTCTGCGGACTATCACAATCCCTCGTAGTGTGTTCAGACTACTGCCAAAGGCGTTTAACAAATGTACAAATCTACGATCAATCGAGTTTAAATCACTAAACACTCAATTACTGCCACATGCATTTAAGGATTGCACATCAATAAGAACGATCAAGTTTCCAAATCTAACACTAGATGTGTCATACACCGATGGTGTAAGTAATTTCACTGATGCTATCCAGAGATGTATGTACATTATTCGGGATAGCGACTACAGGGGTGTACTATCACTTTTGATGGATGGATTCCCATTTGCACTTGATCTCATTTTTGAGCTTGCTAAGAAGGATGCCGTAGCAGATCAATTCATCTACGACAATAAGGATAAACTCATTGAATATGCTTCTGACAGAACCGACATGAAAGCTCGACTTCTTGATATGATGCAAGATGACTTCAACAAGGGCGGTTCTTTGCGGCTCTGATACTATTGCCGGGGGTGAGATGGCATGATTGCTTGTCATGGTCCTATGATTACTGACCACGGTCCTACGGTTGCTTTTGTCAGCGACCATGGTACAGGGCATTGCATTGGTAACATTTTTTGGAGATACTTTGAAGAGGCCTCTTATTCTAAAGAGGTTGCCACTTACACCATCCCAAATGGTGTTGAGATCATCCATCAGTTTGCGTTTCTTGACTGCAGCAAGATTCGTGGAATTATATTGCCTAACACTGTGCGTGTAATCGAGGAAGAGGCGTTTGAGAGGTGTCACAATCTTGAGGAAGTTAAGATATCTGAAAACCTTGAACGAATAGAACCACATGCATTTTCTTGTTGTGAAAGACTTGTAAATGTGCAGTTACCTGACACTCTTTGGAAAATTGGTAAATATGCGTTTCTTGCGTGTATGTCCCTAAAAAACCTAGTGTTGCCAAGTGGTATAATAACAATTGATTCTCATGCATTTTGTAATTGTACTGGCTTAGAAACAATAGAGTTCAAATCTGACAACATAAGTATGGATCATGGCGTATTCGATGGTTGTAGCTCTGTCAAAGTCATAGAATTCCCAAGCATTACGTTAAATGTATCGTATACAGAAGGAACTATTGGATTCACAGAAGCTATCAAGCGCTGTATGGCATTCCTATGTTGTCACGACTACAGTCAAATCCTCTTCCTGCTACAGAATGGATTTTCCTTTGCACTCGACCTAGTGGTACAAATCTCAAAGAAAGATAATGATGTAAAGCAGGATATCATTCAAAATGCAGATAAGCTACTTGAATTTGCATCAGATTATGGTAGAACCGACGTTGCCGCAGAGATTTTGAATACTTGCGGTAGCACCATGTACCAAAATAGATCTATGTGGCTTTGATTGGAGATTCTCATGATTATTAAAGAAAGGCAGATCAATAGATATAGTAAAGACATCATAGATGAGACCGGCGTATTTCACATATACAAAGACATTCTTACTAGATTTGAAGAAACCCTAGGCATTCAGTCAGTAAATGTAAAGATACCGAACGTAGTAAAAGCGATCGGTACTGCTGCGTTTAAGTATAATCATAATGTTACGAGTGTTTGTATTCCAGATTCAGTCACAACAATAGAGACGCAGGCATTTGCACAATTGTTTAAGCTAGAAAACGTGAATTTGCCAAAAAATCTCACAACTATCGGAGAATACGCTTTTTATGCGTGTAGTGCTTTGCCATCAATACAGTTTCCAAAATCGTTGAAGGAAATTAACGACCGAGCGTTTAGTGGGTGTCGTTCGCTAAAATATATACACATTCCTTGTTCAATAGAGGCTGTTGGATGTAACGCATTTTGTGATTGCTCTAATGTAGAGCAGGTCGTACTGGATAGCACCTCTACGGTCGTGCATAAAAATGCATTTGATGTAGAAAGTACAAATCTTAGATCAATATCCATCAATGGAACTACTTTTTTCTTTAGCGGGAACTCGACAAAGACTGCATTAAAATCCCCATATTTTGAATACATCTACGATTATATGACAACTAAAGACATCACAATAATAGAGGAGTTCGTTCAAACAAAACAACCGATCGTGTTAGATCTGCTTGTTTACGCTGCAAAAGATAATAATTCTGACGCAATTAGATACATTTGCGATAACATTGACGATCTGATTCACTTGGCATCAGAGCTAAAGCGTGTAGAGCTGTCTGCAACACTGCTAGACATTAAGCATAAAGCAGATGGATACGAAGTTCCGTACATGCATTTATAACTAAAATGTCAAATGATACTATTGACAACTCATTTGATATATGCTATAATAATAGTGTAGACACCAGTAACCACAAAGGAGTGATCTTCTATGAAAAGATATATCAAGTCTTCAGAGGGAATTTATGCATCGAGTTTCAATCGTGCAATATCGCATATGAACAAAGAGCAGTGTGGTTTCATTACGGCATTTAGAGAGTACAGCTCCGATGGTGAGAAACTAAGTACGAACGAGAAACGTAGACGTAACAAGCAACTAGAGGCGGACATTAGGGCTTCTGGTCTAACGTTCATCAAAGCATCTGGTGGCTTTATAGAGAACAAGGATACTGATGATGAGGTCCGAGTTTCTGAGGACACATTCTGCGTGATCAATAATAGATTTGCACCTAGGGACTTCATTAAGCTGATGGTATCCTGGTGCAAGAAGTACGAGCAGGATGCTGTTTTGGTCACTACACCTATGCCAGAGAGGTCAAAGAATGGTCAACCTCTTGTCGATAAGCCTATCAATATCATCGGTGAATACTACGATAAGAATGGAAATGTTGATATGAAGTTCGACAATGCAACTGTGCAGGATGCCGAGGAATACTTTACGAACATCCACGGTAAGGACTTTGTTCTGTCTTCTACAGAGATGACAGAGACCAAGTGGTATGATGTAAATTCGTCTTCTGGGAGAGTTCTAGCTATCAGAGATTTCAAAGATCTTTACGGAGATCTGTAATCAGAGTGATCAGCTCATGAAAAGACTAATAACAGGTGGAGTTAGGATGGATGTGGACCCGCAGTTTGGAATTCATAAGGCTGTCAAACAAATCAAAGGCTATTCATCCCGTATATTGCGGAATGAATTTCCTTGGCTTAAATCGAGGTTGCCGAGTCTATGGACAAACAGTTATTTTGTTTCTACAGTTGGGGGTGCTCCGCTTTCGGCAATCAAACAATACATTCAGAATCAAAAGAATGTGTAGGTGAGCTTTATGCAATTATCAGAAACAGTTAAGCTGTATATGACTAAAACCGAATATGCGCTTGTCAGAGATACTATGGATGTGTATATTTCTACAGTTAATGGTATTGTTTCCGATGCTGTAAACGGTGCGTCTATTGCAAAACTCACAACAAAGAGTATCAACGCCAATTTGCCGTCTGCTCTCACAAACCAGTGCATTCGTGATGCAAAGTCTGTTTTCAGGAAGTACAATAAGGATTGTCGTAAAGCTGGACGTAAGAATGCATTTCTTATCAAACAAGGCAAGAAAGCTGATGCCGTCGCAACTCTTCCTGTTCTGAAAAAGCCGTGTTGTTATGTAAACAACCAGAACTACAGGATAAATGGTACAAACATCGAGTTTCCTATTATGGTAAACAGTAAATCTAAAAGACTTTCTATTCACACAAGAATGACAGATAATCAGAAGGCTCTATTATCGTCACATAAACTTGGAACAATGCGAATCATTCTGAAAAACAATCATATTGTTGCACAGATTGTTTATGAAGCTGAAGAGCCTCTATCTCCAGAAAAAGGAAATGATATGGGTGTTGACCTCGGTATTAAATGCCCTGCTGTAAGCAAGTGCTCAGATGGAAGCGTTAAGTTTTACGGCAACGGTCGTAAGAACAAAGCTATGCGGAGACATTTTGCTGTAAAGCGTAAATCCTTGCAGAAAGCCAAACATCTGAGTGCAGTAAAGCATATCAACAACAAAGAACAGCGTATCATGAAAGACATCGACCATAAATTAAGTCGTTGTATCATTGATACTGCTGTAGCCCATAACGTTAAAACTATAAAATTAGAGCAGTTGTCTAACATTCGCTCTACGACAAGAACAAGTCGTAAAAACAATCGTTCACTTCATAGCTGGAGTTTTTATCGTCTCGCAAAATTTATTGAGTACAAAGCCAAACTTGCAGGTATTGAAGTGCTCTATGTTGATCCTGCCTATACAAGTCAAACGTGCCCTGTCTGTGGAGATATACATCATGCTAAAGACAGAAGTTATTCTTGTAAGTGTGGATTCCATACACATAGAGACATATTAGGAGCGTGGAATATTTGTAATTCCACTAAGTATGTTGGAGATAGCGATATCAGACATACTGCCTGAGAGACTATATGTCCTGTCTCAGGAAGGCTGATGGCACAGCCGTATCTTGCACTACGAACTACCAGAAATGGACTGTTCAGTTGCTATGTAACCGCAGGTAGCAAGAATCCCCTGCCTTTAGGAATGGGGAGTGCCAATTTTCACTAGCGCACAATGTAAAGCCAAAGTATAGGAAATATATTAAGAACTTCCTCCACTTGTCAGACAAGGACATCGAGCGGTTTTCCAAGATGCAGGGATCAAACATCCTAGTAGTTGATGACATCAATACATCTGGAGCGACAATAGATGAAATACTAAGAATACTGGATGAAGTGAACCATGATTGTAATATATTTGTATATACATTGATCGGTAACGATAACAACGTATAATTATGAATTATTGACCGCACCGGGCAACACCGGTGCGGCATATTTTTTTTAACCTTATATAATAATGACCATAATACATATGGTTACGAATAAAGTAGATAGGAGCTGACCTACAATGACAGACGAGAAGAAAAATGAGATACTGAAAGCATATGTATTCGGCTATTCAATTCGTGCTATCTCACAAAACGAGGATGTTTCGGAAGAGGATGTGCAGGCTCTAATTGATGATAGTGAAGAGAAAGTAAAGGAGCTGAAGGATTGGTATGGCTACACAGATTAAATTCGGCATTGATGTATCAAAATGGCAGGGAAATATCAATTGGACGAAAGTTGCAAAGAAAGTAGACTTTGCAATGCTTCGAGCTGGTTATGGCAGTGCTATCTCTCAGAAGGATACAAAGTTTGATGCAAACTACAAGGGATGCAAAGCTAATAACATTCCAGTCGGTATCTATTATTATAACTATGCCAAGACAGTAGATGGTGCGAGAGCAGAGGCTAAGGTATGTATCAAGATCTTGAAGGGTCTTGACATTGATTATCCTGTGTTCTATGATGTGGAAGAGAAGAGCGTACTTGCACTCGGTAAGACAAAGGTATCTGCGATCACAAAGGCATTTCTTGATGAACTAGAGGCTGCTGGGTTCAAGGTAGGTATCTATAGTATGCTGTCAGCACTCAATACTTGCTTTACAGATGACCTTCTTACAAATTATGATGTATGGCTTGCACATGTTAATGTAAAAAAGACATCATATAAGAAGCCATACGCGATTTGGCAATATTCATGGAAAGGCAAGATAGATGGCATCACAGGAGATGTTGACTGTAATTACTGCTATAAGGACTATAGCACAGTAGCTGTGCCTGTTAATACATCGACAGAACCTATTGAGGAAAAGCCTATCAGCACTACGCCTACTCTTGAGAGCGTGGCTAAGGATGTTATCGCTGGTAAGTACGGCAATGGAGCTGCACGGACTACAGCACTTAAGAGTGCTGGTTACAATGTAGCAAATGTGCAATCTGCTGTAAATGCACTCCTTGCAGGCAAACCTGTCCCATCTCTTGCATTGACAGCTCCCAATGTGGAGACACCAAAGGCAGATACTCTTGAAAGTGTTGCTAGGGATGTCATTACTGGTAAGTACGGTGTCGGAGCTACACGAGTACAGAGGTTGACACAAGCTGGCTATAATGCACAGAACGTACAGCTTGCTGTCAATGCAATTCTTGCAGGAAAGTCTGTGCCAGGTCTATCCCTATACAAAAAGACTGTTGAACAGATTGCAAAGGAAGTTATCGCTGGTAAGTGGGGGTCTGGCACAGCTAGAAAGAAGAAACTAGAAGCGGCTGGGTATAGTTATACCGCGGTACAGAGCTATGTAAACAAACTTTTGAAGTAACCTATCACATCCATAGACTGCCCGTCCACATAGGATGGGCAGTTTCTTTTGTGTTCAAATTCGTTATATATGATAGAGGTGATCTATGTGAAATTTGAAGTTTTTGATCGGGATGGTCGCATTGTGTTCCACACAGAGTACAAAGAGTGTATCCCTAGTACAAATGATTTGAAGTATCTTGAAGAGACTGGACATAAGCTCAAGGTCGATGGCAAGTCTGTTAAAGCAAGTAAGTCTGAGGTATCATCTATCGTGGATGGTAAAAGGCCAGCTCCAAAAACTAAAAACAAAAGAAATCAGTTGTTTTGATAGGTGGTGATTTTATGATAAGTGTAATTGAAAATGGTCCTGTTTATGAGATCAGGTTCAAATATGATAGAGCCTTGATCAATATGCTTCGAGACGTTCCCGGCAGACAATGGAATGTCGATAAAAAGATATGGACTATCCCAAAGGAGCATCTTGGTTGGTTCCTTAATACGATAAAAGATACACCATATGAGACCCAGGTGCAGATAAACTCTGGTGAGAGGTTGAATGAGAACTCTACTTTAGGTGCTACGAAACTAGATGCTATCCCAGACATTGATATCTCTGATATGGATCAGTATGTAAAAGATGGAGCTGCACTATATCCGCATCAGCTTGATTTCCTTAAATACAGCAAATCTAAACTTGGTAAGGGCTTCATCCTTGCAGATGACATGGGGTGTGGCAAGACGCTTGAAGTCATGAACTACGCGCTTTATCGGCGTAAAGTGAATGGGTGCAAGCATTGTCTCATCATCTGCTGTGTCAACTCTGCAAAATTTTCTTGGAAAGAGGATATTGAGACCCACACAAACGGGACCGAGATCGCATATATTTTAGGGTCAAGACCAAGAAGAACCGGCGGATACAACTATAGCACAAGTGGCGATAAGAAACTTCAAGACCTTGTAACCTGCCACATGTATGGTAATATAAACGAGCCGGAACTGCCGTATTTTATCATTACAAATATTGAAGCACTCCGCACAAAGTCAGGTAGAAAATATGTTCTCGCCGATAGGATCGTTGAGATGATAAACTCTGGTGAGATCAGTATGATAGCAATAGATGAGATCCATAAAAATGCATCCCCAAAATCCACGCAGGGTAAAATCATTTTGGATATCAAGAAGCGAACGAACAAAAATGCAGAGTGGATCCCGATGACAGGAACACCTATCGTCAATCGGCCTACCGATGTATATACACCATTAAAACTGGTAGATGGACACTCTGTAAAGAGCTATTGGGCATGGTGCCAGTCGTTCTGTATGTTTGGCGGATATGACGATCATGAAGTAGTAGGATATAAAAACATTCCATATCTCAAGGAGCTTCTTCATGACCATATGCTCCGTAGACTAAAGACTGATGTCCTCAAGGATCTACCTCCAAAGATCTATTATACAGAGTATGTTGAGAATACCCCTGTGCAGATGGATCTATACCAGAAGGTCAAGCAAGGTATCATGGTAGATAAGTCAAAGATTCTATCTTCAATGAATCCTCTAGCCCAGATGCTCCGTCTCCGGCAGGTCAATGGTAGCCCGGAGCTGGTCAACGACAAGATAAAAGTCGATGACCCGCACTATTTATCCATGAACGCAAAACTTACAAGACTCCTAGAGATCATTGACGATGCAGTTGAACGTGGCGAGAAGATAGTTGTGTTCTCCAACTGGGTCGAGCCACTTAGAACAGTATACAAGTATGTATCCAAAAGGCACAAGACTGCTTGCTATACTGGTACAATGACAGAGGAAGAGCGCCAGAAGCATAAGAGGGTGTTCATCAATAACCCAGAGTACAAGGTCATGCTCGGTACTATCGGCGCTCTTGGCGTAAATCATACACTTACTGTTGCAAATAACTGTGTTCTATATGACATCCCATGGCAAAATGCAGCTCGTATCCAAGCAGAGGATAGACTTGTCCGCATCGGACAGAGTAAACCTGTGAACGTGTATACGCTTATCACAAAAGACACGATCGATGAAGCAGTTTACAAGATACTGACAGATAAGCAGGCAATCTCCGATTACATGGTAGATGATTCTCTGGATATTAAGAAGCATCCAGAACTGTTTGATTTTCTGATAGGTGGTTGATGATTTCTCATTGGCATTAGTAGCAAGCTCTATTGTGGGCTTGCTGCTTTTCTTTGATACCTAAAATCGTTATATATCGTAGATACTCTAACCTTATATATGGGTGTAGCGCATTGTAGCTAACACTTTTATATTTGAGGTGACATTCTATGGTACGTTTTATTAGACCAAGATATCGGAGTTTGTTTGCATCTGATGATATCTTCTCTAAAGTGTCAGAAAACGACTATTCAAATTCCATAAAGGGTACTGCATATAAAGTATTTCGTGTGAAGAATGGGAAACTGTATCCACCTATGGTTGCAAATCCTGGTGGTCAGGATACTCCAGTTGGCGTTTGGCTTGATGCAGAAGAGGGAGAGTTTGCAGGTCTATCGAAGACAGGGCGTAAGAAAGTAAAATCTACTGGTGGCGGTGATCTTGCTTATAGACCTGGCTGGCATTTGGGTGATGTTCCAAGGGCGAAACAGTTTGATCGGTCATTTGGTTGGGACTTTGTAGAGGTTGATGATAGCACCGAGATCGCAAAAGAGGTTGGTACTTATAACACATTCATTAAGAGCTATGCAAAGACGGCAAACATTGGAAAAGTCTTTTATATTAAAGACCTTAATGAGTATGTGCAGGTCGTAAATGATAATGCACCATATTTCCCTTATGACTTTATCTGGGCAGAATGCGAGTATGTGATGGATGTTGACTATCAGGCGGAGGCGGATGAACAGGGGTACATGAGAACAAACCCAGATGGTTCAACATATCGCTCTGATAAGTATCAGCACTCTTTAGCAGGACTTCCAAAACTACCTAAGAATGGTTATTACAAGTATCGTACAAATCCAAACCCTGACACAGTTCCGTGGGTAATCACCGGAGCTATCCGTGTCACAAAGCTATTGGATGATTATGATGTAGAAAGAATCCTTGGCGGTAATGCACCAGAAAGACAAGGTGGCAATCTTACGCTTGCAGAGATGGGTTTGAAGCAGATATAATCCATGGGGTGATATGAATGAAGAGATATATTCGATCAACTGAATACAGTGCTTCTGACCTTGAGCCGGATGAGAGTGTCGAGTTCGACTATAATTCTAAGCGTAAATCAGATACAGAGCTGAAGCAAGAGATCAAGGAGATGCTTGATAGCATTGATTTTATTCAAGTGCCGATAGACCTTCAAGCTGGACTTGCAGATCCTCTTGACCTCAGATTTCAGCTTATCAATTATATGGCTGACAAGGTGAACTATAACGACACATGGTACGCCATTGAGTTTCCAGATGGTGAGCAAGCATTTTACTCTACGAACAGAGCAAGCACAGTATTCTTGCAGTTTTTGAATGGGCAGATGATCGAGATAACAAAGAAGAACGCAAAGTCAAGAAAGACTTGGACTTCTGTGTTTGACAATCATCTGTTCTTGGAGAACTATATCGAAGACGAACGGTGATTTCAATGAAACGATACATTATCTCAAAGGCAGTTCGTGAACCTGGGGCTGTTTCAGGAAGAATTGGAAATACTGGAGAAAGATGCTTGATGCGTCCTACTGGCTACTGGACTTCAAACGGTCGAAGAATCACATCATATGAACGTGTCGATAAGGAAATAGAGTATACTGATGATGGTAGTCCAGTACGTCGTCAGTATTCAATGGACAGAAGTCATAGATTCTGGGTAGAAACCGAGGATGATGCTTGATGAAGAGATATATTAAAGCGGCAGATGTACAGGAAGAAATCACAGTCAATGATATGCTCAAGGAGCTGTCCGAGGATGTGGACTACATCCAGGTCGCGCTTGAAACTATTGATCGTAAGGGGCATAGCGAAGATGCTATGAATCTTATTGATGATATTCGACAAACACTAGACGGATACATTGATCTTGTATCGCAGATGCTATCAGAGGAGGAATAACAAGTTATGAAGAAGCGCTATACTGTTTTTGCTAATAAGCATAGACGTGCTATTCGAGCATCAAAGGACTATGCTACCCTTAAAGGCACAGACTTTACCAAGGCAAGAGATATCCTTACAATGGATGGATACCATGAACACGAATATGGCGATAAGGATGATAACACTGGTTACGCTGTATACCGAAAAGGTAATAAGGAAGTAGAGCTTCAGTATCGTTGGGTAGCTGGTAAGCGTAAGGGCGATGCTCATGCCGGAAAGGTAACTAACGTATATGTAGATGAGGATATCAATAGTGCTACTAAGGTTAGATCTCGTAGAGCTATCAAGGCATCTGGAAGGCAGCTCATCTTCCCATTTCTAGTAGAGGGTGAGTTTGCCGATGGATATACCTGCGAGGTCGGTGGCGACAGTGAAGCAGAGTGCATCGAAAAACTTGGTAACATGCAAGACAAACACGGAGAGCTTGTATGGTACAGCGGTGTTACTGATGAGAACTATGAATTTGGTAAGAGCATTTATTCATCTTCCAATGTGCGTAGAGTTACTGCATCCGTAGATGATGCAGAGGTAGATCTTACATTCATCGGAGAACAAAGTGCTATCATGGATCTAAAGAACGCTGCACTCAGCGCAGGAGACACGATCACAAGATTTAATGCAAATACCCTTATCATCCATACATGGGACTATGCAGTAGATGAATACATGGAGTATGCAAATGATCTTGGTCTTTCTGTTGATGATGTGAACTATGTAAGCTCTGCTAAGAAGATCACATGCTCTTATGATGCAGATGACATTGTAATGTACTTCAATGGCAAAAAGGTGTTTACTGGTAGTGTGTATGAGCTTACCGATACTATCGAGAGACTGTGTGAGGATCCGGTAATTCTTGAGAAGTTCCAGGAATGGTGTAATGAATATGGTGATCCTTTTGATTTTGACGGTACTCCAAGAGACACCGCTGCTGTTTTTGTAGCTCTCATTGAAGATGAAATGGATTACTATGATGGGGATCCTGATCATACATTCTATGCAAGCGGTCAGAAAGGTCTTGACTTCGAGATCTTCTATGCAGATGAACAAGTAGGGATTCCAGAGTAATTATAGGTGGGGGATTATTATGAGAAAATCAAAAGTTTGTGCTAAAAATAATGTAAGAAAAATCACATGTGTAGGCGATGATTATAAAGTAGGGCAGCTCCGTCAGATGCTAAAAGACATCGACTATGACAATAATCCTAACTGGTCACATGCTATTTTGAAATCTGGTAGCACAAAGGGTATTAACCTTGATGCAAGAGCTATCGAGCTACTTATTGATTATTATACTAACACATATGTTCCGATTGATGAATCTACAAAAGTAAGCAGAAGATCACGTTCTATCAAAGCATCTACTACTAATCCAGGCATCATTGATGTTTTAGAAGCAAATGGCTTTGAGAGTGCCGGTATTGACGAGCCGTGGTGGGATAAATACATGTGGCTAGGATTTGGATGTACCTACGATGCTGATCTAAACGATGCATATGTTTGGTGGAATCCAGATGGAAACATGGTAGAGCTTCCATATGCGTATCCTGTTAAGACTGTACAGGATGCAAAGGGCCTATGTGATGAGCTTTATGCATGGGATGAGTATGGCCTAGATGATCTTCTAGCGGCTGGACTTCCCCTAAAAGGAGCAAATAAGATAGACACGAATGTATATGAATACTCTGATGGTGGAGAGACCGCATACATTGACATTGACAATTACAATGGGTATATCATAGATGCTTATGGAGACAGAACTGACTATAGCAGTCTTCAAGATCTACTAGAGGAGATCGGAATCATTCGGTAAAGTATATCTTGAACTAAATGCCCCATAGTTAATCGTTGCTGATTCAAATCAAGTTTAACTTTTTGGGGACTAAAAGTATATCTTGTATTAGCATCCACCACACTCCAGCCTATTGACAAATTGGTTGGAGTGTGGTATAATATAAACAGAAAAGTAGGATTTGCATATCCTAAAGAGGTGATATTATGAAGAGATACATTAGATCATCTGATTCTGTTGGACATAGCAGCACACCTATGGAGTATGATATTGATGTTATTATAGTGCCTAAATACAGTGATGGAGAAATCGCTGCGGCAATGCATAAGGGCATTACAATACCAGATGGGGACGTCATACCAGGAATAAAAGATGCCATTATAACTGACAAAATAGAAGTAGACTACAATGCGTTCATAGAATCTTTGGAGGATCTTCTCACAGAGTATTATGGACTAGAGTTGTTCTATGAGGGAAAATCCGAGTATTACTCTCATTATTATTCTTTTTTAGCAAAAGACAAGGAAAGCGGAAGAATCTATTTTAAGTTTAGGCTAAGACTTAGAATATCGAATCATCCTACTCATAGATCACCTGCTTCTCAGGCACATAAAAAAGAAGAGACCATGACAGAAAAATACAAAGAACTGACAAAGGACATTTCAAAAGACCCAAGACCTTATATAAAAGAAATTGTAGTAAACGATCAAACATATGATTCGTATGAAGCTGCGTTTGTAGACATAGATGAGCAGATATCTGAATGGATAGACGTCATGAAACGACGATAATTTTGAATATATTATGTGGCAATCCACTGTGATAGTGGATTGTCATTTTTTTAATCAGCATTCGTTATATAGTATAAGAAATCTAACCTTATATATAATCGTAGCATATAGGCTACATTTTTACTAATAATAGGAGGGTTATTATGGTACGATATATCAAGGGTAATTTCTACGGATATGATGAAAACGGCGAAGAAATCGATGAGTCTACTGTAGAGGAGCTGTACCGTATTGCTGAGTATGAGGTTCTTCCTACTACAGAGCTTGCGAAGATCGACAGAAACTGCACTATCAACGAAGATACGTTTGATTACTATGCATCTATTACAAACTACGGTTCTATGGTATCATTTGATATCAATTTCACGATTACGACTGATGATATCGATGTGATGAAGTATGCTCGACCTGATGCAAGGTATCTATACGATTACAGAAATAGCAAAAATGTGGGCGAGATCGAGATGTACGTTGGTGTTGCCAATAATGAGATCTATGCTGTTGACATTATCTATTCTGATATTGATCTCTCGCAATATGATACTGATGCTATTGAAGCCTATGTCAAAAAGATCGCAGAGCCAGCAGTTCGTAAGATCGTGCAAAGTGTGACTATCGTTTGACAGGAGATAACTAAATGTACTACTACATTAGATCATCTCTTTACAAAGAACCACAAGACTATTCTGGTATGTTTGGCATCCTTCTGCTGGACGAAGCATCTTCAAAGATTCAGGTGCTTGTCTATGACACAAAACGAAAAGCAGAAAACGGCTTTCAACGGATACAGAGCAAGCCTACTAGAGATAGCGTTGCAAATGAGGCATGGACTAATAAGGCGTTTGACTACATGGACAAAGTATCTGAATCTGAGATCGCTGGTAATAAATATTACCCAGATGATAGCGGCGTCTACGTTACACTGCTAAACAAAGAGCCCATTACCATCCGCAGAAGATAACAACAAATGATCTATAGGAGGAATAATATTATGAAAAAGTATGTAAAGGCCGCTACAAACATTTCTGATCTCGCTTTTGAGAGTATTTATGATACTCTGCTCGACATCACAGACGACTACTATGATCTTGATTTGTCCAAGAAGGATTTGAAGGTCACTCTTACTCCAAAGCAGGATTATCTCCCAAATATTGATGTGGAGACGTTCAACAACAATGGTAATGTTACCTTTGAGGCAGTTGTGAACTTCTTCCCCATCAATACAGAGGATGATGGTGCTACTGATTACTGTGAGTATGTTGTCGACAAGTGGATGGATGCTGCCAAGGTTGCCGATGGCTTCAAGAGAACAAAGATCAATATCCAGAAGTTCAATGACATGTATTCTGAGTGAGGTGTGAGATAAATCTATGAAGATCACTACAAATAAAAAGCGGATGGTCGCATCATCGACACTGGCCAAACGTGGCATGTCTAGGTTGAAGAAGAAAAAGTCCATTAAGTCCTCTGCAAGGATCGCAGCAAATACCATTACAAGTATGGTTGGTAAGGACTTCCGTATTGTAAATGATGCACTGTCAAAACAAGGATTTGTACAGACCGAATATGGTGACACTTCAGCGGGAACTGGTTACGCTATTTACGAAAAAGGTAATCGCAGATACGATGTAGAATATGAATGGGTTCCAGATGGCAGACCTAATGGATATACTGCTGGAAAGGTTCTATCAATATTTGATGACTCCTATGACAAAGATGGGATCTTGAGCTCCACGAAAACTGGAAGAACAAATGCATCTACCAAGAAGAAGTACACTGTAAAGGCCGCAAGAACTCCCAAGACCATTGAAGTTGCTATTTTGCAAGGTAACTATGGATACGGATGGGATGATCTTTTTGAATTTGAAAAAGGTGCTACCTATTCAGAGATCAAAAAGGCGAAGAAAGAGTATGATGAGAACGAACCGCAATATGCTCATAGGATCATTCATAGACGAGTTCCTAATCCAGAGTATCAGCAAACATCAAACGACACTTCCGGAACGAGTGATGTTAAGTCATCTACTTCTATTGAGAAGAAGTACAATCGTACTCTAAAGAACCCTGGTCCAAATAAGGTAAACGTACAACCGTATCGTGGTGACTATGCCGTTGTAGTTGGTCTCGAAAACGGTGGGTATGCTTATAACACTTATTTGACAGAGTTCACTGCGAAGAATGAAGCTGAGACATTCAGACATTATGTACAGAAGTTCGGTGCGGATGAGACCGCTGATCAGTGGGAGTTTCAGCGGGTAGAGGCCTGTGATAACTCTGTTACAGCATCCACCGATTCTCATAGATATGAAGTCGCTCTTGATCAGGGTGAGAATGAACCGCTTGCTGTAAAGTTCTTTGATGATTACAACAAGGCGGTCAAGTGGGCGGATTCACTTCATGGTCGCGGTGGAGCTGTTAGAATTACTGACAATGAAACTGGAGAAGTTGAGGAGCTCGGTGATTTCCAGAGCTACTGGAACGGTAAGGAAGATGTCACATCCTGTGATAACTCTGTTACAGCATCTCGAATCGATGTAGACAATTTTGATAATACATACGAGCCGGATGAGTTCTCACAAGATCCAGAGGGTATGGGCTATGAAGAGAACAAGTCAGTTGCCCTTGTGACCGAGATCCTTGATGAGTACCAGAGCAGAACACCTACTAAACTCGATCCAAATATCGTAGATGAGTGCTATGCATATGCACATGATTACGAGCGTTCTTCTAGTGAACTTGCCGATATCGTATACTCTATTCTAGATGAGGCCTACCCAGAGTTGGTAGAGGCTTGCGACTGCGTAAATGCATCCGTTTATACAAATCCTGGCACTAACAAGACCCCTGTAGAATCTAATGTAGAGTATTATCAGGCGCTTGCAGATGGTGTAGTAGCTCTGCTTGATAAACATCTAAATGATGGCGATGTATATAATATCAGAGCAGAGGTAACACCAGAAGCTATCACGTTCCTAGATGGTGATAATAATATCTATTGGATTCAGTCTGGTAAGGATATCATTCCTGACTGGGATGACCTTCAAGATGATATTGACGAGCTATATCAGGTTGTCTACCTTAACGCTATCCCTGGCTTCTAATATCCGCAATAACATGCAGCAAGGTCAACGGCTTTGCTGCATGTATTACAAATCAGTGGTGATATACAATGATAGATGATTCTCTACTAGGCAAAAAAGCTGAAGATAAGATACAGCAATGGCTCGATAGACCTGATCTTGATTGGAGCTTTGATAGAATACCAGACCAAATGACGGGTAAGTATGGATCGAAGAATATATGCGACTTCACATTCTTCAACGGAAAAACACTCTATTATATAGAATCAAAAGCAACTTGGAAGGATCGTTTCGACTTCTCTATGCTTACAGAGACACAGCATGATGGCCTTTTGCGTAAATCTAAGATAGCACATGTACGAGGGGTCGTTATCGTATTATTCGCTTCATATCAAAGAGCATTCATCATAGATATCACAGAGATCAAACGACTTGAAGATGAAGATAAACACTCTTTGAATATCAAGAAGATAGATAAGTGGCCTGTCACATATCAAGAGATAGAAACGATACCTAGTAGGAAAGAACTACTTGATTATGCTGGAGAAATAAAGGAGCGAGGAGCCTGACTAATACAGTACACGATTTACCATGCAGTTTTGATACTGCATGGGCTTTTTATTTTGCATAACTCGTTATATAGAATAGGAGACCAACTTGAAAGGAGATGATGCTATATGCTATGGAAGGTCGTAAAGTCAAAGAAGACTGGTAAAAAGAAGAACTGGAGCTATGCCGGTATCTGTTGTTCTACAAAAGAAGCCGCACTACGGCAAATCACGATCATGAGCCTTGAGTATCCAGATTGTGTATTTGACACACAAAAAGTCATAGACGGGAGTGATGATGAAAGAGAAGTGACCGAAAATGACAAACAACAAGTATGATATGCTGATAAAAGACGCTGAAACTCAGAGGGTTCGGCTTATCAATGGCAAGCCTAAATGTGTTAAAACAAAGCAGATAGTAGGTTTCTGCCATTACAATATCCATCCTGGGTATCTTACGAAGAAGTTGCTTGTACAGCAAAAGTGTATCGAGAAAAATTGCATGTATCTGGAACGGTTCAAGTCAACAGCGTTTTGGCAGCATCATTATAAAGAGCAGGCAAAAGCAAATGAACGTAAACGATCAAAGAAACAGCGCAGATCCGAGCGGCAGTCCAATGATGCGGTTTTACAATTGATGCATCGACAAGCACAGGATTACGCTAATTCTCTAAAACTGGATATCATCATTACAAACATAGAGTACATTGACGGGAAATACTTCGTGTTCTACCTATCCGATATGCTGAGAGATGATAGTTATTATTATACATCTGTTACATGGAAACTCAAAACGATATATCCAGACAAGAGATTTATCATGAAGCATATTAAAAAGGATGGCAAATATATGCCAAAATCTGCATTGAACGGAGGTCATTGATATGACAGACTTTAAGAAGAGAGAAGATTTCAAGCATTGGTTCGTCCGCCTTGGAGCATCTAGCCTGTATGAGGTGTTCGATACTTCTACAGGAAGCTATATTTGTATTCTCCATAGGGACGAGCCAACAAAGAACATGGAGGAGATTCCTGACTATTATTCTGTTATGGGAGACTGGTCTGAATTTCAGAAGCGGCCAGAGTTCATCGTTGGAGACTACATCGACAGAGGTAAGATCCGCAATATCAATGAAGATACAGTACATGATGTGCATTATTATGAAGATCTCATCCGTGGTATCTACTACATTATGCTAAAGAATGATGATAAAGCCGAAGCAGCTTCAAAGCGCTGTCTTGATTGGCTTTCAACGACAGACTTCTATACAGCTCCGGCATCCACGAAGTATCATGAATCCTATCCATGCGGTCTGTATCAGCATCATCTGATGGTGTACTCTAAGATGGTGGAGTTGCTCAATACTATCACATTTACAAGCGTAACAGATGCAGCTCCGGCACTTCTGACCGCATTGGTCCACGATTGGTGTAAGATCAATCTGTATGAGCAGTATTTCAGAAATGTCAAGGATGATGATGGTGTGTGGCATAAGGAGAGAGCATACAAGTGTAACTCTTCTAAGATTCCTCTTGGACACGGAGTAACATCAATGTATATGGCAATGAAGTTCTTTAATCTCAGTGTAGAGCAGGCGCTTGCTATCAGATGGCATATGTCTGCGTTCAATATGTGTCAGAATGAGAGCTACGATCTCATGGATGCATCTGAAAACTACCTCACGGTGAGACTTCTTCAGTTGGCAGACCAGATGTCCATTATTCGAGATGATCTCTAATGGGTGGGAGAATGGGTAGCAAAAAGTTTCCAAAGCCTGCTTCTTATCCAAATATTGATGCAGAGCTTCAGATCATGGCCTCTAAACTGGATGAGTTATCAATGGCCCATGAGATCTGGAAAGAGTTTCCGCACAATTGCCGATATGAGGTATCAAATTATGGTCGTCTGCGGCTTACTCCTGTTTTGTCAAGGGTGACAGAGGAGCATATCTACATCACACCAGGCAAGATCTGTGCGCTATATGAACGTACCCATGACCAGATAACCTATATGGTAGAAGTAGGCGGTGTAAAGAGTGTACACAGTGCAGCATATTTAGTGGCAATTACATTTGTTGAGAAGCCGCTTCTATACACATATCCAGTACACAAAGATGGTTGTCACTTCAATAATTATGTGAACAATATCATATGGAGTACCGCAGAAGAATCGACTTCGAGCACTCCATATCCAGTATTCTGCATTGAAGAGGGGGAAACCTATTCTGATATACTTGATATATGCATTGAGAAATCGCTAGATCCTGCTAGGCTTATCCATGCTATTATCAATAATGAGGAGTATGAAGGCTGTCATTTCAAAAAGGGTGTCAGATAACTAACCTTATATATCGGTAGATCTGACAATAGGTCTACCGATTATTATATAGGAGGAATTTACATATGAAGTATACTGCTAGAGGCCGCAGACGTGATGTAACAGCATCCGCAAGAGTTTCAAGACGTCGTAAGCCTATCAAGGCTGCTAAACTCATTTCTGATGCATTCGACGGCTATACACCATGGTCTGGCGCAAAGGATACCGCAGCGGCTCTTGACCGATATGACAAGTGGGATGCACTTGCAAACTTCATTGACGAGGTTTACTATAATGAGGCTATCGGTGAGGGCGTTATCGATGAGACGGAGCTGAATGACCTTCTCTGGTTTGAGCCGGAGTATGTTGCAGAGGCCGTTGGTCTTTATTATGATGTAGAAACTGCTGAATGGTCCGATGAGCCATTCGATGAAGATTCTGAGGAGGATTAATAATCATGAGAAAGAATAGCAAGAAGAGATATACTGTAAAGGCAAACAAGAATATCAAGCGCAACAGACGTGTTATGGCATCTTCAAGTGATCCCGTTACATATGATCTGTCTGAGTTCGGCATGCGTGAGATCGAAGAGCTGAGAGATCTTCTTGATGCTTGGCTGAGTTCTGGTCTGCCGGATGATTTCTATGATGACGAGGTTCGTCCTGCGTTCAACAAGAATAGTGGTTTTGTGTTCCTGACAAATAGTGACTATCAGTCTTGTATCGTAGCAGACGGTCATCTTGAGACGTGGTATAATACTCCATATTCTGGATATGAGGGCGTATACGAGGATCTTGTAGATGAGGTCGATGAATCCTGGGAGTCTGAGGACATCGAGTATCTAATCGAGCTGGCCGATATGCGCGGTGATAGCGAAACTGTTGACCGTCTGACCGAGATGCTCAATTCCGTTGAGTGATAATACATCTTTTTGAATATCATCGTCCGTCTCATGCACAAATGGGACGGACGTACATGGATGGTGAACAGCGATGAAGATATCAAAGAAAAAGAAAAATGTAACTGCTGCATCGAAGATCTATGCGGATGATATGCAGGACTTTGGACTAGCAGACAGAATCGATGACATTTCTGACAGTGTAGATGACATCCAAGATACCATAGAGGATATTGATGAAGATGAGGTCGATATTGAAGTAGATAACAACGTGGCAAATCACTTCCTTGCAGAGTGCGATAGATGTCACGGTCTATTCATATCCGCTCTTGTAGAATCCGATCAAAAGGTAGAGAAGATCTCTGGTGTATGCCCTCTATGCGACAAGGAGACAGATCAATACCTTAAATGGGTCATTAAAGACGTTGAATATTGATCGGAGCTGATCATAATGGAATTTATAAAAGAGTTGGCTCCAGTTTTAGCTCCTGTTGTATCTGCCGTACTCGTTGCAGTGCTTAATAACTGGGAGAAGATCAATCCAGGTAAGAGATATACAAAGGAGATACTAAAGTCTGTTACAGATCAATCAAAGGTCGTCAGTGATCTGTCAGAACAAATGACACGGATGCAGTCAGCGCAGCGCACTGCATTACAAACACAAATACTTGAAAAATGCAAACGCATCAATACAGCTATCGACAAAGGGGATACAGATTATTCAGAAGAACTGAAGCAGCTTATCATCCTGTTTAGGGAGTATTATCTATGTGGATTCAATTCTCAGGGTAAGATCTACTTCAATGATACTCTTGCTAGAGCAGGGGAGGATGACCCGTCTTTAGCGCATGAATTGATGAATATGTATTTTTCTGAGTACGATCCTACATGAGGTGATATAAAATGAAGAAATATATTAAATCTGCATATTACAATTCAATGGATCTTGATACATCAGGCAAGCAATCTATATTGAAGGAGTGCAGAATTATCATTGCTGAGGCAAAGCGCATTATGTCTGAAATAAATGACAATGACGCAGCTACGAGTCAGGTATATCTTGCATCTGAAGGTATTCAAGACTCCTTGAATCGGATATCTGATATTATTTCATGAGGTGATATAACATGGTAAGATATATTAAATCATCAAGCATCCTCGCATCTGCGTGGACAGCTCCAAATGGCAAGAAGTACGGTAAGCAAACAAAGCGATTCCCTGGCGAGTATCTGTTCACAAAGAAAGAGCTTCGTGATATGGTGCAGTCTGGCATTGCAGATGATATGGCAGGAACTTTTGATCCTATGTCTATGAACTATGATATCATCGGTATGTCATGGAATGAGACAAACGGTTACAGATCTGGTATCTTGATCGAAGATGTAGATACTGGTGAACTTTACGTTGGCAATGCTAGTGATGCTCTTGTAGCAAAATTGTAATGGTGGTCGATTATAAATGAGTGAGATCATACTAAAGTACCTCATAGCTGGTGCTATCACTATCATCTCTTCCATTATCACGTCTGTACTTCTCCCGGCAATATCCACATGGATACAGTCTAAAATACAGAATGAGCGGATGCAGTCATATGTACAAGACATTACAATGACAGTAGCTACAACTGTAAATTGCCTAGAGCAGACTATGGTCGCACAGTACAAGAATGATGGTAACTGGAATAAAGAAACACAGCAAAAAGTTCTTGATGCTGCCGTGAAGCAGGTCATGGATAGTGTTACTATGCAGACAAAGCAATTGATAGAAGATCAGCGTATCGACATGCAAGCTCTTGTTACTAGGTACATTGAATCTTATATCATACAACAGAAAGCTCAGTGACAATTTATCATATTACAAAGTCCATTGCATCGTTTTGGTGCAATGGGCTTTTTTATTATCCACACTCGTTATAATATATGTATGAATCCATTTGTAGATTAGGAGATGATACTATGATCAAACTAGATGCAGAACAGCAAAGAGCTGTAGACATTGATGATAAGAAAATAGTAGTCATTGCTGCCGCTGGTTCTGGCAAGTCAAGGACTTTACTTGCTAGGATACAGAGACTCATGAATGATGGTGTGCGAGCAAATGAGATACTTGCACTCACATTTACGAATGCTGCGGCACTTGAAATGAGAAGCAGATACAAAGATATGCAGAAGAACTGCGAGATCCCAATGTTCTGTACATTTCATGCGTTTTGCTATTCTCTTATCGCGAAAGACCCTATCGTTCGAGCTGGTATTGGTTATAGAGATGTTCCTGCTGTAGCAACATCATCGGAGCTGGACAGGATCTGGAAATCTGTAAAACTCATCCTCTCGATCAGGTTGAGCGATACTGTACTGAATAAAAAAGAGCATGAGGTAGGTGCGAAGGACAGATTTCAGTATAATGCTTTTTGGAAGATGTACTATAAGAGGCTCTGCGAGGAAAACCTGATCACATTTGACATCATGTGCTATGAGATCTGCGATCTGTTCAAGAAAGATCATCCCGATATAAGAAAGTACAAATCTCAGTATAAGTACATCTTCATTGATGAGTTCCAGGATACAGATGAACGGCAATGGGACTTTGCAAAGTCGTTCACAGATTCGAGTATATTTGTAGTAGGAGATGCAAAACAGGCTATCTATGGATTTAGAGGAGCAGATTCCTCTATTATCAAGTCTCTAACAGAGGATAAAGACTGGACTACTGTCAAACTATTTAGGAATTACAGATCTACCTCGCAGATCTGCGACTACTCAAACAGCATCCATAAGACGCATATCTCTGGTGGCAAATCTGTGCCATATTATCTTGATATGGTGAGTGATCGCTCCGGCGGAGAAGTTCAAGTCAATGGAGGTTTCTTACATCAGGTAATTACAAACGAGCATGGATACAGAGATCAAATCGAACTTCCTAACAATATCATTCAAGAAAATGTATTTAGCATCCTTGATGATGTCCCTGCATCGGAGACTATAGCACTCCTTTGTAGAAGTAATTCTGAGGTGTCAGAAGTATGCGATGTACTGAAGCATTATAATATCTCGTTTACCACAAAAGCCAAGACATCCACAGTAGAGAAGTATCTTCGAGCTGCAACAGATGATAGCTACCTTGTAGATTGGCTCTCAAATGAATTGAGTAGCGATAAGTACAATGATTATCTCCGTATGTGCTTGATAAATGGTGCCTACAAATCGGTAGATGGTTTTATGAACCTGTTTGCAGATAGATTTCAAAAGCAGTTTGAGATAGTTCATCAGATTCAGAACATCCTAAATTCAGAAGCTGATCCTATCATCAAGTATATTACCATCGGTGGTATTTTCAAGCTAAAAATTGATCCTACTATCGCAATAAATGATGATGAGGTCATCAGCTCGCTATTATCTTTAACAGGCACTGGTAATGATGCTAAGATCTACGTTGGTACTATCCACTCGGTAAAGGGATTAGAATTCGATACTGTACATCTTATTGATGTGAACAGTATGAGCTGGAAGAACATGTGGGATGATGAAGAGCAGTTGAACGTATTCTATGTAGGATGCACGAGGGCTAAGACCAAGTTGGTCGTATGGAAATCGACTAGTTTGGTGTATGAAACTGTTTCATTATAGGAGGGTATGATATGAAGATTTTTTTCGATACGGAGTTTACTGGGTTGTATCAGGATACTGATTTGATTTCTATCGGGCTTATCTCTGAAACTGGAGAAACATTTTACGCAGAACTGAATGATTTCGATATGTCTAAGGTCGATGATTGGATCAAAAACAACGTCATTATGAATCTACGTTTTGACCCAATGCACTGTGGTGTGTACTATCGTCAAACCATGTCTAAATTTGGTGATACCTACTCTTTTGAGATGGTAGGGAAGAAGCATTGGGTCGCATACAACTTGCGTCAGTGGCTGCAACAGTGGGATCAAGTTGAGGTGTGGAGTGACTGCCTCGCATACGACTGGGTGCTGTTCTGCCAGTTGTTCGGTGGTGCATTTGATATTCCAGACAATGTCTATTACATTCCATTCGATATCTGCACAATGTTCAAGCTAAAAGGTATTGATCCTGATGTAAATCGAGAAGAGTTTGCTGGTGTAGCCGATGAACAAGAAAAGCATAATGCACTTCACGATGCAGAAGTTATCCGATCGTGCTATTGGAAGCTAGATACAAAAAAGGAGATAGGGTGATTACAGCCAATGTATATTGCTTGTTTAGTCATATTGGTTCTGTCTGCAGCAATGTGTGGGATCAATATTGAAATATCCTTGGAGGAAGATGACAAAACGGAGCTCGCTAGCTGGCTTCTTCGCCTATTGTTTTGCATCTTTTGTACCATAATTGTCGGTTTACACAATTAGTATATACTAATGCCATAGATATGTCGTGAAATAAGAAAGGAGAGATCACATGAAACTATCTGTCTATCTTGCAGACAAGCTCGAAAAAATCGGGAAACCTATCGATGCTACAGCGTATGCGTTTCTGGATAAGACACCAGAGCTGCATACACCTGTCCTTATCGGACTGGGTGGCTCTCACGCCTATGGAACAAACACACCGGCCTCGGATATGGATATCCGGGGAATAGCCATGCACAGCAAGAAAGACATCCTGCTTGGACAGGGCTTTGAACAAGTCATCAATGAGGTCACTGATACAACTATCTACTCTTTGAAGAAGGTCATTTCGCTTCTGGTAAACTGCAACCCGAATACCGTAGAGATTCTGGGGCTGAAACCAGAGCATTATCTGTATGTGTCCAATCTGGGACAGTCTTTGCTGGATAATAAAGACATGTTCCTGTCTAATCGTTGCATTAGGTCTTTCATGGGCTATGCGAACCAGCAGATGTATCGGTTGCAGCAGAAGTCCTTGGCAGCGATGCCCCAAGAGCAGCTCAATGCACATATCGTCAAAACCCTTAATGGGATGCGACAGATGCTGGAGGAACAGCATGGCATGTATGACGTTGAGGCGAAACTGAAGGACGGACAGATCGTCATGAGCCTCCATGTAGACGATTATCCTGCAGAAAACCTCGCAGGCGTCCTTGGTGCCTTGAACAATACACTCAGGGACTATCACAAGAACAGCTCCCGCAATGAAAAAGCTCTGGCACACGGTAAGATCGCTAAGCATTCCATGCATCTTCTCCGCCTCTATATGATGTGCGAAGACATGCTCCTGTACGGCGAGATCAATACGTTCCGAGAGAAAGAGCATGACCTCTTGATGAGCATCCGAAACGGAGAGTTCCTTGGGGAAGACGGAAAGCCGACTGCTGCGTTTTATGATATCGTCCATGATTATGAGAACCGCATGGACTACGCAAAGGACCATTCGGTACTGCCGGATAAACCTGATATGAAGCGTATCGAAGCCTTCATGATGCGAGCTAACGAACAGGTCCTTGCAAGAGACAAACAAATAGAACAATTGGCGGTGATGTAAATTGCTTAATACTTTTGTCTTTTGGCTAATTCTATGCCTCTGTACGCTCGGTAGTATTTTATCGATAGTCTATATACACCTTTCACTCAAAGATGATGACATCGGGAATTGTTTGCTTGGGTGCTTATCAGCGGTGATGTTGGTATTTTTAATCGGAGTATGTATCCGCTCAGAACATTCTGATAATATAGCTCATACATATGATGTATACAAGATAACATGTACGACCGAGACAAATCAAGATGCCATATCGAAACAGGAGTACCAAGTATATCTTGTAGAAGATGAAACAAACCTACTAAGAATCACTTGTGATGAAAAAGAAAAAGTAGAATATGAAATAGGACAGACCTTTACAGCATATCGAAACGACCTAGGAGAGTATGAAAAACTTAATTAAAAAAGATCAGCTCACATTCTATATGCATGTGGGCTGATCGTACTAACTAACCTTAATTATTGTTGAAAACTTTGTCCCTCTCTTAGTTCTAGGAGTGATCGATATGGGTTATACGAAGGAATACATAAAACAGCGGACACAGGAGATATATGATAGTCTCCCTACAGAATTGGAACAGAGGAAACGATGCTTCAAAGAGCGAAATGAGATCATTGATCTCAATTACAGTTTTTTCGGATACGTTGCCTCGACAACATTTGTAGAAAACACACCATATGAGGATAAACTTCAAACTGCCATACTATCATTTATGGGTATGTGGTGGAAATACAAATGGGGCAAGTATCGAGCTGACCTGGCGTTCACATCATTCTTCAAACTGCGTATTGCAGAAGAAGTCAAACGACGTCTTAGCACTGTTAGCTATACAACAAGACGCACACTATGTATGAAGGTAGCAAAGCAGCTCAATAAAAAGTGGAGCGAAGTGAACTATGATGATCTATCCAAGGTCACTCTTCCAGTGGATGATATGATAGCGATAAAGGCCGTTCTTGGTGCAAGCTATCCAGCAGACCTCGCGGATCACGAACTGTTCCTAGAAGCCCCAAGTGCAGCTCCAGGTATTGAAAAGTATCACACTTGCATGTATGACACTATAGAAGAACTACTTATTCAAGAGATGATAGAGACCGAGAGCAGACTTACCGATAAGAAGCTATATGATATGGCAAATATGTACTGCATCCCTTATGAGGAGCTGCAAAGAAAACTACCTCTTGCGATGGAGATGCTCTATAATCGACTAAAAGCTAATCTTGACGAGTGACAGAGCCCATGATCTTTTCATGGGCTTTTTCACTTTTCAAACTCCTGGTAGTATCTAACAAGCTCTGAAAAGCTCTCCCCATCCTCTAGCAGGGAAACAGCTAGTTTATCAAAGTCCGGCATATATACTTCATATTCAGTGATATGCCTACGGATGATCTCTGGTGTAGCATCTTGTATCATATCTTCAATATCTGTCAAAGAGATATCTTCCAGCATTTCCTCTGGGTCATATTTATAATTATCGACATCTACCATGTGCCCATCTGTCTCACAGATATACAGAGCATCATCTATCACTTTACTGCCATAAAGTCCTTTTTCAAAGTTGATCGCATCAAATCCAATATCCTCAAAGAGTGCTTTGATCCATACGTTAGTGTTCTTATCTGAGTATGCCTTGATAATATCATCTACTGTAGCCTTATAGAATGTAGTGCCTTTTGACTTAGCGGGCTTTATTGCAGCGGTGATAGTAGACTTTGAGATCTTCATATGAGCCTCCTTAGTTATTGATAGCGTTAGGTAGAACACCACGCTTATTACCTGTCAGCTTAGAATACTTGTAATAGTTACGAATGTACACCCAGAAATAGTGTCCCTTTGAATTGGTCGTCTCTAGTTTCCGATATACTGTAAATGGAACATCATAATAGATGTATACATCCCCCTTGCCACCGTTCTTGTCCTTGAATTGAACCAAAAGGTATCCATCTCTCGACTTTCTATCTGGCTTGTAATAGTAATATCCCCAGATGTTCGATGATTTTACCTGACCGATGTGCGATGCAAGATCTCTTGTATTGATAGCAGATGTGATCGTGCTAGTGACCTCAGAGGATACATCAACATTTACTGATCTATATGCGGCTTCGATATATCGAATAGCATTATCAAGACCGTCCTCAGTATTGAGATAATGACGCATTGACTTCTTGCCGTTTGCCGTTGCCTCAATAGCAATACTTCCATCATCAAACACAATGCTCGCCGTGACATTGGTATTCTTGATCCTATACGAATTAAGCCCAGACTGGTATGCTCCTATCAAAGACATAGCAAGCACAGCATCTTCGCTAACATGGGCTGATGCTTGCATGTAGTCGATATTATCATCTTTTCTTCCGATGTATTCGACTGCTGCATCTAATGATGAGAAACCATACAGATTATCAGCATCGACAATGTACTTCCACTCTGCATCCTGCTTGGCACGGACATAGTATCTATCTGTTTTGATAATACTGTAATTCGCCGATATCTCATAAACTTTTAGACCATCTACATATTTTACATTCAAGGCAGGCACCTCCAACTCTATTGATATACAAGGTTAGAAAAACAGGCTCAGTATCAAACCGAGCCTGTTTTACGCTGTTTTACTTCTCTACGCAAGACCAAAGACGGCCATCTGCATCGGGCGTATCAAGTCTCACGAGCTTGTGATCTTGGATGAACTCGTATGCTTTAGCGATACTTGTAGGTACATCGTAGATGCAATGATCCTCTTCTTTATTTGGGTCATTACACACAGGGCATACATATTCATCGCAGAAGTCTGCTACACCCTCTTGAAACATCCTTGATGTCATTTCATCATACATTGGGTCAATGTAGCTCCAAAGGTATTCTGCAAGCTCAAGACACTTCAAGTGTGATTTCCACTCCCAGAACTTGCCATCCTCTGTATACTTCTGATAGTCGTACTGTTCACCAGTTTGTATCTCGCAGTTGCAATAATCACATTGATGTGGCTTATGCGCTGTACGGACTTTTCTAACTAGCTCAGTCATGTCACATCGACTTCCTCTCTGCGATCTCAGCCATCTTACCAGCGTTAAGTCGTGTATCTCCATGCACTCTGCTATATGCAAGATATCCGTTCATGCGATCGATCTTAGTAAGGTCTGTGCTGCCACATACAGGGCATACATCCATCTCAAGCTCTTGATGTCCGCAATTATCGCAGTATGCAAGAGATAGATTTACTCCCTCATAGTATCCAAGTTTCATCGCCCTGCGAACAAGGGTCTTTACAGCTTCGATATTATAGCTTACAGGGTATCTTACATACTGTATCTTACCACCGTTTGAGTAATTCCAGAAGCGGCCTTCAAGATCCTGCTTCTCGATCGGTGTGATATCCTCAGTTACATGGCAATGGAACGAATTGCTTACATACGGTCTATCAGATACCTTATCTACGATACCATACTTTTTGCGGAACTGCTCGATCTGCTTGGAGCATAGACTTTCGCCAGGTGTTCCATAAATAGCATACAGATAACCGTCCTCTGCCTTGAACTGTGCGACCTTATCATTGATGTACTTCAATACCTCAAGGGCAAACTCACCATCTTCTACAAGGGATTTACCATTGTACAGCTCCTGCAATTCATTCAATGCTGTAATGCCAAATGATGCTGTCATAGGCTTCAGAAGAGGCTTTATCTTCTCATTAGGCTTTAGATGTCCACCATAGAAGCCACCCTCACAGTATGCTACAGGGTTTACACTGGCTTTTAGTTCACCAACATACTCATATGTTCTCTTATGAATGTTACGGATCATTTCAAGATAGTAGTCGAGGACTTCATAGAAGTCTCTACTCTCTTGACGAGCTTTTGCCAGAATCATAGGCAAATGGAGCGAAACTGCTCCAATATTGAAACGGCCTACAAATACAGGTTTGTCATTTTCATCCGCAGGTGACATGCCACCACGTTCGTACCAAGGAGATAGAAAAGCCCTGCATCCCATGGGCGAAATAACTCTGCCATACTTCTTGTACATCTCTGGTACATAACCATCTCCAGTGAGAGATAGCCAGTCTGGATACATCGTTTTGGAGCTGCACTTGATAGCTACTTCAAATACATCCTCATTTACTCCGCCGGGTTTGTTGAGCTCTTCATCATAGAGGTAAACGAGCTTAGGGAATAGCACGGGCTTTTTATTCCCTGCCTTGCCCTGTCCATTCATATGGACTGTGAGGAATGTCTTGCTTACCATCTTACCGAATACATCGGTAGAGAGTCCAAAGGTCATTGTGATAAATGGGTAATCGCCTCTGGAAGAGCCCACTGTATTGAGTTTCATTTCAATGCCCTGGAAGCCCTGTTCCATATCGCGCTGTACCTTTTTCATTGCATATGCTTCACGCTTTTCGGAATTGATCGCGATGATCCCTGCATCTGCCATTGTTTCATCATATTCAGCAAGGTACTTCTTATATGACTTAGCTGCGTATGGAGACAGGATCTTGTCTACCTCTGGTACAGTAAACCCACCATATTGCTGAGAAGCTGTAGACAGGATAATATCTCCGATAACATCGAATGCGGTATCAAGGGTCTTTGGTTCATTGTACCAAATATTGCCCATTTCAAACCCACCAGTCATGACCTTTTCAATGTCGAACAAACAGCAATTTCCTGTAGGGATGCCCCATTCGAGCAGAAAACTATGGTCTACTTCAACTTCAAGACACCATACTTCCTCTACACGATATGTGCTGTTGATGTCAACTACAGTCCACGGTACAGTGTCTGAATCATGCTCTAGCGGTGAATCTACAAGGATGTCACCTACCTCCAAAGAAGTTGTTTCAGAGCCATCGTGCAAGATCCAGCGATGATTTTCTGTAACAAGCACAGTTACAACATCGACATCATTTGCAAATGTAACTTCTTGGAGATTTTGGATTCCATATGAGTGAACAACTGCATCTCTTACAGCGCCAGTATGAGAGATCACTTTTACTGTGTCACCATCATTGAACTCGTTGAACGACCTCACACCGTCTACTGTGACGAACTTGGTGTCCCGGCTAAAACAGTTCATTGTATCAAGTCTATCTGACTGATCATGGATATAGATGTAACCATCACGACATGCTTCTACTTCATCTTTTGTCATGAAGAAATTACGATACAGCCGTTTGTTCAATTCCTTGTAGATAAGACTTCTCTTTGTTGCAACTAGCGCACTGTCAGTGTTCGCGTTCTCCTTATCCCCAATATACCGAATAGCCTGCGATGCAACATATACTTCGTCCAGGATATGAATGAACTCCTCTTTATAGTTTCTGTAATCTCGATATGATTTAGCTACTTCTGAGTTATATGTATCAAGAGCACGTTCTACGAGATTATGCATTGTCTTGATAGGGATATCAGTCAAATCTGTCTTTGCCAGCTCGTTCGATACGAATGCTACAATGGCTTTCTTGTCTTCGTCCGACAGATCTACCATAACTCTGGATGCCGACTTACTTACAGCAGCCACAATTTTGTTCGGGTCGTATCGTTCCAGCGTACCGTCTTTCTTGATCACATTCATGTAAAACAACAGCTCCTTCGTTTAGTGACCTTTGAACATCTATTACACGCTGATTTGTGCTCCCAGCCCAAGGATAGTTTACATCCAATAGGTCTTTCTTGAAGCGACCATCAACGAGAACATCTACTTGTGACACTGAAGCTACAAGGATAGGATACTGCATGATCTCCTCCCATGTATAACCAGTGTACATCCAGATAGTCTTATTTGGATATCTGTCTTTCACGATCTCTGCGATACGCGCTATCTCCTGTCTGTTTGCAGGATGCAGCGGATCTCCACCAGAAAAGGTGATACCAGATATATAGTCCTTGTCAAGCTCCTTGAATATCTCTTCTTGAAGGATCACATCAGAAAAAGGAAGACCATCGAATGGATCCCAGGTTACTGGGTTTTGACATCCATCACATCTGTGAGCACACCCAGCCACCCATAGAACAACACGAAGACCATCCCCATTCTTCATATCTGCCGTAGTGATATTATGGTAATTCATACATCGCCCTCCGCACGGTTAGCAGACTTGTCAACATCAAAGCCATCTGGGTATCTTGCTTTGAGTTTTTCAATATTGAGCCGCATTACATGGTCAAGGTCAAATCCAAAAGCATCGCAGATAAGCGCGATGTACCACATGATGTCACCAAGCTCTTTTTCGAGATGGTCAACATCGGCTGTTGCTTCGTGGAATACTACCTTTTTGATCATGTCGTTAAACTCACCGACTTCACCAGATAGTCCTAGACAGCCATTTAAGAGCTGAGCAGTCATGCCGTCATCGAATATCTTCCTTAGTCGTTCTGTGTGCTTACGATCGTTCGTCCTCATCGCAAGCTCCTGATATTCATATGCATCCATCATAATAGATCGCTCCTTCAAGTAGTGGTAATTACATATAATGTTAGTTTCACACTTTACCGTATGACTACAAAAAGAGTCCTACACATACTATAACGAGTGTGTAGGACTGAATACCAATCATTCAATCAAGATTATAATATTTTTTAAGCCATGCTGTGTTTTCAGCGATCTGTTCAGAAGTATGAGCAGTGTCTGCAATAGCGATGAACTTAAAGTATTTTTGTACTTTATCTCCCCATGAATTATATGAATTGCCTCTAAACAGACACGCGACCCCCCATAGTTGCTCTTCACATCCTTGATATGTAGAATAAGTTACATAGTATTTGTTTGACACATCTAAAGCACCAATTAACACTCCATCAACATAAAAAGAATTTATGCTTCCATTTCGTGTCCATACACACACATGATAATCAGAACTATTAACTACAGATTCGACATTTGCTCCCCACAAATCCAGATCAAGTACACTCGTATTTCTTTGAGTAGATATGCTGACTGTGTTTTTGTCTCCACCAGCAGAAGAAACACCTAAAAGAACAGGATTTTGCGAATGGATTGTTGACGCATCGGCCTTAGCGATTACATATGCCGACCGTGTAGTGTAGTCTGCGGTGGCACTATAGAACCAAGCATATCCTGAAGAATCACCGGTCATCGTAATAGCCCCATCATCTGCAATACTTATATTTCCCCCAAGTGGCATGTCATATGATTTTTCATAAAACTTAACCTGTGATTTCCAGTAGCCACCGATAGTAACATCTCTTTTACAATCGTAATAGTTAGTAATTCCGTCCATAATGGGCATGGTAGATTCTGTAAACGCCCCGCCAACTGGAGGATACTCAGAATTTGATATAGTGTCATAAAGTACGATTGTATTGTCGAATTTTCTTTTAACTGGAACTAGATTAGTAATAATAGTATCTATATCGTTCGTTGTCTCAATGATTTTAGCATTGTAGAATCTAGTGAAACTTGGTTGTGAATTACCCCATGGATCCATGTTTATATAGAATAGATACATAGTGTTAATTCCGTTTGTAATGGTTGATGACACCGTTTTAGTGGCAGTAGTACCATCTAACTGCATTACCGTGAAATCAGGTCCGTATGCAGTTACGGTACATCTGTTCTTAAATATGTCTGCATCGAAGTCTCCACATTCGCGTTGATTCCTTTGCCCGTATGAGCGACCAGAATTATACTCATATACGCACAAAAACCAATCATCGTGACGCCATCCAGATGCTAGTGTACCGAAAATGTATCTGGACGTATTTATACTATCGGCAGTATCTGGTATACTGTCAATCACAATTTTAGTGTTAGTCTTATGCACATAATCAGTGTTTACATATAGATTTCCATCTGTATCTACAGCATCGAGCTGCGTATAACTATCTTCAAATTTATCCGAATAATATCCAGCTTGCTGTACACCAACATCCACAAAGAAATTCTCAGATATTGTGTCAAGCAATCCGCAAACACCATCTTCGTTTCTTTGTACTGGAATGAGATTCATAACTAAAGTATCATTCTCATATATTTTGAACGAATATATACGATATTCACTATAATATGTATTACTGGTAGACCCAATGTACAGTGGAGAAGCTCCTGGGGAAGTTCCGGTCACAGATACACTTCCTATTTGTACATCTTCTGTATCATACCATGATGCACCATTTTTATCACACACAAGTTTGAACCGTTTGTGATACGGGAGTACGGATGACGTAGTCGTTATATTACCAGAACCAAACTGATATTCTGTTTGCAGTGTCCGATTTCGATTATATAACATATGCCATGTACCATTGCCAAATAGAGCTTGGCCAAATTCATTATGCACACTGGTATACAGCATAAACTCAGCTTCGATACGCGAGTTCTCATTTGGGATATAGCCTGTGTTGATAGTCTGACAATTTGTGCTTTGGATGTAGGTTAATTGAGTATATGGACTTGGACTAGCCGACCAAACAAGATCAGAACCAATATATACAGCATCTATAGATGTATCTCCTATATAAATAGCATTAGAATCACCTAATAGCATAATACACCACCCACTTAGAACAGAATATCATACTGTGCGTATGCTTTTTGAATCCGCTTTCTTACTTTGTCCAGCACGATTTGAGATCCAAGCACAAGATCATCCATCAATTCTGGCTTGAATAGATCAAATCCAAGTGTTCTCGACTTTGGGTCAACCTCTATCGTATTAACACGGATCTTGTTCTGATATGTCGTAATGCTGACATTGATCGTCATCTCCTGCACATCATTGACTACACCACCATACTCAGGCTTCAATTGATACAACAGTGTGATATACACATCATATGTGTTCGCCGATGCAGCAGTTTTGAACGCACCCTCTGTGTGCTTGTAAATGTATTTTCCGATTCTACCTACCTGCTTACTTGCTGGAATAGAACTTGCAATTATCCTCATTGTTTCATTCTCCTATTTGCACCAATGATATAGATCCATCCGCATTTTTCTTGAGTCCATATACAGTATCAGTAGCCGCTTCATTAAAGGCACTCTTGATAGCAGTTAGGTCACTACCGAGCACATCTATGGACTTATTGGTATTGAGTGCATCAAGGAGATCTATCCATCTTATCTGATCTACTGGCAGTTTTGAAGATGACCCTTGCAGAGACAACTGTGCCCCAGAGCCATCTATCAGGGATATAGCCTTATTCGTCCCATCTTTCGCTGTGCTTACAGCACACCATATCTTGTGATCATCTGACCGATACTGTTCAGTATAATCAGTACCATCCTCGGTGCTTACAATAGATATATCAGCAGGGGAGAAGTAGTTAGCTATGTCCAGTGTAGCTTCCATAGAGATCAATGCAGACAGTATTGTATTGAACTTATTTGTTGAAGTATTTATCCCAGCACTTATTGTTGCTTCTACAGAAGACTTCTCGAAGATATACTGGTGGAATGACTGAGTAATATCAGACTGACGAGACGATAGAGATGTATATGGCATAGACAGATAATGCTGTGATGCTTTTATCATGAACTCTATGCAGGAGAGTTTCTTGTAATCATCATGAATAGGAATAAAGGATTCATCATCCGGATCCGGGACCCAATATTTCTCAGGTATCATGTTACCATAAGCTGGGGTGTCATTTAGCCAAGAATAATAATCATATCCATATTCCGATCCATCTGGCTTTGGTACTAACGCATTTGGATAAAAGTATGCTGTAACATCAGGTATCGCGACACGATGGACAGGATGATCTATATACGGACCCCATGTGGCAAGGCCATTATCTGATTGACTTACAGTACCATTCCACCAACTTCCAAGATAGTCAAGATTATTGCTGAAATCAAAACTAGCATAGGTATTGCTATCCATCATGATGTTATGTTTTGGAGTTGGTTGTGCTATTGATATCATACCAGTTCTTTTATCTACAGGGACTAACATGAAATTTACACCTGGTGCATCGTATGATGGGTTTCCGCCCATTAGGAAATATGCATATGGTGAGTTTATACCTTTCTCCCCATACCTCCATGCACCATTTGATAGTTCTGTCTGTATAAACATTGTCAGAAGCAATTCACTTGCCCCAAACCAATCAGCAGTTCCGCCAGTGTACATTGTATCAGCGATATATGATGCGGACATACAGTATGTGTCGATAAACGCCTGAGACATGTACCCATATATCTTCTGCATCATAATATAATGATGTACATCTTTAAGATCAGCCGGCTCCGGTACTCCGCCACCATCTTTCATACGATACATATAAATATACGGTGTATTATATATCTGCAATGCTGTAATATCTACTGTCTGCTCACTACATTGTTCGATATACTCCAAAATCAGTGGACTAATTGAGAACATGATCTTTGACGACCATGGGAATTGCCATGGTCCCAAGAAGTCACCATCCTGCGGAGCTGGACTGTTGACAGAGCTATCAAATCCAGATTCACCCATATCTACGATCTTATTCGTAAAACCTGTGAACAGAACAAAGAACGGTTTCTTTATTTCCTCTTTTATCAAAAGACGAATATATGCACGTCCTGTCATATCCGCAGAAAAGTCCATATATGGTGGGTCATTTGGATTTTGTTTCCAAGTTCCTTGCTGGTATGCAATACCATCGAAGATCTTGCAATACTCCTTCATCTGCTCGATAACATCTTCACTGATATCTAGCTCATTAACTTTAGACGGCGGGGTCAATCCTGTATCTGGATGACTATCCTCCGTATTACTGATAAGCGGACCATAGTCTGTTACTTTTGTAGCCCACCCAGTTCCAGTATCAGATATAGCATCCACTGCAGCATCCCCATAAAAGAATGATGCCATGATCGTATTTGCAGCGGTAAGTCTGCTGTTATTTGGTAGGGCAATATCTATATATGATGGCCAGTTTGTTCCAACACCTGCGCCTACACGAAGTAGCAACGATGACCCCATAGCAAGTGTAGAAGCAAGCCACTCTTTTTCAGATGCAGGAGGAGTATTAGGATCCGCATGTTTAGCGTTTCTCACATATAACTCATATGCAGACATACCTACAACTCTACCCTCATTGTATAACTGTCTCAACTATAATCACGCTCCTTATGATTCCACAAGGTATATATCATCAAGATCTGGCAATTGAATCGGCTTCACTTCTTTTGACATCTTGTCTGTAAGATACCATCCGCAAACAGGTCGATTTCCACCATATCCGTACCATCCAAATCCAACGAGCCATTCCTTTCGGTCAAATCGACCCAATCTAATTGTATCACCAGGCTTTATAGTGATACCAGCATTAGGAATCGCAAGCTCCATATCATTCATATACCATCAGCTCCTAGTAAAGGTATTTAATTATATATAAGGTCAACAACAGAGGCGAACCAAAATGTGATTCGCCTCTACTATTGATCATTCATCAGAATATTTGCAGAAACTTGTTATGTCTTCTCCTGCTAAGATCATATCTTCAAGCCATTTGTAGATATCGTCTTTTGTAGCAAAGTTTAGTTTGTTACTCGACCGATTTTTGTAAATGTACTCTGCGATTTTTGCTATGTCTGCGATGTAGCTATAACCGAGCTCTGTTTTGGCATATATCTCTACAAACTCTATCATTGCTTCCAGAACCATTGCTTCCTGTAGATTCCTGTAAATATCCGTATACGACTGCTTGTAATTGCATACTCGTGCAAAATCGGAAAAAGGGTTCTCTTCTATCTGTTTCTTCAGTGTTGCAAGATCCATCGTCTCAAAGGAAGATGGTATAACAGAGTTGTCAAGAGCATCGTACTTTTTCTGCCAGCGTTCTCTGCACGCTGATATTCGTTCCTCAATATCATCATCGCGCCTCTGTGATCTGCTTGACAGTTGCATCTTTTCGATTTTCTCAGGAACGGCGTCGATTGTAGTACAATACCGACAAGAATGAACACGATGAATCTCCAGATATCCACTACGATGCGAATAGAACTCTCCTCTTGAAGTCGGACGGTCACATGAGGAAAGCGCACCGAGAGATATCATCTGATTATTGTACCAAATGCACTTTAGACATGGATACTTTTCCGCCTCCTGCATCATTTCCTGTTGTAATGCCTCAATGTGATCTCGTTCCAGAAGACCTCTGAGATGGTCTGAGATGTCCAGTAACCTGTATAGTGGAACATTGTTAAGGATATCCTGCTCCAGATACCTATATACATCATGGATGTTTCGCAGACTCCAGAGCATATGATTCTCGAACCATGGGGAGTTGACCCAGAGGCAGACTTTCTGTATGTCTACTTTACCGGAGCCAAGTTCATTCTGGCAATACAGATTCAAGAATCGAATGATTCCCTCTATATATAGGAACTTCCGCTTCAGTTTGGTGTTCTCTTTTAGTTCCTTTTTACCATATAGCCTTGCAGCAAATGGTTCAAAATAATTCGCGTCATCTAAATTCATCGTATCTGCTCCTTAGAAGCAAAGCTATCTTCCTCGATGTAGATGTCAAAACACGCGATTTCAAATCGCTTTTTAATACTTTCGTGCTCGACAGTAATATAAAAATGCTCTGTGACATTATCTTCAACAAGGTGCTGAAGCTCTCTTACGACTTCATTTAGCTTGCAAGCGTCAATAGACCAAAGATCAAATTCGATCTGAAATGGCCTGAAGTCATCGATGCTACCTGGATCTACATGAAATGATACTTCATAACTGAGAATTACGTTTGTCACAGCTTGCACATCATATGGAGAACCGTAAATTGCTGTAAGTTTCATGATTACCACTCCTTTTGTGGAAACATCCACTGATACAATTTCATTATGTCAATTGACCTTACACAAACCGTTGAATATGGGGATATGCCATTATCGTATTCAGACCATGATGTGCTGATATTTTTCGCTACAATATAGGCTAATTTGGCTGGTTCGATATTATCAAGTGCATGATTCTCGTAGTATTTGTAAACGCCTTTTTCGCTATCATGGATAACATCAGAAACCGTTTTGCTTACCGATTGGATTCTGTCTACTTTTGAAATGATACTTTGGAGATCACCTAGAAGTTTGTCTTTTGATGTATTGGCATCTGGTCTGTATGTTGTTGAAACAAATGATATCCAATTGAAGAGTCCCTTCAATGTGTAATAAATTGGCTGATCTATCATCTCTCTGAGATTATCATGCTCATTGAAGGATACAATAATTTCTCTATATACGACTTCAATACATTCTATTAAATCATCAATGAGATCAAGCATGTTTTGAAGATACTTCTTTGTGTTCTCATCCTCAACATACTTACCATTGATGCCAGAGTTAATGATACAATAATTGTCACATAGTATCACATAGGATTCAAGGATGAAACGGTCTACATCAAGGATTTTCTTCTCGTTCTCTTCCATAGACATCCCTCATCTCATTCATCTTACCACACGACATTTTACCCTCCGGGCATTTACCATGTACACATGCGGGGCCAGCATACTTGAACAGGGCAGGGGACACCTTGTAGACTTCCTCCCACATAGCTCTTGCAAGATTTCTGATCTCCCACTGAGCTCGTCCGCAACACCGCAGACGGAAGAAGTGCAATAGCTCCCTTGCGTTCATGGTCACGACCATCTTTGTCTCCGATGCATTTGGAAGAACGAACCTTGCATCCTCGATAGCCATCTTCTCCGCACGACGCTTTGCTTCTTTTTCAGATACTCCGCGGTCTACCAGTTCCTTATAGTGCTTCTCACCAAGGATGATAGAGAGGTCATTGTATGCAGCGATAGCTGTATCAATTGCCTTCATGAATGTCTCACGAGCCTGTTCGTCGGATTCGATCTCAGGCGGGGTCACAAAATGAAAATCGTTTATCTTGACATATCTCTGGCTCTGCACAGAGAAACTAGCAAGTCGATGTCTTGTTATCTGGGCTAACAAGGATCTACTTACACCCTCGATAGCAAAAGTAAAACTTGCGTGCTCGATAGGGCTCTCGTGACCAATCTCAGATAGCATCTCAACAAAGTGTTCTGCCTTATCATCAGTTAGGCCATCCATAAGTTCTGTAGCACCAACATCCGAGTAGCACAGCTTCGCCGCAGCGGCTACGATATGCTCTGGTAGTGGTGTATGCGCTATTAACTGTACTCTCATATAAACTATTTCATTAAAATCGTATAATTATATTCAGATTTTAACTACTTCTCCTTTCATGTAGTTTTACGCACTAGAATTAAAGTGCATCTCCTCTCGGAGTAAATTCTCCCACGACAATGTTATCAGAGGGTTTTGCCGCCAGCAGCGCTGTTCCTACAATTCAGAACTGTTTGACCACTGACCTTAGAGCTTGGAGCTGGAAGTACACTCACAAGGTAACTATTTGGCTACTTCTAGCCATTCCTCCGTAACGTAGCTTGCTTTCACACAAGCTGAGTCTGATCATACACCGCAGATGTCTGCGGAACATCAAATGGACAATGTCCTATTATTTGATGTTATTGTGTATAATATTACATCACCTGGTACTTGATATGATCCGGAACATCCTTAATGACTACGACTGTAGCAGGGTAGCCATCAATGATCACCATCGTCTGACTGCTGGTCATTCTTTTTATCCTCCTCAATATGGTTTTGATACAGATTCTGATAGAACACATCCATAAGACAGTGGATGCAGATCATCCTGTCCAAGCATGGGTATAGTTCATCAGCCTCTTTGTTACAAAATTGGCAAACTAGGTCTGACATCTCAAACACCTCCTACCTTATATAACGAGTATGAGTTACAAAAAAAACACCCCCAGCTTGGCGGAGCTGAGGGTGTATCATAACCATTCATCCATATTCAATTTGTTAATTTACTTTACAAAAACTGTGCTTGTTTCTAAGTGCGCGTGTGACTCGCGTGTGACTCGCGTGTGATTTTTGACTGCAAATATGGAAATATAACTCCATATCTGCACTTAAAGCTCCAAACATCATGTATGAAAAACGCCTATATTTCTGCATTTTCCAGAAATATAGGCGTTTCTTAGAAAATGAGATATGTGGGGCTTGAACCCACTAATATTCGACAAAATATCACTAAATATCGGCATTTCTCATCTGCCGTGTGACGTGATCGTGACTTGTGTGACCATTTACTCTGTTTCTATGCGATTTAATATTCCCATAAAGTAGCTTTCTACTGTATCAGCATATTCAAGCTCTTTAGGCGTTCTGGTGTGGGTGTACACAGTCTTCATAATGTTATCGGATGACCAACCACCGATCTTCTGGATATAATGGCTCGGAACTCCTAGATCGTTAAGTGTGGTAGCAAACTCATGTCTTAATTGGTGAAATGTAATGTGAAGATCATTATTCTTTGCAATTGTCATATACCTACGTTTAATAGATGGGTATGTCCTTTGCACTATGAAATCTGTGTCGCTATCATGAGGGACTTTTTTAATGAGGTCTAAGATATATCTTGGTAAATAGATAACACGTTCACTTTCATAGGTCTTTGTGTAATCTCTTACAACATCTTCTCCATTTACAAACAACTTAGTCCTCTGTACAGTTATTGTAGAACCATCCGCTGATATATCCCTAAATTGAAGTCCACGAACCTCACTCATTCTCATAGAACACCACATGGCTAATAGGCACGGAAGTTCGATCTCAGTCCCTACGATTGCGGCCAACACCTTGTCACATTCTGGTAATTCTATTCTATTTTTATGTCTTGGTGGTAATTTAAGTCTTGCTGTGTTCAAATCGACATCTTGTGCTAAGAGTACGCTTTTAAGAAGCGATACTGCTGATTTGATCGATTTATAACTGAGACGCCTTGCATCAAGGCTAATCGCCAACTGTACCTCATTGATCGTTAGTTTTTTTATGTTCTTGTGCATGATAGATTGCAGCCTTGATTTTCTGATTGCTTCATAACCATAGATGGTTGATGGGGATAATACGTTTCTTCTGGATTCAATATAAACGTCAAAAGCCTGAGCCACGGTCATCGAACTAGGAACATATCCGATGGCATGTTCCTCTTTGAAATTAAGAGCTAACCTTATCGCCTCCGTTTCAGTATCTGCTGTGAATGATTTTACAATACGTTTTCCTGCATCATCCTTTCCAAGTATCAGTTGTGTTCTCCATCTACCAGATGGGAGCTGTTTTGCCTTTGGTAAAGTCATATCATATTCCTTTCCTGTAAGAATATGAATGATGGTTATACTTATATTATACCACATCCATATTGTCTTGTCAATGGTTAGTTATATCCTAATTGCACAAGAGTTCATCTAGTGTCATGCCAGTAGCAACTAAAAACTTGTCTACTCTGCATAGTGTCAAGTTGTCAGCACATTTATCATACTCTCTGATAGTTCTATCACATATACCAAGTATCAATGCAAGCTCTTCATCTGACATATCATACATCATCTGCCAATACCGTATCTTGCACCATATGGACTTGTATATAGGGATTCTTTTTGGCTTCTTCAAGACTACCACCTCCACTATATACAACGATTCTGTGCGATAAATAATAATGCAGTCATATAGAGAAAATTCCGGATAATGGCATAATGATCAAACAGATAGGCTCACCGTATATCAAAAACACGGTGAGCCTACCTCTTTTTGTTATTGATCCAGAGCATCTACGATGCCAGACATGACATAGCTTACACATGGAAGAGCCACGGAGTTGCCGATAGCCTTGTATCGAGCTGAATCAGATTCCCCTGCAGTCCATTCATCTGGAAATCCTTGTAGTCGCTCTGCTTCTGTAGGAGTAAGTCTACGGACGATATCTCGAACATGAACAACGTTATTTGTGTTATAACTAATTCCGCCATTAGGCTTTGCTTGCATCGTACCATTCAATTCTTCATACTCTACACCATTTCTACAATCTACACCATACGCAGATTCCTTGTTCGTGCATACAGTAACTGGATGGCCTGTTTTCAACGTAGGAGATACTTCTTCTTGATATCCGATACCTCTTGTCCTATCTCCATTTTCTGCAAGGAATCCAGCAGAGTACAGTTCTTGTGTATCATCAGATATATACGATACGAGCTGCTGATGCTTGTAGTCAGTCGCTTTTAGCGTACATGCAACATCAACAGATGTACAGAAGAAGCTGTCAAGGCAGTATACAGGACTATCATCTTTTTCCTCTACTACGAGAGGAATGTTGCCTCCACCAGTGCCCATTCTTGCTGTTATAGTACCGATAACACCATCTACCTGTGTATATCGTGCATCTGTGATATTGACATCTACAATATACGGATGTTCATGACTACTCATAAGTGTGGGACATGCATCTACCATGATCTCAGCATTCTCTCTGCATGAAGCTACACACATAACTGGGTCTTTCTGCGTAAGAACACAAGGATAGCCCTGCCCCGGTTTACCACCACCAGTTGTCAATGCACTATGTACTTCTTTAGATAGACGTAGCTCATTTCTTACATTTTCAGAAACACAATATGTTTCTTTATCATGGGATACTTCTATGGACTGAAGCACACCGTCTCTTGCCTGACCGCCATTAGAATTGGCAGCCAGACAATGCCAAATCCCATTTGCATCATAAATCCTAGCAGACTGCGGATCTTCTGGATTATAACACTTTATTTCATTTGTGCTGCCTAGTTCAACAATGACATTTCCGCCTTGGTTACAATTTGGATTGTTTCCGTTTGTATCAAGAGTTCTTGACAATTCAGTCTTGTAAAATCCACTTCTAGGATTGTCTGACAGCATGGAATTAGAATTTACTGCTGAGAGTCCGTAGATCTCATACTCTCGATCTGACCCTCCAATGCTGACTTTAGTCGCTTCGGTAAAGTTTTTCCACGGCGTTCTGCTCTTCGGAGTATGCCTTCGCAAGCTGTCTGGCTTAAATAGTATCTCTCCGGCACGTTGTCCATCAAGATCGACGACAAGGAAGATCCTACGTCTACGTTGGGGGACTCCCCAGTATTGGGCATCCAGGATCCTCCAAGCAAGAGAACCTCTATCCCCCACAATCTGCCCTGACGGCTGCCATTGCGGAGGTCTAAACTTTGGAAGTTTCTCGCCGAGTAAGCCTGCGAACTCTTGCAGGACTGCATGGAAGTCGTCTCCGTTGTTGGAGCTGAGAGCTCCTGGGACGTTTTCCCAAACAACGATCTTCGGGTATTCGCCATTAGTAGATTCCCTCATTTCTCTGATAATTCTGATATAGTCCATGAATAGACCGCTTCGTGTAGATACGATGTCACCGCCACATTCTGGGCATGTTTGTCCTACTTTATCTACAGGATACTGTTTCTCACAGCACACACAAGTTGCTGATATACCAGCTTTCTTTCCTGCTACGGACAGATCCTGACAAGGCGAGCCTCCTGTGATAATATCTACTGGCTCTACATCATTACCATGCATCTTTGTAATATCACCATAATGCTTCATAGCAGGGAAGTGCTTTGTGGTGATACGGATAGGAGCTGGCTCGATCTCAGATGCCCATACAGGCTCTATGTCATACCAGCTACCCACCAATTCAAATCCTCCAATGCCTGAAAACAGGCTTCCTAATTTCAACGACATGACTATCTCCTATCAGAATAATTTGATTTGTTTCGTGTCTAGCATAAGCTCTGTTTCAACACCATCGAATTGTTCACATATGTCTACGATGTGCTGACAGAGCTTGTCTGGTATCCTACTTCGCTCCATTGCATTTTGCAATCCCTGTGTACCAGTCTTAGCTCCTCTTGGAGCTGCTTGATGACAAGGACTTCCGTTTCTGCAAGGCGGCTTGAACTGAGGATCTGGATGATTAGTCCAGATGTCAGTAGGCTTCATTCGATCATCACCGTATCTGCAATATGTAACAGTGTATCGAGGAATGCCTTTCATCCATGTCATTTTTCGCATACCACCACGAGGATTTTCAATGAAGTAAAACCGTGGCTTTAGCTCACGAATAAGATCAAGGCAATGCTGATCTACTGTATCACAGAACTTTGCATAATCACTCACAGGGTCAAGATTGCCTGTTTCTTCGTTCTTTTTACGATGATGGCTGATTGCAGCGATAGAGAACGATGTGCAGTCTGGGCTCATCCAAATGACATCTGGATGCCCAAAGTCATTCAAGATCTGCTCCGCTGTAACAGTCCCAATATCCGCATATAAGTCTATATCATCGAACTTCTTGTCCCACTCCACAGAATAGACTTCATGTCCTCTGGATTCAAATGCTCTACCGATAGAACGAGTACCAGCAAATAGCTCCAACACTTTCAAATTATCACATCCAGTTGTAATTAAGGTTCTGCGTTTTGCTTTGCATCTTGTAGAGCGTAAAACAGCTCACACCATTTCAAAATGGCTTCTTTCATGTCAGGAGATGCATCCCACCATCTGTTTTTAGCGAGAAACGTTCTGAATCTGGTAGGGATGCATCTGAGATTATCGAGGTTGCAGTTCATATGGTCATTATCAAGATGGATGATCATGTGATCCTCTGGAATAACACCATTGGCCTGCTCCCAAACATATCTATCTTTCTTCTCAAGCCGATGGTCGATACCTTGACAGAACTCATCATTCACACAGATGTGAGGAATACCATGTCGGATGACTTCATCTCCAATATGATGTTTTACGTTCTTTTGCTTTGTCATCTCAGAATAAGATTCCTCTGAATAGTGAGAACGAAATTCTTCTTTAGATAATCCCATCGCCCATCTGGGAGAAGTTTCCGATGTGAACTTACAGTCACCATTAGGGGATGCGATCTTGTTTCTGATGCACCAACCGCGGATAGTGTTATAGCTCACAGATGTTCCGAACGTATCATTGAACTTATCCGTCAACTTCTGCCGTGACATCTTATCACCGTACATCCGCATAAAGCTCTTCTGCTCTTCTGTAAACCCGTCCGCCCAAGTGTTCTTAGTGTATACGAACGATATGCCTTTTGAAGTCATGAAGTCTCGAATACCACGCTTTGTGCGTCCTTCATGATACTTATCATTATAAGCTAGAACGATCTCCGCAGGTGTCATAGTTTTTCCGCACTCTACAAGAAATTCTATCTGCTCCTGAGTATATGGCTTACGCATCTTTACTTCACCAGACCGATGATGCTACTATTCTCAGACATACCGCTATTGATCAGCTTGTCTGCTCTGAGTACAACATCAGCATTGTTGATCATCTGCTTTGCGAGCTTTGCAACGGTATCAGCAGTCTTGATGGCCTCAGACCGCTCTTCCTTTGTCATGTCAGTCTTTGTAACAGCATTGATCTGCTCACCGAGTACCTTTTGAAGTTCAAGTAAAGTCATGATAGTATTCCTCCGTTTCGATATGCTTTGTACATTTAGGCATGTTCTCCTTTATACTCTTCGATCTTTTGCTGGAAATACTTCTCCATTTCCTCTGACCATCCGTTCTCCAAGGAGTATCCAATAGAACCGAGAGAACGAATGATACTCCCATCATCTCTTGTAAGAGGACAATAGTCTTCTGACACTCCGTTTGCATCTAACAGAATGACAGCTTCTCGCATCATACGGTATTCGCAGCAGCCAATGATTGCCGGAAGGTTTTCAAAATGCAATAGACGTAGCACTCTTCCAAATCTCAACTCAGCCCTGTCAAACAATGTGCAAATGTCATACCATTCTCTTGAATTGCAATACTGAAACACATCTCTTGGTACTTCGATCTCATCCATTACATTGAAAACCTCTGTGCTATCGATTTCCTTGCAGTCCATTAAGGCCTTGATAGCATCAACACCGATCTTGACGTCCGTGACTTTGGCATTTTCACCTTTGTCAAGAGGTACGATCTCCAAGTTTTCTGTGACATAATCCGTTCCAGAAGTCAGCCTTGCGATTGCTTCTTTACTCATATTGAGCGCCTTTGCGATAGCCTCTTCATGCTCAGGCATTACAATGCCACCCATAGGAACTTTTGCATACAACATGTTCATCCGTCCTTTCGTTTTCACTGATTATTATTGACTGCGTTTCGATATGCTTTGTACATTGATGTTATGTGTACATTTTCCTACATCTATTATAACGAGTGAGAGGAATAAAAAAATGACCCATTGTACCATGTGGCACAATGAATCATTACTGAAAAAAAAGAGTGACCTGCCAGAACGCCCATTCTGACAGGTCTTCATCGCGAGGATCGCGTGGCCATAGTTGCCCTTAGCCATTCTCATTATATCATAATACACAGTTTTTGTCAATCAGATGCAGATCGATATTTGTAAACTTTATATTAACTGTTACTATCCTTATAATGTAATCAACTTCCCATCAATTGTTGTCATTGACATCAGTTTAAGCTGGTATCTGTACCGAGATGGAATATCTATGTCTACATCACATCCAAATGTATTCTTGAAATCGGTGATAGCATCAAACCCATCTTTATAATATTGGGTGATTCGCCTTCCCTCAATACCAATATTTTTGTAATTTGGAGGACATGCAAATGTCCACTCGATATGCTTATCATCTACATAGAACCGGAAGTATTTATCAAGATCAAGGCTGCTGCGTCCACATTTCATTAACAGGATGTGGTGTTCTACACACTCTTCTAATGTGCCGATCAATGTCTCAGACCCATCAAAAGCAATTGCTACGATCAGAGGCTCGGTCTCAGACATACATGCTTTTACTTCTTCTTCTGATGGACAATAGATATAGTTCATACTATCACCTCATGTACTGAATTCTTTTTGTGCTTTCACTATCATTATACAAGGTTACAATTGACGACAATACATGATCTCCATTTTCCGCGCTTTATCGTACATTGTACTTATTTGATTTCTATTCAATTTACCAGTTGCAAATAGATCTGAATAAGCATATCCACGCGATAGGTAGTAAACAACAGGAGAATTACCAGAACGTGCATTTATTAGGTCTGTATTAGCAATAACAGAAGTGTGTTCTTCCGATAGGTACTCGTCCGCTGGCATGTGGAAGTAGGGATTTCCTTCTCTGTTTCGGTAGACATACTTCATACCATTGCTATTATTATCTGATTCTGCATCTCGTTCTATTGTAACATCGTCTACCCAAGATTTATTGTCATTTACAAAGAAATAGATGATATTGCTCCAATCAAATCCGACAGATCCTATCCTAAAATAGATAGATTTGTTTCCTGGCTTTGAGTTGTACTCTCCGCCAAGCCTAGCTCGAAGATACATTTGGTTGATGTCATGACCGACTATCGTCCAGTCTTTGGACTTGTAGTTGCTCACAATGCGGACAGCTTCATCTCTTGTGCAGAACATGGATGCATCGTATTCGTTCACAAAACTATCGATCATACTTCTGTATACAGATTCTGATGGGCACCAATCACCAGCACTATGATGTTGATTAGCTTTGTTCACTGCATCCATTAGAATTGAAGCCGTGATATCCTCAGATAGATCACTGATATCCTCATCTGAGAAATTGACCAATGAATATGCTAGATAGTATTTAACAAATACATCCATCCATGAAACATCAGAGTATGCATATAGGAATAGAGCTGAATCAATGAAGTCACCATCTCGATAATAAGGATGGTAGTCAACAGTGATCGCATTCCCGCTTTGGTCGATCATCCAAGCTCTGCCGTTTGTATTACATGCGATTTTCATGATATCACCTCGGTTTATGGCCAGGTGGCAGTTTGCTAAGAACTTGCCCAACTGACCTAGATTACTTTCATTATAGCATGTGACCGTGTGTTTGTCAATCGAGATGTTCAATGTTATTCTTTTCCCTACAACACTAATTATAACTCAATTGATTTGCAAAGTCAATAGTAATAACATCAAATGATAATATTCACTGTATATTTTGTAGGCTTGTACAAATCAAGTGATAATATCTAGTGCATGTTGCTAGTAAAACAGCAGCAAGCGTAATAACTTGCTGCTGTAAACTGGCATGTTACTTCTGAGGCCTTATCGACCCTTTGATCTGATTCATAGCAGTATCTTTGTCCACCATCGCCATCCGCAGCTTGTGAGCTAGTTCGTTTACCTGTGTGAACTTTTCTGTGCCGTAGGTGTACCCAGCACTTGTGAGATCCTCTTCTGTGACATAAGGCATTCGCATCGCTCTCATGTACTCTGTTGCTCTACGAACAAGAAAAGCCCACTCTTCTAGTGTTCCAGTTGACGGTACCCTACCAGCAGAATCACATTGAGCTAGGTAGATAAGGTCGTAAGGGTCTGGTGATTCAAAGAACATTTGATTTGTCTTTTTGATGTGAGACTTATTCTCAAATGCTCGATGCGGTTTCATGTGGAGCTGCACCATTTTCGTAACATAGATAATAGTGTCATCATCAGCATCTAGCCGTTTGAGAAACTGTCTTGCAATAGGAACACCTGCGTCTTCATGAGAGTATGCATGGGTCTTTCCATCTTCTATTTCTGTTACTACTGCTTTTCCGAGATCGTGGCACAGCGCTGCAAGCATGAACTTCATAGGATCACTTACAAGATCTCTGACATAAACGGCTTCATCTATAACAAGCATCGTATGATTCCAAACATCGCCCTCTTGATGCCACTCAGCGTTTTGGGGTACTCCAATGAGGGCTTTCAGTTCTGGAAACAGCATATCCAGTTTATTCATTTTTCGACATTCTTCAAAGAGCCTAGATGGTTTGTTTTGTTTTGTAAGAACGTAAGTAAGCTCAGTCAGCATCTTTTTCACCTCCAAACAAGATCACATTTGTTGTCGATGCACTCTTTTAATAGATTCTTGAAATCAGAGAACATGAAGCAATCTGGTTGGCCAGCATAGCCATACCTTACATTGTCATCATAATCTTTGACATGCTTATAAATAAGTTTACATGCTCCATAGTGGATGCGGCCTTCGATGTCAGACTGTAAACAGAAGTCAACTATCTTCTGGCTTATCTTCTTTTCTGCAATAAATTGCATCGTTCTTTTGTCAAACTCTTGGAAGAACTTGTCTCGATTTGGCTCTGACAAAGGTGCGTTTGTGATCGTGTCATAGTGCTTGCCAAATTCTTCATTGCAGAGAAATGCCACTTTCTTCCTGAGTAGCATGAAGCCGATGAAACCTAGATCGTATGAGGTTCTTGTCTTTTGGCAGTACATCGATATTCCCATATACTATTCACACTCATTATATATTATTTGATGGTATGTACAGAGTATTTGATCAAATCAATCTACCCATTTTATCTCTTGCGGATAAGTATACGCATATAAACGGGTTTGCCATTTAATAAGGCATCATTAGAAGTACCTTTTTGCCAGTAGCCACCATCCATATTTAAGTCATTATGTCTGCCCCACCCAACTATCTTAAACTGGCCAGGATTATACTTATCCAGAAAAGTAATCGGAACACCCATTACCCCATCAAAATCGCAAGGAATGTCGGCAGTCTTTTCTACATGGATAGCATCATAATTATCGTATTTAGGATATTCGTCTGGTGAATAGGGTTTGTAGAGTATGAGGTCTTCATGCCGCTTTGCTAAATTCATATTTGTAAACCAAATACAATTGCGAAATTTTACTAATTTTGTACCTTTATCATATATATCTTTATCATATATGGATGTGTCTACATTTTCAGGAATCCTAAAATATGCGTTCCCATTCTGAAATCCGTTTCCAAGCCACAATTTATCATCACGAATTAAAGGAAAAATTTCCTTATATGTCAACGCATTACGATTCCCAATAATCAAAAATTTCTTCTCATGATCCATCAGAACAGCCACATACTCCCTAAACAAGCTGAAAGGTGGATTCGTCACAATAATGTCTGATTCATCTAAAATGTCAAGACATTCTTGATTACGGAAGTCGCCATTACATTCAAGCGGAGTCTTTACACCAACTTCAATATTATTATCATCACCACCGTCATATTCCATCTTGTACACAGGTGCATACTTCCAATTAGTAGTTGAAAATAGTTTTTTCCTATGTACAAGTGTATCTCCATTATAGTGGGTTGAAATGAGCTTTTTCAAACCAAGCGCAGTGTAATTAACATGGAAATACTTCCAGAACATGCTTTTTGTAGGATCATCGCAATTACAATAAACAACCTTGCCATTGAAGTGATCTTTGTAATGGACAATCTCGTTTTCGATATCTTCATACTGAGTATAAAACTCATCGTTCTTTGCTTTTCTAGCCTTCAAAAGGTTCTCATTAGACAAAAGTACCACCTACTTAGAATAATCGCTTACGCTTAGGCAATAGCTCTCTAGCAACCTCGACACACTTCTTATATCTGCTTACAACAACAAGATACCCATTGTCGTTCTTCATTTCCTCATTGCAGAAGTCGATGATTTCTTGAAGCTGATGTTCTTTGTTTTGCAGATCAGAGATGTAAACATACTGCATCGCCTTTTTAATAGTGGTAATATCTGTATTTTCGACCAGAAACGGTATACACAGATGCATTTCAGTTTTGTACTTTGCACCATGCCCATGATCGAATCGTAGATTTACATTTAATGTATTTCTAGCCATAATCACACCTCAGAACAATTTCTTCCTAGACTTCCTGATAACTTCCTCGACCCTCATTTTACCGACATTACAATATGGGTCTTTTTCTGTGTTCATAAGCTCTATGTCACAGTATCTCAAACCATAATTGAGATCGCGGTTTAGTTCTTCACAAGCTACTGCATGTGTGCAGCTACCAGCGGTGATGTCGATAGAATATCCGCCTTTTGGGGTAAGTAGTTTGATAAGCCATTTGATCAGCTCTACAGGCTTTATCGTTACATGTGGGTTTCTATCTCCGTTTGGAAGCGTGCGTTCTTGTCCAGATGCTTTTGCCTCATATTTTATGATAGGGAAGTATCTGCTTGCTCCTCCAACATCTCCGTATCCACCAAGGGATTTATTTTCAAATTCTGCATTTGTATCTGAATTAAATGCATTATAAATTTTCCGAGCTCTGCCTGTCCTAGATGCGATACCAGAACCACCTGTAGATTTGCTAATGCCGCTTTGTTCATCTATCTCTTCAGCAGAGTATTCATCAATGATGACGTTTGGAGGAAATCTACCAGAGACATTTTGAAGTTGCCTTGACTGCTCCAATGGTGTGATACCAGACCCATAGAGAGTGCCCGATGTTGCATACCCTCTTGATCCATCCGATGCAGATGTGAAATTGCACTTTGCAGCTCGCTCCTCTTTATCCGCTGTACTATTGAATGGGACTCTACACGCTTCGATGTTCATAGCCCCTACGTTCCATTTTTCAAGGTTTTGAATGTATGTACCGTCCAGAGGCTTCTGGAAAATAGTAATTGGCTCATGAGCTGGCTTTAGGCCGTTTGTATTGTAGCCATCAAATTTTTCTGATAGATCAGAGAGTCCTGCTTTATCTGCTAGTCCCTTGATACTCTGTGACTTTGGCATACCAGTACCGTAGATCCAGTCAATCTCTTCTACTATTTTGAAGCCAGCATCTTCAAAAGCACACTTCATTCGATGATTTGTAGTCGGATAGCCAAATATCGCAGCATATCCTCCTGACTTAAGTATACGGATGAGGTGTTCTGCACGTTCGATGCACCAACCGTAGAAATTGCCCGTATTATCCCAATCATTGCCCATGAAAGATAGATCGTAAGGGAAATCAGAAATACATGTGTCTACAGAGTTATCTTCAAATGTTTCAAGAGCATCAAGGTTATCTCCATGGATGATTTTTCCGTATTCAGTTTCAAAAATGACTTCCACTTACGACTCCTCCACATAAACAGGCTTTTTCCTCACCAAAGTATTGCAAACAATAAGAGATACAACATATAGTGAACATGCAACTGCAATTATCACATTGTAGTTGTTGTTTGAAACATTCAGCAAAACTGCGGACAAATTATTTCCCGTGATACCAGCGACCGCCCATGCTGATAATGCTAGTCCGTGGATCTTAGAGATGTTCTCCATGCCGAACCGTGAATCCAGAAGGGCAGGGAGTGTAGAAAATCCTCCGCCATATCCAAGATTTATCATCATAAGCATAGCCACTATAATAGCTCCACTTTTAATAACGAGTGACATACCGCACATAGCTATGCAAGAAACGAATATAATGATGTAAACATAGCTTCTATCTTTAGTCTTATCAGAGATAGTGGAATAGCCAATGCGGCCTAGAGCGTTGCATATTGCTGTGATAGAGGGAACAATACTTATAATAGTAGCTAACCCGGCAAATGTAGCAAAAGTATTCGTGAGGAACTGTTTCTCATAGGAAATGAGCATCAAGCCACAATGAATGTTAAGATAGAACATGATCCAGATACCGGCAAATGTTCTGTCCTTGAACATTGTCATTACCTTGAAATTGCTGTGCTTGCTGTCCTGTTCGACCCATCCTTCAGGCTTCTTTAGCAAGATATGTCCTGCAAGCATCATGATAAAATATGCACATCCAAGAATACTGAACATAGCAGATACACCATATTTTGTCTGCAAAGCCTCCATGATAGGTGTAGCGATAGCCTTGGCAAGTCCGAACCCCATGATAGAGATACCAGTAGCCAGTCCTTTATTATCCTTGAACCACAGCATAAGTGTCTTTACTGGTGTCAGGTATCCAACGCCAAGTCCGATGCCCATGATGCATCCATAGAATAGATATATCAAGATAAGTGCTGGAACACCGCTGAAAAACTTGATAGCAATTCCAGTTCCTTGCATACCTACAGTGAAGCATATTGCGGATATCAATGATGATCTTCTAATGTTCATCTCTACGACCTTACCAGCAAACGCAGCAGACATTCCGAGGAAGAATATAGCAATACTAAAAGCCCACCCTACAGAGAATGTACTCATACCGATAGTATCTGCGATAGTCTGCTTGAATGTAGACCAGCAATACACTGTTCCAATGGAGCAGTGTATCAATAGTGCTGGGATAGCGGCTCGAATCCACTTGTTATTCATATGTTATCACTCCTATGTGTTACAAAGATTCTATTCCCGATACTGAAAACTTACATACGGGTCACTTGATGTTAATGCGGCAAGTTTCAACCGTGATGCACACCTCTTGTCCACCTCTCAAATTGGTCAAGCGTTGCTCCATAGTCTGAACTAGCAAACCGTTCTTTTCCATCCTCGTAAATTCGATACACATATACATCGTTATACATTCTGCCATTATATATAAATTGGCCGCCTGTAGTGTACAGCGAAAAATGTCTGCGTCTCTGTAACTCATTCCAAATTCCGCTGCGTTCGGTGGTCGCTCTTGCGTAAATCTCAAACTCTGTAATTTTTCTCATAGTCTCATCTCCGTGTCATCATGATATCTCAATAGGGGTTGTTTACAAACGCATTTCATTTTGATCCGCTTCGTTTTGATAAGCCCCACGCTTATTCAGCTCATCAAGGATGTATGCTTTGACTTCTGTAGGATAATCAAATTCCAAGATTCGCTTTAAGATTCCGACAGATGCATCTTCTAACGCAATTTTTGGGATTTTGTTGACAGTAAAACCTAATCGATTATATTGATAAAATAGCATGAACGTATAAGAAATAGGGCAAATTACAAATCGTTTGAGACTTCCAGCGCACATTCCGAAGAATTTACACCCGTTACACACTGTTTTTGCTTCATATGGCATATTTACCATAACAAAATTGATCGGTTTGTATGATTGTTTCATAGTCTCATCTCCGTGTCATTGCGATATGTTTCTCGATTATTTAGTTCATCAAGTATCACTGCATGTATTTCAGTAGGAAGCGCATAGTCAATAAGAATGTGGAGAATATAAGTTGATGCACCTCGTATATTTCTAATGATGACTTCCGTAGTAAAATACTCATCGTTCTGCATCCAGAGTCGAATCTGCATAAGAATTGGACAAATAACGATGTTATGCTCCTGATGGCCACATATCAGGTAATTGATACATCCATCACATGCTTTTTCACAATTAAAGATATACGGATATTTATCATGATTCATAGCAGTGTACCTGTACCAGATTCTTTCCTGTGTACTATCTCTTTTTCTATATCCACAAGTAATGCTGTCCATACTTCTGCATCCTGCTTCATCCCAAGGAAGTTCATCGCTGCCTGTTCTTTGATATCCTTCTCCATCACCCATAACGTTCTATCTGATAGATATGGGAGCAGCGGTCTGATATAGTTAGCAGTATCTTCAACGACATACGACATACGCCCAAGAGCGTATCGAAGTGCTGAATTGAGCATCTCGCCGAAACGATCATCGGATGGATCGATTATTTTCTTTTTCATACTTCGTCATCTCCTCCCAATGCCTTTTCAATGCAATAATCCATGTGCTCCTCGCACATCTCAATAACATCTCTAGCTACTGTGTATGCGTGGGCTTTACCACGGTAGTATTGGTATTCTTCTTCTTTTCCAGATCGTTTAGACTGCTCTGAAAGATTCAATTTTTCTTCGATGCGTCTATCAAAGTATGCGATAAGAAACTCTGCACTAATGTAAATCTTATTCATCGTGAGTGTCCCTTAGTCTGTCCGATCGTTTCCAATGATCACAATAGCAGCTCATACATTGGATATATCCGATGTAGTGATTATCAAGCGCACAGTAGCACTCTGTCCGCGCCAGTGAACCCGTGACCGGGAGACGAATGTTGTGGACGCAGGAACAGCAAACTACTTCGGAATCCTCATCCTCTTGATATTTGATGTTTGGAACAATTATCGTTTCATCATCGTTCTTTAACTTCGTAGTAATCACATCCTTCCGCATTCATATCTTTGTCAATAGTACACATCCACCCGAAAAACCTTCTGTATTCATCCTTTATCTCTCTACCATGGTGACATTTAGCGCAGCGCGATGCGATGTTTCTCTTTTCCAACGGGACATGTGAAAGTGGTCTGTTACCATGTTGTATACCGCCTTTAGTCATAACTATCTTTGTCATTGTCATCATTCCCACACTATCTCTGGATTCATGCGGATATGTGCTGTTTTGCTCCAGTCGAAAAACGTACCACATCTATCACATGCAATGTCTCCTTTGTTAATTGGCTTTCCACATTTAGAGCATGAATAATCCACCACCCATTTTGCATCCCGTCCATCATTACCACTTGAATAGCGCATACCCGCTTTAGGCTTTTCTTTGTTAATTGATATTGACATCGTTCTCACACCCTTTCATCATAGTTCTTCTAAAGGAATTATTGGTAATCCACGCTTTCTTGCGCTATAATCAGGTTTCATTTAATTCATCCTTACTTGGCAATGGCATCCAGCGGGTGACACTGCTGTTACAGCATCGTAGAACCCCATCAAAACATTTTGAATAGAACTCACCATTTCCGTATGGGAGAATCTTAAATTCACCATTGCTTACACACAAATAATACCCGTCCTTATCCGGCATCCTCTCACTGCGCGGAATCAACCGTGTTGTCTCTTTAAGCTGCTTGTAGTCCTCCAGCCAGTGAAGAAGTTGTTTTGCATCTTCATCGTCAAATTCCAGCGTTGCCAGTTGGCTTTTGTTTACGATATAGTCGAGGTCTGAAATCAGTTCATTTAGCGTCATTATTTTCACCTCTTTCAATATTCTGAATGTATTCTTGCACTTTTTGTGTTATACTGTCTCCCCAGTTGATGTTATACTTTACTTCACACTCGTGGCATATTTGCTTGTATGTAGATATGTGCTGTCCACAAATCATGCAATAATTATCTTGTTCATTAGCATCACCATCCAGCAGTTTCATAGCTTCATCGTAGTATCTCCATTTGCAATATTTATGCTTGGCATTTGAGAGCGGACAGTTAAAGCAATTATCAAATGGATTTGCTCTCAACATAGCAAAATCACATACACACACACTTTCTGTATATGGGATAAGGTTATCAGAAATAAAATCAAAACTTTCCAAAGCCAACCTCAGCAGCCGTTTTAGTTCATAATTCTCCGTGTTTGCTGTTCTCAGCCTGTTGTCAAGCTCGATGTAATCATCTTTGAGCTGATTGTAATCCTCCAGCCATTCGAGCAGTTGTTCGTGTTCCACCTTGCACTCTTCGCATCCCCACTCATGCGCGGGGTCTGCGAACGTTTCTTTTAGGTGTAGGATAGCCTCATCAAGCGTCATTTTCATTCTGTACCTCCTCCTCGATGTAAAGGATCTCATTTGCGTTTATATATGCCGCCTCACCACTTTTCATTAACAGAATAATGAGCTGGCTATTGAGCGCCGATATTCTCGTTTCTTCAACGTCTGTGAATTTCGTAAAATTGACCCTATCAGATTTCCACCATACTGTAACTTTCATTCGGTTTCCTCTCTCCCCATCTTGCCGATATGTCAGCGATGTGTCACCAGTCAAAAAAGGAATACAAAAAGTCAAAAATGCGAATGCACGCCGATATCAAGCAGCCGTATTTTCTAACATTTTTTGTGTTCTTGCTTTCGCAGTATGCACATTTATACTCAATTTCCATTTCAAGTTCTTCTAATTTGAGATGCTTAAACGGATTATAATAACGTACACAACTTTTGCTTTCGACGGTGTAATCTTCCTCGTCAAGCAGCATCAAGCATCCACACTCTGGACACCTTACCTTTTGCCTTTTCTTTTCGTAAGTCCTGTCTGTTCGCCCGTATTTCAAAATTATCATTTTTGATACCTCAATAGGTCAGCAATGTGTTAGTCGTCGAACTTCACGCCAAACAATCTCGCTTGCGCTTTTATGCGTTCTTCCTTTTCTTGTCGCTGCTTTCTGGTTTCGATACTTCCACACAGTGACATAATGCCAAAACCTACCGGAAACATCACAGTGACGATATTCGCGTACCTTTGCAAGATTATCGAGACAATTGTACGACCGACTCCGACAATGATGCCAAAAATGCCAAGTGTAAACTGTGCCTTATTAACTATCCGCATTTGCATCACCACCCATCTTTCTGCTACAATACGGACAATACTCATAATGCATATACGGCGGAAATGTATTGGCCTGTTCTGACAATCTTCCGCAAAAAGAGCACTTTGCAGTTACAATGCTGATTTCAAACTCCTCACCGCTGTCCTTATCTCTCGCTTCCCATACCGTTTCATCGGTATTTGTCCAGTGTGCTTTATCTTTCATCGGCTTCACCCTCCATCGTTCACGCCCTCCCGTCTCGGTTTGTATTCACTAGTGTGCGTCGTTACATCGAAAAATGTGCCGTATTCGCAATGATGCACGCGGAGAAGTTCATCGTTTGACAAAAAGTCTATTTCTGTATCGTCATAGGATGAGGCGCACATTTTGTCAATTGCATATTTGTCAAGCAGTTTCCCAAATTCATCTAGGAACGCTTTTTGATTTTCATTCATTGTTCTCCGCCTCCATCTTTGCACCGCATTTTGGACAATATGGCATCTGTATGCATATCTTCTTCAGTAAATCATCGTCATCCAAGATTATAATCGGTAAACATGTAATGCTTGCATTTCCACACTCTGAACATATAACGGATATTACGTTTCTCGCTGGATCTCTCCAACATTCAGACCAATGCCCACGCTTCAACGGATGTGCGTCAACAGTCGGCATACTGTCAATAATCTTGATAGCATCCAAAAGCGCGTCATTTCTGATTATGTCAGCATCAGAACCAACAAGTGCTTCAATTGCAAAACCAATCTTTTCTTTTGCAGCATTCGCATCAATCAGTCGCACATCATCCGCCATTGTTATACCCCTCCACATTATTCTTCCTTCTACCCGGCCATCCTTTATGGTGTTCTCCCCATTGCTGTTCGCTTGTCAGCGTTTTGTGACATGCTTCGCAAACAAGAAGAACATTCTCTTTTGTGGTTTCCCCACCAAAAGCAATTGGTGTTATATGGTGTAGTTCTAGATATTTTCCTATTACACCACATTTTTCACATTTACATCCTCGCTCTGCAATGATCTCAAACTTAAAATCCTTGGATTCCATTCTGGCTTTGTTTTGAAATCTATCCTTTTTTCTTATGTTATAATAGTCAGGATAAAAATCTCTTACAATAATCTGAACCATGCGAACCGAAATCGGCTTGCCTCTGGATGAATAGTACCTCATCGAATCAGCGACTTGCTTACAACTCATTTCATGAACAAAAACATCTTGCAAAATCCACTTGTTTCTCGTTTCTGGCATTTTTTGAATCCGTTTCACAAGTTCTAGTTTTACGATTTGCGGAATACGAATTGTTGTGTTCCCCATCTCGACTTTTCACCGTCCTCTATTGCAGGTCTGACAATCTGTACCGATACACACTGTCCATCAGCATAGCAAATTTTACTGACAATAGGATCTGAATATAGTTTGTGATTACAATTTATTTTACAAGCATCACATAATCGCGGATCTTTTTAATCATTTGCATCACCGCCGCATCTTTGCACCGCAGCATGCGCAGTAATTATCATCATCCCACTTCGGCTCATACCCGCAATATGAGCAGTTAAGCTCACCGCTTACATTCCGTTTCCAATATCCATACTTCATAGGTCGCCAGTCCTTGACGTTCTCAGCTTGCTGTCGGAGCGTTTCTTCTGCAATATCGTAGTTATGCTCACACATCCTCACATACTCGATAAGCATTTTCTTCGTCATTCTGTTAAGAGTAGCATCACTGAGTCTGTTCATCTTCGTCAGCCTCCATTTCCTCCTCATACATCTTTGCGCCGCAGCATGGACAAAATATTGTTGGGAATACACCCTCATAACGCGACCCACAAATTGAGCAGTAGTCATCACCATTCTCTATCAGTTGCATCCACCGTCCGTGTTTCACTGGCTTTGCGTCAATCTTTTTCGCGTCCAGTACAATGCTATATAGCTCGTCCACAAGTTTCTTGACTTTATCCGGATTTGCCTTTTCATACCATTTAAGGCTATCCGGCTCCGGCAGTATTTCAAGCATCTTGTATTGCAATTCTGACCTGTCAATTAGATCCATTGTTATACGCCTCCATCAAAATCTCAGAACGTTCGTGAATTCAGCTCCGCACTCCTGGCAAAAATGTGGATGTGGACGATTACCAGAAACAAAGTCATTTCTGCATGCGTCGCAAAAGAACACTCTTACTGGATCCTTGCCACTATATCAACCATGATCGCTGATTTCCGCTGTACCGTTGCAAACTTCTCGGTCAATTTCCTTCTTTGCCATCGTAGCGACAAGGATCGCTTCGCAGGCCGCTTTCACAGCATGCTCGTAGACATGATGAATGCATTCTTCTGAATATTCAGGATAATTCTTTCTGATCCCGTACCACATGGCACCAATCACCTTATCAGTAAGATTTACTTCCTCTCTCAATTTCTGCAACTCATCTAGCATGACAGCATACTTCTCGTACCAGCTATGATGCAGACCGAATCTTTCAGTTGCTGCTGCAAGTTCCTTGTCAACGAGCTTTTCAACTTCTTCGTGTACTACGTTCATTCTGATTATCCTCCCATTCCGACATTCTTTGCAATGTTCTTCATGACATTCTCCGCCTAACAAGTATCCTTACATAAGGGTCGTTCTTACCATGCAACTTCAATTGAGTCCCACTGGATAGTGAAGTATACAGGAAATGTGGGTTTATATCTATCACTTCAAATTGTTCTGGATCATATACATCAAAGAACGTGATCGGTACACCCATTACACCATAGTAATCATCTGGTATCTCAAAAATAGACGAAACTTCGATAGCATCATAGTTTGTGTACTTTGAATAATCCGATTCTGTATACTTATGTGTGAAATTGTACCTAGCATGCCTTTTAGGTATATCAAGATTTGTAAACCAGCAAGCCATTACTCTTTTACATGGAACTCCATCTACGATGCGCTCATATTGAGTAGCCGATGGAACTTTGAACCACATGTCAGAGTTCATAGATCGGTTTCCGGTCCATATCTTATTGTCCTTGAAGAATGGGAACAGTTCCTTGTACCCAGGGCATATCTTCGGTCCTACAATGATGAATTTCTTTTCATGCTTTATCAGCATAGAGATGAAATCTGTCAGCTTCGTAAAAGGTGGATTTGTGACTATAATATCTGCTCGTTGCAGCAGTTCAAGGCACTCCTTCGAGTCATATGACCCACTTCCATTTAGACCATGCTGTATAAGGCCATCAGATGCACCATCAAATGAATAATAATATGACTTCTTATTCGAGCTAGAGAATAATGATTTCCTATTATCATCTTCTCCATTCCAGCATGAGCATAGTAATTCCTTTATAGCAAGTCGCTTGAAATTGAACATGAAGTATTTCACAAACTCACTCTCAGGAGTGTCACAATTGCAATAGACCACTTTATCTTTGAAGTGATCCTGATAGTTCACTAACTCTGTCTCTATATCCGATCTTAACGTGTAGTATTCATCATTCTTTATTCTTCGTGCTCTAAGCAATGTGTAGTTCAAGACAGCATCACCACCTACACTATATAACGAGTGTAGAAAAAAAAGAATTACATCACCCATATTTCAGGGTGATGTAATATGTAGCATAGATGCTAGTATTGTTTCATTTTTGCTATCTGTTGCTTCATGATAATCGATTTTGTCCCAGAACACTTTCCTTGGTTTTCCTTTTGTGTACCTCTCAACCGTTACCAATGACTTTGAGTATATTGGATGTTCCAGCAAAAACCCTATAATAGTGGAGTACCAATTGAAACCATTTGATGTAATACGGAATGTGATCTCATCTGAGAAAGTGCCCCATGTCCTTACTTTGCACCAATGGTCATCATAGTAGTCCACTACTGCTTCTTTTGTAATATCATTAGGTTCTGCGTTATATGCCGTGACCAACTCTTTAGCACGATCATCTCCATATTCAGTCAATACATATAGAACACTCTCAAATTCAAAATCACGAGTAGGGTGGTTTAACACGTCTATCGTTGTACCATCACGACCAAGTAGCCAAGCACGGTTCATGTAACTTGAGTAGATACGCATAATAGCATCACCTCCATGAAGCAGCATAAATCACTTCTATCTACATTATAACATGATTACTTGCAGACGTCAAGATAGAGGATCACTTATTATTTGTTCCAAGTACGCTGCGTTCGATTCTATCTTCAACCCGTCTGTTGAGCCACATGAGAGCTTCTTCGATATGTGTCAGAGCACATGCGTTCTCTCTACTCGAAAACTCACCGGACTGGAAGCCGCGCAGCCGATCACGAACGATCTCAAGAAGATCAGTATCGATGACACCAGCAACACTACCTTCGATGTTTCTTGGTCCATCTTGGAACTGAATAGTAGCTAAAGTATCATTAAAAGTATCATTATCTGGCGAGTTGCTCGTGATCACATACTGATGATTTGCATTACCGTTTCCACGCCCATCAATAGCAAACACAATATTCAGCTTCTCGCGCTTCTGAATAGTAGACAGTTCTCTCATGATAACATCCCCTTGATTGTTTTTTACAGTGCAATTTTAAGCACAAAAATGGAGCAGGTGACGGGAATCGAACCCACATCGTCTGCTTGGAAGGCAGAAATACTGACCATTGTACGACACCTGCATTTGGTGGACGCACCCGTGAACGTCCACCATATGAGAAAAATGGAGGTAAAGAGCCTGCTAGATCAGGCAATATGATAATTTCTATAAGTAATGACGGTTCCTGTCCACGACTATTGCCGCAGACAGGCTTTTTCATTATCCGTTGGGGTCTCCGTCCACCGCCAACATATAGAGCTAGTAGTCGGACTCGAACCGACGACCTGCGCATTACAAGTGCGCTGCTCTACCAACTGAGCCATACTAGCATTTGTCGTGTGTTTGTAGGCTTTGCCACTAGCTTGCTGATTGTTATACATTTTATCAAACATGCGCTGGCTGTTCATCAAACTCCATTTGACCACTGCCTGACCAGGCTTCCCCAATCACTACGTTGGCACCAATGCATTATTATTGGTGGATGAGATAGGAGTCGAACCTATGGTGTATCAAAGTCACGGATTTACAGTCCGCTGCAATCGCCACTATGCATACTCATCCATTTGTGCGGATACACAACCATAAATGCCTATAAAGCTGCACAAGGCACTGTGTCGTATGTATTATGCATCCGCACATTTCAAGGAAGTATAAGGTACTTCACAGGGCTTCCGCTTTCCCTCAACCTCTGACTTTTACTGAGAAATACTCAGTCATAACCATATGCTGAGAAATTACTCAGTCCTAACCCTATGCTCAGTTTCTCCTAACTGTGTCAGTTAATTCCTTCCGAGTCCAACGGAAGACCATGTCTAGAAAGCTAACTTAAAGGAGAAATAACTTTCATCATAAACATGGCATGCGATCAATTCAGGTTATATACTTATTCTTTTATTGGCTCTCTGTACTGGACTCGAACCAGTGACATCGTGATTAACAGTCACGCGCTCTACCGACTGAGCTAACAGAGAATACATGTTGAGTGGGTTCATGCTTTGCAGATGTATTTTTTATGAACTACAGGAGATCATTTTCGCGACAACGTGCTTTACCCAGGAACATCTACAAGCACAGGATAGACCAATGTACCACTCACTACCCTTAAAAGGAGTCCTGGTATCGCGATGCCCTATGGACAACGGGTGGATATACAAACAAACCACCCAATGACCCCAACGGGACTCGAACCCGTGTTACCGCCGTGAAAGGGCAGTGTCTTAGCCGCTTGACCATGGGGCCGTTTAATGAGACGATACCACCGCTCCACCTGAGAAGATCATTCCCTGTCTTTTTACGGACAGCTCAGGCCCTACGGATTTATCCGCTTCAGCAAGTTTTTAAGGCTAACTTACAAGCCATAAATAAATGGGACGTTACCACCGCCCAACCTGAGAAAGTCACCCCAACCTTGTATACAGGTTGCCCAGGACCTACGGTTTTATCCGCTTCATCAAGTTTTGCCACACTTGCAAAGGAGCGACCTCACTACACGAGGCCGATTGGCGCAGAGAGTGGGATTTGAACCCACGGGGCTTGTGACCACAACTGTTTTCAAGACAGTGCCGTTATGACCGCTTCGGTATCTCTGCGTATGGTTGGCGTTTAAGTCCGTCGCGCTACACATTAGGCTTTTTATTTAAGTGAGAGCTACATTTGTTCATAAACTCACTTATGGTCGGGATGACAGGACTCGAACCTGCGGCATCCTGCTCCCAAAGCAGGCACTCTACCAAACTGAGCTACATCCCGATATGTTGACACCTCACCCCTCCAGCCTAGTGTCTTTGCGGACTTCCATATTGTGGACCGCGGCTCCTACAGTTCATTACCCAAGGGCATTTCAGCCACAAGATAAAACGGCACTTCACTGTCAAGTATACCGTTTCGCCACATCGATTTTCAGTGACCCTTGGCAAGAGGTAGCACCTACACCATACCCTTTTTAGCTGACTTTGTTTGCCAGGAACCTATTTCTAGGGAGTAGGTATGGTTCTCTCATTGTTGACCATAACCGCGTGACATCCTTCCCCACCTATAGAGGTGAGAGCTTCCTCCGAGATCAAACTCGGCAGTCGGTTCTCGTTTAACCAGTCTTAGACTCTGTGATTTGGCAGAGATGCTGTAGTTGTTCGAGCTATCCCCGTGTGTCCCACGGTTCTTGATAATGTTTGATAAATCGTAACTGGTTTGGTCACACAAGGAAAACACACAGCACCGTAATACTGTGTTACAAAAGACAGTATCTCACGAACATTGCAGAACGCAGCCATTTGCGCTGCTTTGCTCGCCTGATCAAAGACTTATCTTTTGTACTTACTCTGCACGATCAGTAATGCAAAGCGGGATTTACTGATTTTTGAAACCTACAGTTTGCGGTTTGCAGAATGCTGGGCTCGAACCAGCGTCTTCCACCTTTAGGTGCTCTCCCTCTTGAGCTAATTCTGCATCTATTGTGTTTGTCTTTCCAAACTGTCAGCATAGTGTATATAAGGTTATTGGTGTCCGTGGTGGGATTTGAACCCACAAATTATGGATTTTAGGTCCACTGCATGTGCCAGCTCTGCTACACGGACATTTGCATCAGTACGACCAATGTGTTCCATGGGGTAAACGGAAAAGCTGATCTGATCTTGTATCGCGCTGATGCATTGGTGGGTGTATCGGGACTCGAACCCGAGACCCCCTGATTAAAAGTCAGGTGCTCTAGCCGACTGAGCTACACACCCTTATGGTGCCGATGAAGGGACTCGAACCCATACGCAAAGCATCTGCTCCTAAAACAGACGTGTCTACCAATTCCACCACATCGGCGAATTGCCCTTGTTGGACTCGAACCAACGTACTGACGGAACCAAAATCCGTTGCCTTACCCACTTGGCGAAAGGGCATCATATTGGTGTCGATGGTGGGAGTCGAACCCACACGCCAGAGGCATTTGATTTTGAGTCAAACAAGTCTACCAATTCCATCACATCGACATTCGTTCTCTCGTCCGCCAACGAGAGAACATCTTACATGATTACAGAAAGGAATGAAGAACATCATGTAAGAGAGTGGTACTCCCCAAGGGGCTCGAACCCTCGACCCACTGGATATAAGCCAGGCGCTCTAACCAACTGAGCTAAGGGAGCATATTTGATAAAAGACTGCTAGTGGAACATATAGGACTCGAACCTATGACCAACCGGTTATGAGCCGGGAGCTCTGACCAACTGAGCTAATGTTCCATAGTGAACTATATTAAGCAAGATTGACGCACTTGCCGTTTTGATGTTATCTCTGCGCGTTACATATACTATAACGAGTGTGAAGTTTTCAGTTTTCTGTTTTTACTCTGGCGGTCACACGTTTTCTATCTGTGCGGCCATTATCAGCACTCAGGTCAAGATCACTGATGCCAATGCGGATAAGAGTAGCGATGATCTCATCTGCTTTATCCCTATCGTTTTCGGTGAGAGCATGGAACTGTTCAACGAGATTCTTTACATACTCTGCTTTAACAACGGCCTGTACAGAGCACTTTGCTTCACGAACCTTTGCCTGCTCTTCACTTGCATACGTTCTACCAGTGATATTTGAGTAGAATACCTTTTTCTCTTCAATCATTGTATCATCTCCGTAATATATAACGAGTGTTGTGTTTCAAAAATCTGTTCCATCAGGTCTGCCGCGTTTAGAACGTCTTCGTGTTGTGTTTCTTGTCTTACCGATCTTGTCTCGTAGTGCGGCTTCAGCAGAAGCTATCATCGCATCGAGATCTTTTTGTGGTCGTTCTGGTGTAGCTTTACCTCTTGCATCAAGGTCATATTTATCGCCGTTCTTGAATACATGTACAGTGATAGTATCTCCAACAGAGATAAAACTATTTATGTCAGAGATAAACTGCCTAGACAGCTTTGAGATGTGAATGAATCCTGTAGTGTCCGGATCATGCACAAATTCTACGATCACACCCTTGTTCAATACCTTTGCCACTCTGACGTCGTATTCTTTTCCGAGTTCAAGCTGTTCTATGCTCATACATTGTCTCCGTTTCTATGATATAAGGTTTGAATTTTTCAGAAGTACATGGTTTGACACCAGCAATGATGACTTGCGTATCAGTGATCTCACATAGGGTATCAAAGCACTTTGCAGCTCTATCTTCATCCAGATGGTCTAAAAAGTCATCTACGAGAAGAACAGGGATGCTATTTCTCTTAGAGATGTTGAGTAGAACTGCTAGGATAACAAGGCATTTCTCGCCGCTCGATAGCAGTTCATATGGAACATAGGTATCCTTTGTTTTTAGTCCAAAGCTGAATGAGTTTGCTTTGGATGATAGGTTAAACTGCAACGACCGAGATGCATCTCCAAAGAACTTTACGACATGCCCTGAACATGCTTGTGCAAATGATCTGAATGAACGATTCATTAGCTCTTGCTGTAGCCCGTTTACATCTGTTCGCCTGATAAGTCTCTTCACTATATCAAGGTTCTGCTCTGCCTTGAGCTTTTCTACTGTGAGATCGGCCGATAGTTCCTCGTATTTTTGATTTGCCAAGTACCGACCTATCATATCTTGCACATCATTGAGTTTAGCCTCTGTATCAGCTATCCAGGCTTTTATAGTAGAGATGTCCTCATTTACATCTTTGAGTGTACTCTTCATGTAATTAAGATGGTCGTAGCAATATCGAATCGACTGAATCTGCGTATCAAGGGCTTTTGCACGTTGAAGAATACCATCACGGAGTGTTTTTAGCGACAGCGCATTATCTTCAATACGGAACAGCTCTTTTTGGATCTCTGATAGTTCCTCGTCATTTCTTCTGGCCGCATCTACAGCAGTTTGACATACTTCATTTGTGTAAGGACACACTCCAGCATCTGTATGTTTCAATGATGCAGCTTTGATATTTAGCTCATGCTTTGAATCTTCAAGCGCCTTGATCTGAGCTTCAATATCAGATAGCCTAGTATCGTAAGAACTGCGTTCATCCACGATGGTATTGTAGTATTCAAACTGCTCTAGGGTACATGTGACATCAATGAGCTTCTTTAGTTTATTGATCTCATCAAGAGCCTTTTCATTTGCCAGACACGCTTCTCTCTTAGCTATGAGGGCCTTTATATCATCGAGTAGGAGCTTTTTTCGCTTCTGAAGAGCATCAATATCTAGGCTCATATCCACATCGTCATAGTATACTAGACTTTGTAGCGTGCTTTGAAGTCTTGCGATGTCCGCTTTGAGGATGCTTTGCTTTTCCTTCATCGCTGCATTGAACGATCGAACACACTCCACACCAGAGCATCCAGATCTGATCGCATCATCAAGAATCTCGTTCATAAATACTGGATCATAGTCCTTGAAAACTACATTTCCAATGACATAGTTCCAATCGACCAGACTATCTGTCTTCGGTAAGAACGACACGAACCAGTCTTTAAGTTTGTTTGCGCTAAGGTCAAGAAGTGCATTGATATCGAGCAATGGAATAGACAGATTCTTCGATATGTCGTTTAGACTATCGCTGATATCCTCAGTATACTGAATATCTGTACCATTCTTGATCCATTCTCTGTATACATATGAATTATCCTCAAACGTGATTTTTACGCACAGCTTGTCACTATTCGCATGTGAGAAGATTGCCGTTTTCGTCTTTGCCGTTCCTGGGATGTATCCAAGAAGCCCTAACTGGATAGCTTGCAGTATCGTGGATTTACCAGACCCATTAGGTCCATATAGATACATGACATTATCCATATTTATGGTAACATGATTTATCTTATGCATACCAACAATCTCTATTGTTGTGAGTTTCAATGTAGCTCACCGCCTTTCAAGATATATAACGAGTAAGGCGATTTAGATTCTATCAATTTCCAAGATTTTTAGACCATCTGCTTGCTGGATAGGAATGTAATAGTCTTTGTCAGACCCCATCAAGATGAACGTAGTATTGCCGGATGTAGATGTGATCATCTCACCAAAGTATACCGCCTTATCCCCATTTTGGAGCTGCACAGTGACAGATTCGATATCATCATCAAAGCAGATGTCAGTGAACACAGTACGCCTAGGCAAAAAGACATCGCGATATTTTGATAGACTTACTTGAAGAGATCGGCGAATAGTATCTTCCTTCTTATCAAGTTTCTTGCTGTAATATCCGCCATTGAGTAAATAGTCTACATACTTGAGGGTATCTGCATCCATCTTGCTGATCTCGTCCCACATCTTATCGGCATACCACTGGCGGAGCATGTCGTCCTCATCAATAGCCAGAATATCCACAAGATCGAGTATACTCTCGCACCCATCTGCATTATAGCTGACCGTAGTGGTCATAAAGTCTCTATCTCTCTTGATTCGCAGCAGAGAGTAAACAGCATTGTATACGACCTTGTAGATGTACTGCGGAGTATATCGAGAGGGATACTTCTCCAAGATACTGGTGTTCTTCATGAGCGCCTTCATCGTTTCTGTGAGGGCATCCTCATGCATCACATACGAGCCAGTTGCAAACACTTTCATGCAGGCAAGCTGAATCTGATCATAGAAGTTTACATAAAGAGCGATAGAACGAACACTATCAGGCAACGTGATCCACGCATTATAAGTAATAGGGTAGACCACACCATAAGTTGCAAGCATCTCCTTAAATCTGGCTTTAGCCTCTTTGAACTGTCTCATATAGCATCTCCTTTCAAAACAAAAAGCCATCGGCAAGACAAGATGATATACATCACCCTATCTCACCGATGGCTTCAACAGATACTGGAACACCAACGGATCATCTAACACGGTCGCTACCATGGATCTACTGGTCACTGTTTCAGACCGACCATGAAGTTCACATGTCGTTCTTTGGGAAGTAGATCTTGATCTCATAGAATCTTCTTCCTTTGTGGATAAATAGAACATGTCTACATCGAGGACACGTCACTTTTGCATTCTTGTCATCATCAAGGTACGCTGCAAGTAATTGACCGCAGTTATTACAATACAGTTTTACCACATCCATAATGCCCCTCCTTTTTCCTTTGTGAGAATATATGTTCTGTTTACAGTTACTATTCTAGCATGGGTTTTAGAAAAAGTCAATAGTAAAATCAAGTAAGCCATAGATAGTCCCTAAAATGATACTATAATATAATACTGATCAAAATTCGGCATATCGCACAAATATTATAACGAAGTTTGTACAAAATGACATGCGGCACACCTAAGATACAGATGTGCCGCTTTTACTGTGTGCTATTATATGTGATTATTCATCGAGAAGGTCGTGGATAAATTTCCTTCCGGCCTGTGTCCAGTAAGTCGAGTTGTATGCACGCTTCTCACCGTCATCAGTCTGAGAGTACATAGTCTTTACGACAGTATATCCATTGCCCTGGTACTTGTGGGTAAGAACCCACATGCCGTTCTGACGATACTGTACACCGAGCTGCTTGAGCTTTGCATTGAGCCACTGGCCTGAACGACCGAACTCGGATGCGATGCTGGTAACAGAGATAGCATCCTTAGCATCCAGAACATTGTCATAGTAGTCCGCCTTTGGGGACATCTCAGTCACCTGATCTTCGAGCTGCTGGTTCTTCTCTTTGAGAGAGCGGAGCTCTTCCAAGATGCTCGAGATCACACCTACGTCACCGATGATCTCATCTACACTGTACCGAGGCGCAGTATCGCTATCCACCTTTGCTGCGTTCTGCTCTCTGAATCGATGCACCCATCTATGTACAGTGGAAATCGGGATGTTATACTTCCTAGAAACCTGATACATAGATGCACCATTGTTGACGTCAGCGACTACATCATCCTTAAACTTGTCCTCGTAAATGATCATAATAATTTTTCCTTTCTGTAATTGATGTGTTTTGATTTGATACGCATTGGACTTCTTGTGAAGTCTCTGCAATCTATAACGAGTGACCATGTGCAAGTTTATGAATCACCAAATAAGAAGTGATTATAAATATCTATTGCAAACTAAATATATCATAAAACCTAGATTTGAAAATGTCGTTTTTCGACATTTTGGGGTTTTGAGCCAATTTGAAAATGTCGTTTTTCGACATTTTAAAGGATATAAATAACCCTGCTGAACCGATTTTTGAAATCTGAAAATGTCGTTTTTCGACATTTTCAAAAATGCAAATCGGCTCCAAAATGTCGTTTTTCGACATTTTCAAAATTTATACATTATATTTAAAGAAATATAAAGAAAATATAAAGAAATATAAAGAAAGAATTTTAAAGAAATTTAAAGAAATTTTAGGCGGGTCATTTTTTTTGATTCTAGTAAACTCGTTATAGTAATTCAGGAATTGATCATTGTTGCTGGTGGTGATCTGATGCGTAATCAAAGCGCTCTGTCAAATATACAAAAAGTAGAATTGTTCGTAAACGGACTAATAAGTAAGGATCGCGGCCCGTATAAAAACTCGATCGCGACCCTTGATGAAATTGAGGCATCGTGCAGGAGGATCTTGAATGACATAACAAAGTTCCGAGAATCAAAAATCGAAACCTTGAATACAGATGCAAATGAAAACGACAGCAAGTGCATCTCTGAATCCAGACTGATCGTGAGTGGGTATGCCAAAGCATTGAGGTACTTATCAGAGCAGGATGGATTTACTCCTACGGTATCTGATTTCACAAAATGCTTGTGGCGATGGTATGAAGCGAGGATACTGAACAACCAAAAATACAAAAAATTCAGCAAGTCATTTATGTACAAGCCTGGTAATATCAGAACATGGATCTATGCACTCGTTATATACTACGGATGGTGCTGTGAGCAGGGATGTACTCATGTGTTCCATGATATGATGGATAAGTTTATCTCTGATTTAGGAAGTGACGAGAAAACGACCTGTTTTTATCCGCTCCCATACATCCCATCTCAGATATATCGACATCAGGGTAATCAATATGCAAATCTGACCGCTGTTTACTTGTGGGAGGTCATTTATGATAATGGTCTTGATACGATGTCTGATCCAGACTTGTATAAAAAAGCGTCCGTTGGAGCTTCGAGCGTATCAAGCCTAGTTGACAGCATGTCTCCTGGCATCCTCGATGAGTATGATAGAAATTCTTCTATGTTGTAGGTGGTAAACTCCGATGAAATTGACAAGTATTCCAGAGAAACTGCCTTATCAAAGGCGAGAAAAATCTACATTATCGCTGCTTCATGGGTCTATCATAGACTATGCCATCAATCATAGCGATGGGACGAACAGTTTCAAGCGGCAGATCATAAAAGCGATAAATACAGCATCATATCTGGTATTGACTGGATCCACTATACCAAAGACAAATGTCGCTGGGTATATTATTGCACAATCCAGTGGTTTGATGGATGATGAGATTCGTGACAATATTGGAGCTTTGTATATTGATCTTCGTAACATTGAGTGGGACATCGCGGATGTGTGTGCTCCAGCAGTTAAATCTGAACCTATTCCTGTTAAGGATGTGGTCGAAAAAGCATCCATCATGCAGACTTCATCTTCAACAAGTGTTGATCCAACACCAAAAGAAGCACTTTATGTGAAGAACCCAGCGATCCCTCAGCTAGATACGAAGGACTGTTGGCTTAATGTTTCAAACGGCCAGTTTTCGTACATGATACCAAAAACTCTTCCCATTGTTCCATTAACTCAGTCGGATATCTCTGTTACAACCGATGTGAGTTTGATGCTGGATAAAGACCTTGCTAACCTGTATCCGAACACTCTGATCAGAACTAGAAATTCAGCAATGTATGAACAGATCGATGGTATCCCATACGATGAAGATCTTGGGTCTATCATCCCAATCGATGGGTTTAGTGTAGCTGAAGTGAGGGATAACATCATCAAGTATCCTCATATCTTCCAAATCAAAAAAGTGATAGATGGTAGCATCAAGGGTTTTTACTCCACTATTGAGATCAATGAGGTATTGTACGATATTCTTGAAGTGTGGGACAGTTTACCAGAGAGTAAGGTCATTCCGAAGAAAACTGAGTGGATCAAAGAGTATATCGTTCGGCGGTATCTTCTTGAACGCGATGTAAATGGTATAGAGCATAAATTCCCTATGTTTGGTAGTTTAATGCCATTTCTCACATTGTTTGCACCATATCAGAAGTATGCATCATGGGGATATACAGATATGCAGTCTTTGGCGCGATCCTGTGTTGAATCTCGTGTAGAGTATAAGCGTTCGAGAAATCCAGTGATCCATGCATGGGACACTGGTACATACTGTAACCAGAATTTTTGTCCATTTGCTGGCCATTGTATTAAACCTGAGTGTACAACTGCGTGTCCTGACTATGGTGAGATCGCATATTTGCTTGAAAGGAATGAAATACCACCAAATAGCACTGTGTACAACAGAAGCCAAAAGGTGATAAACGATGCAAAACATGTGCTCAATCAGGCGAAGAATAAGCTCGTATACATCAGTTCTGCCCATGTTAAGGAGACAAGCGACCTATTGACATATTTAGCAATATGCGATAAATGGCAGGGGAGCTGTTTTCATTGCTGTGTATACCATCTTGATTTTTATAGATACCTTGAACGTGTGCAGCGTAGTTGGGGTTTGCAATCCCGGCCAGACAAGCTAGAGTATGAACAGATCTGGCTTGAAACCGCAGAATTGCTTGTTATCTCAAATTTCGATTTTATTCAGTTCAAGGATTTTCAAGCACAGACTATGCTGAATATTATAGGCAATCGATCTAATAGAGGGTATACAACGATCCTTGTAGGGCCAGATATTCGTGCATTAGTCGGAGCAAATAATAGCATGTTCTTCTCTAGGATGAAGGATATGATGGGGAAGGCGGTGATCAAGCCGTGACCATATCAATTGAACTGCAAGTGATCGCAAAACTCCTTGATAGCAAGACTTCCGCTGAGGAGATCAATAGACTACTAGAGTTTGACTCATCGTATTACTCTGTATTTCATGAGCACATCCAGTATATCATTGATCACTTCGAGAAATATGGTCATGTCCCTGACCCATTTACGTTCCTGTCCGAGTTCGAGGATGTAGAGCTGATCGAGGTCAATGAACCTCTTGATTATCTAACTGATGAACTAAAGAAGAACAAACAGCATATCCTACTCATCGACACATTTAACACGCTAAAAGACCTAGGTAGCTCTGATGTGTCCGATGCGTGGGAATACTTGACACTTCAATGTGAGAAAGCAAATAACTTAGAGACATCTGATCCTGTCGACCTTGTGCAGGATGGTGAAGAGCGTGCAAATACGATCATCGAGTTCAACCAAAAGCAGAGGATACCAACTGGGTTTGCCGAGATAGACAAAATAATGTATGGCGGCTTGTCCACGGTAGAAGAACTCCTTGTACTTGTAGCGCGGACTAATACAGGTAAGTCGTGGGTCGGAACTCGTATGATGGAGACAGCACAATCCAAAGGGTTCAATGTTTTGTACTATTCTCCTGAGATGCAGTCAGCTTTTCTTGGAACCAGATTTGATACATGGCGTACACACATCCCAAACTCTCAATTGCATCAAGGTAATTATAGCGAAGCCTACTACAAGTATCTAAAAGACTTGAAGACGATGCCAGGACATGCTTTTGTACTTGAGGATAAAGATGCGCCTGATAATGAAGTAACTGTACCATTTATTCGGACTCTTGTGAAGAAGCATGAGATCAAACTCGTTATCATAGATGGCTTATCCTACATGACCGATGCACGTGGTAAAAGAGGGGATACGGATTCCACCAAGTACAAGAATTTGTGTAGTGATCTGTTCCGCATGTCAAAGCAATGTAGCTGTGCAGTAGTTGTAATGATGCAAGCTAACAGAGAGAGCAGAGATAACAAGGACGAGAAGGGTGAGGTGTTCCCAAACATCTACAATATCGAGGGAAGTGACCATCCAGCTCGTATCGCTACCCAAGTATTTGCTATGCGTCAGTTGTTCGATAAGCATATTCTTGATATTCGCTTGGAGAAATCAAGAAGTGCAAATAATGTAAAGCCAACATTTAGCTATGCATGGGACATCAATACAGGCAATGTGTCATACGTTCCAGATCCATCTGCCAATATTGGCACTGGTTCTGTTACACCATCTGTTACACCACCTATCGTAAAATCGAATACGGATATAACAGACGACCTTAGCGGCTTGTATGATGACGATGATGATAGCAGCGAAGATGTAGATTTTTAAGGAGGATCTCATATGTTCTGGATCGGTTTGTTTGTAGGTTCGATCATCGGTGGTGGTGTAGGAGCATTTGCAATGTGCTTGGCAAACGCAGGGAAGGATGGTGATTGAGTTGGAGAATGAAGTATGGAAAGACATCACCATC